TCCACATGTTGAAAAAATAGAAAAGGCAGGTGAAGGTAAAGCACCACGTGCTAAAAAAACAGAAAAAAAGGGCGGATCCAGAAAATCTCATCGTTTCACTCGTCGCAAATCACGCAACTAAGCTCCAATAGCGTGACCACTTTCCAGCAGAATCTGGCCCTGCCAGAGAACGACCATCAATGCCATTATAATCAGCCTCTCCAATAATCTCTACATCACGATATAGAGAGCAGAAGGGCTCAATCAAATGACCACTCTTCAGATGTGAAGAAATCTTCTGTACATCTGAAGGGTTGAAGTTTTCCTGGACGGATGTGTCGCAGTCATGGCAACGGTGCCCACCACGGACAAGCGAGTGACCGCAGTTACGAGGTGTCACGGCAGTACACAGAGAACCCATAACACCTGACTTAATACCAGAAGTTACACGAACAATTAGACCCCTCTTACCATCAGGGATAAGGATTAGAGATCCGATAGGAATCTCAATACATGTGTTTGCATACTTTGTTCTACTACGAAAACCATCTGGATCTTGCTCATATTCAATAATATCTTGCTTTACATGACCCCAAGGGACGTGAATAGTGTTACCACGCAGCACTGTATCTAGAGGGTCCTTATTCTTCTTATTACAATTCTGGCGAATGTATGCAACTGTCTGCGTAGCAGTCTGAATATCAGAAGGGATATATTTACGCATCTTTTTGGTACACGAATATGGTACAGTATGGCACTCAATTTTTTCAAGTAGTGACCAAATTTTTCACCATCTGAACAACCGTAGAAATAGGAACTGAAATAGACAAGTCCGTAGAACCGAGCCTTGTAGATGCTCTAATATGACCATCTTCAATTCTAAAGGAGTTAGGCGTTACACCTAGACTATGTTGACCCTTGAACTTTTCCATATTCTGGGTTCTCATAGACAGATTACAAGTAGCACAGACGGGTCTCAGATTGTCCACCGTCGTCGGACCACCATCTGCTTCAGATATAACATGGCCACAATGAAAAGAATTCATCTTGATTTCATTTATTCCACAACACAGACATTTAGCCTTTGCAATGTCATCACCAATCCATCTTTGCCACGTGAGATCTTTTATGATTTTTGGGATTGTCTTCTTTCTTTGCGCAGGCATACTAGTATATAATACAATTTATAATTCTCCAAGCAAGGATATGCGAGAGATATCTTTATCCATGCGCTCTATGTAATTTTCAATACTATCCTTCATTTCAATAGTTGGTTTCTTTTCCTGAAGTTTCACTATTACATTTTCATGTATAGGATGTTTCTTCTGAATAGATTTCTTTTTTTCCCGAAGACTTGCTACCACTTTTTTCTCAAACTCCTCTTTCTCTAGTCGCCTCTTAACCTCAGCGTCAATACGTAGCCGTTCCTGTCGCTTTAATTCTAGTTTAGATAACTGATTAATCCGTGTGGTGGTTCTAATGTGATTAATTGCGCGATGTTTTATTCCTTTTATCTCACCTGTAGTCCACTTACCATAATTATCAGGATAAATAATGTCATCTATTTGTTTATCTATATCTGTATCTATGAACACATGTAAATACCTAGTACCCATCTTTAGATATAATTCTGTAGTTACTGCTTGACCAGTTGAAGGTTTATCTATGTATTCATGACTTATACCACTTTCTATGAGAAGTTCTAGAATAGTATTTACCTGATAGATATAATGCAAGGTCTGAACACGGCTTATAATATGGTCATATGAAGTTTTATTGGGGCCTTCTAGAACTGTTGATTTATTATAGATTCTATCTACGCAATCAATATCATCTTGAGATTGTATTTTAGACTTGATAACTCTAAGACACTTTGTGAAGGCCTCATACAAATCAGTTAACATAAATGCTGAGATCGAAATTTTTATAGTTGATATACCTGGACAATCTGTTAAATATGTATAGAAATCGGTAATTTTTGCCTTTTCTAGTTGAAAGACTGGAGGATATTTATCAAGGGTTGACTGAATATCATCCTTAATATAAGGTAAGGCGAGAAGAATATCTTTCAGATATTTATTCTTGGCTTCTATTTTCTCTTCAAATTCCTTCATCTCAATCTTATGAAAATGGTCTATCTTATCTTTCGCATACTTATCAATTCTTTCATTTTCACGACGACCATCTTCAATGTTTGCAGATGTATATCCCCATCCTCCTGCAAACCTTGAACTATTATTATTATGTTTCATCTGTTGAATTTCTTCACTTAACTTAGTTCTCCAGTCCATTGTGTACAAGTAATACAGGTTGGTAAAATATCAATTTTACATGAATGGGTCATAAAAATTGATTTCAATGACCCTCGTATTTATTTCAAACAAAATGAATATGAGTATCACACAAGGTCTTGCGGAACTGAAGTTGCTGGACAAGCGCATCACGAAGTCTCTGGGTAGTAGTTTTGACCTTGAATGGGCGCAACTAAGAACGAAGGCAAAGAAGGTAGATGAGGTTGACCTGAAGAAGACAGTACAATCAGAGTACCAGTCATACATGGACCTGGTAAAGCGGCGTGACGTAATCAAACGTGCCATCGTTCTGTCAAACGCACAGACCCAGGTCACAATCGGAACGGGCCCAAAGAAGTGGTCAGGCACAGTTGCTGAGGCAATCGAGCACAAGTCCAGCCTGAAATACAAGAAGACCCTTCTTGGTTACATGGAGAGTAATCTTGTTAGGGTAGATAACGAGTACAATGACGCAATGGAGGCTCTGGAAAAGAGGCTAGACGGACTACTAACGTCTGAGCTAGGAAAGGATGTTAAGACAAACCCCGATACAATCACGGCTCTCAGAAACAGTTTCATGGAGACGAATAAGGTGGAAATCGTGGATCCGATGAATATCAAGAAGATGGCAAAGGACCTGGAGGAGGAAATCGACACATTCGAGTCGAATGTCGACTGGGTTCTCAGTGAGGCAAATGGTAAGACAATGATTACAGTGTAAAAATTGATAAATAGTTTATAGGAAGGGGTTGTAGGGGCGAAGTCCCTACAGGGGTCATAGGGGGCTCCGCCCCCTATCTTGGTGAAAAGCAAATTGACCGTGGCAACAACGATAAGTTGCACCTATTTATATCCCAACTCAGGGCATAACGTTCAAACCTCGATTATACTGAGGTTCAGCGTTCACTGTTCAACTGTTGTGTCTTTATCGGCGGGGTCACATAAACTCCCTGCTCTTACAAGATACATTCAACTATAACATTTAGGGTTCAAAACATTAATAGGTCTCGGTCTAGAGGTGTTCAAATCTCAGCACTCGATGAAATCCAGGGTAAAAGGTAATAGGAAATGTCAAATCCTGCGAACCTCCTGGCTACCAAGGTAGGGGTATTTTTTTATGAATTGGGTTACCCCTATAAAATTGACCCATAGAAATCCATAGTGTAAGATACACAATGGATTATACTAAGAAGTCAAAGGATGAACTTATCGCAATCTGTAAGGAGCGGAAAATCAAGGGATACAGCACCCTGAATAAGGAAGCTATTATAGCTCTTATTGAACTTGCTACTCCTTCTGTAACTTCGGCTACACCTACAGCGCAAGAACCAGTGGCTACTCCTACAATCCCAGTTGTTCCAGTAAATACTGTTATCCCTCTAACTGAGCAACCCCAAGTAAATCAGGTGCTCGTGGCAAAATATGTGCTCCCCACAGTAACTCATCTTTCTCCTCTTGTCAAGTGGTCTGGTGGCAAGGCTGAGGAAATCAAACATATCCTGCCTTACATGCCTGGGCACCAGACATATGTGGAGCCCTTTGTTGGCGGAGGTGCCCTCTTCTTCTATCTGAACCCTGGGAAGGCTGTCATCAACGACATCCACCCTGACCTCGTGAAACTCTATAGGGCTATCGGTGCTGGGCGACGCCTAGACATGAAAGCGTTCATGACGGCTCACCCGAACACGGAGGAGGAATACTACAAGGTTCGTAGAATGCCAATTACATCTGATTTCGACTCAGCCTGTCAATTCTACTATCTTCGTAAGACCTGCTTCCGTGGCATGCTCCGCTACAACTCATCAGGAGAGTTCAACATTCCCTACGGAAAATATAAGACTATCAACTTCTCAGACCTCGATAACCCTGCGCACGAGCAGTTGCTTCAGAGGACCACTATCATGAGTGGGTCATTCAAGGATGTCTTCGCTGCATGTGACACTCCTGAGCACTTCATCTTCCTCGACCCTCCTTATGACAGTAAGTTCACGGATTATGGCTATTGCTCGTTTGGTAGAAAGGAGCAGGAGGAACTCGCTGCCTTGTTCAAGAAGTCAAAGGCTCGGTGTATGATTGTAATCGGTGAGACGGATTACATTAAAAATCTGTATGCCGGCTACATCGTCCATCGGTATCCTAAGAACTATAAGTTCAAGATCCACTCAGGGCGCGTAGGTGACGAGATCAATGTGAACCATATTGTCATCTGTAACTATAAGGTCTAAATCTCATTGGGGTCATTATCACCTTCTGGTTCCGTTAGGATAAAATTCAGTAGGGTATTGTACGTAGGTATCTGTTGCTCAATAATTGCACAGAAACGGTCCCAATTGCTATTAATGAATAGTTCATTTGTATCTTCATAATCGAGCAAGTGATTAGCGAAATCAAGAGTTAGGAAAAGGCTAGCAGAACCAATTGCATTCGGATTTTTTGATTTAATCTGAATATCATAATGTCTAAGATTACCTTCTGTAAATGTGGTAACAATATCATAATCAGTCTCTAGACCCTCATTACGCATACTATCAAAAGCATCTGTAATCAAGTTATAGACATTTTTCATTGGTGGCATGTGCTTTTTATATGCTGTGATAGACATCAATTTTACTCGGTGAAAATTGAATCCTCTAAGCTTGTATGTAAGGCTACGCAAGATGACAACAATGGGTCCGTGGACACTCGGTACATGTATATATGATATGACAGACAAGAAAATCTATGAGGCAACATCTGATACACTTAATTCTACAGACAAGTGGGTGGTTAAGGTGAAGCCAAATGTAAAGACAACTGAGCTGTATACTCTGCTTTCTCTAAACCTCGAGTCTCGACCTCCGAATATGATCAAATTGCCTCCTTGCCCTTACCATACGTTTGGAATGACAGCCGAATATGTGTGGTTTGCAATGAGGCAATATGATGGACATGTGACAAAGGAACATGCTGGATCTTGGAAGGAGATTGCTAAGACATGTATCTCATTTATGGAAATCCTACACTGTGAGCATCACCGTGTTTACATGGACTTCAAGCTGGACAATATTCTAGTGAACGGTTCAGAATTCATTGTATCTGATTATGAAAATATAACTCAAGTCGAAACAGATAAGCTAACAAGTGCCAGTCGTTCAACCAAGTGGTACTACATGGCACGAGGAGGTGAGCCTGACGAGTGGCTCTATTCATGGAAGATGGACCTCATGAGCCTTGCCTACATGTTGATCACTCTTACTTCTGATGAAAACGACGTTAAGATTTGTGATCAGCTAATCCGTCAGCGATTTGGTAAGAGGTCGATTAGTTCTTCTATGAAAAAGATTGCACTGAAGCGGAATAAGATTATGTATGAGGCAGCAAATCCAGTTCTCAAGCAGTATCTCGATATTATCAAGGATCTTCCATGGGATGACTGGGATCCTCCGCCCTACAAGCTATATTCTTCACTATCAGCACTGTTTGTATAAAAGTGAACCTCAGGAGGAAAGGGAGGCCTGGCTAGAGGCATTCTGATTACCTTTCCACTCAATCAGCGAAACACGACCATTGCTATCGATGACTGAATAGTCGAAACGAGAATACTTAGGCTCACGGATTACTTTGACACCAGGGATTCCACGGTTCGAGTAAGACGACTTAATATAGGTAGAAGGGCGAAGATTGTAGGGCATACTAATATTCAGTGACCAGTTAAAGTCAATTTTTTTACTATTGAATAGTAAAGATGATGGAGTGCTGGATAAAAGTTTGTCCCTATCCTGGAAAACGAGATATAAGACCACCACCGCCTCCTGTAAAACATATGTCACATGTTAAGGACATGGCAAAAGATAGAAAGCCAATATCACGCTCCGGTCTAAAACCACGAGAAAATATCTAGATAGATGGGTTTATTCCTAGCCAAAGAATATATCAAGAATGAGAATACTGTAGAAAATAGTGTTCCCCTGTTTTATGACAATAAACTACATATGTTAAAAAAAGATGAACGATTTATTTGCACAAAAGAGGAGTTTCTTGAATTTGTCTATACTGGAGACGAAATTAAAATAACATATGGCAATGAAGATCGCCTGATGGTAAATAATGTATGTGGAACACTTATATTTACAGTCATAGAAGGAAATAAAGAGAGTAAGTTTACAACGAATATGATTTACCCTCTGACGATGATATTTTCTTCTATTAAGATACTAAAAATCAAGGAAACAGATTATGAAAATCCTGGGAGTGTAAATATCTCACGGTATCTGGAGTACAGAGACTAAGGCCTAAATCGCTATTTATTCTATACTATATAATGGCAACAAATAAGGGAAAGTCTTGGTCACAGGATGAGATGGATACGCTTCTTTCTGAACTCCGTGAGAAGAAGACTGATAAGGAGATAGCCGAGGCACATGGGCGCACAGTAAATGCTATTAAGTTTAAGGCTCTTGGCTATGCGTGTGACCAGGTTCTAAAGTCAGGGAAGACGAAGGAGGAAGTGCTCGAGGACCTTGGTCTTTCTGAGACAGAGCTTCAAAAGGAGCTTGATAAGAGAACAATGCCTCGGCCTGTTGCCAATGTAGTGGCAAATATTACTGATAAGAAACCTATTGTAGTTGTTAAGAAACCTGTAGATGACTTATCTGAGATAATGGCTACTGTAAATCGCCTTCAGTCTCTTGTTCAGCGATACATAACAAAGGTCACACCTAAGTAAGCCAGTAAAATTGAAAATATTCATGTGTATTACTAAAGTAACATAAATGAATAGTTTACCGAAGTCAACTAGACCATATAAGGTAGTGCCATTAAGTAAATCGTGGAGTCAGGCAGAAATCCAGTCAACCCTACTTCAGGCTAAAAACAAGCGTTCTCCAGATGAGATTGCAAGAAAACTGAATAGGCCAGTTTCAGAGGTTAGGTCTAGATTGAAGGTTATTGCAGCAGAGATGTATATTAATGATAAGATACCCTATGACAAAATCCATGAGGTCACTGGTGTCGAAAAGAGTAGCTTTATCATCACCCCTTCAAGTTCTAGAAATAGTGTTCTAGATGTAAGTTCAGACCTAGAAGATATAGAACAAAGTAGTATTAATTCATCTATCTACGAGTTTGATGGTTCTACATCAGAAGTCGATACAATGATTAAAGTTAGCATTCAAGATGACCCTGATGTTGTGACGGTAACTGTATCTGTAGAGAGCCCATTCTCAGTAAGGTCAATATGTGAGCATATTTCAACGCCTATCTTGAGTACATTTAGTACGTGCTCAAGATTTGCTAAACGGTTAACTAATGTTCAAGAGGAAACATTCTTTATTACTAATCAAAGCCGACATTAATTTCCACGTCGCGTCTACAAAGTGTCTGAGGAGGAGATGTCTGAAAGGCAGTTCGAACTCTCTTAGGGACCTTTGTATCTTTTTTATCCTGAGATACCGTTTCTGTTGAAGAATTCGTAGTATTCCTTGTTGACCTGGAACGACTTAGTTGCTTCATGTGAGCATTCATCTCAGTTTCGACAGTTTCCCTGTGTGTCTTAAGATATTCAATGACATTTTTTTCGATAGCCCATCTGAAGAAATTTAGCTTTCCAACAGTCGTCACGAATTGCTCAGTTCCTGGTAATGAGAACATAATACGCTCCCTGCGACAGAAGGGGTCAAAGAGTTTCTTAGAATATGCCTTGAGCTGGCTCTTATAACTCATGTAGACCATGAATTCCTGTCCACCAAAGACATATCCTATATTATGTCTTTTCGCATAATTTGTAACGAACCAGTCAATGAGACGTAAACTTATGATACTGGTGCCCTGTAATAATTCCATGATTTCTGGTAAATCCTTTCTTGCAGCATAAAATGTCTGAAGACTCATGACAATGAGTTCCTGCTTACAGTGTATTTTACGCTTTCTCGTCTGAGAATCAGGGACTGTGCTCTCTACAGCTTGTTGTAAGGGCAAAAGAGTAGTTACAGCTTCCATATAGTATGTTCTTTTAAGGATTTCTTAAGTCTTCGTTCAGAGTAGATAAGAGACATGTTCTCTGGAGGTCAGCAAAATGAAAATGTTAGTCTTCTTCCGGATAACCCAGGGGCTCGTATAGAGGCTGTACAAGGGGGTGGAGGAAAATCCAATAGGAAAGGCTGGGTATCTGAACCACTTCAGATTAAAGATGCAGGCGAATTTAATCTACCCCTAAATCTAGGCACATTAAAAAAATATCAGACACGATGGCGTCAGACACTTGGTCCCAATATTCCATCTCGCAAAAAGCCCAGACAGGACCCCCATATTATCATTGGATCTCTAAATATTTTTGAATGCCCAACGTATATAGTAGCGCCTCTCAGAGGTGATACAGGCGCTACATCTAACGTATTTGCGTGGGCAGATGAATTGCTTTCAAGTAGCGCCGAGTCACATGTTGTCTTTGTTGGACCCCTTTTTTCAAAAGAGGTGAATAAATTCATTGAAAATGGCCTAGCCTCCTTGTTAACAAAGTATCCTGGTCACGTTATCTATGTATCTGAGAAAAAAGATGGCTTACCTTCTCTAGATGGACTTTTATTAAACGCTCTACCTGAGACAAGTAAACAAGTAGCCATCGGATTTATTCCTGACCATGCGAATGTCTACCATAGGTCTTCCAGAGACCTAGATTGTCTTAGAGTTGATACCTTGAAGGTACCATATGCAAAGGGTGGTGAAGAAGATAAAGATTGTTCTATTTATTACATGGAGTTTGATGTTCTATCAAGGGTCGAGATACAAGAAAAGGACTTTGAAAATAAGTCCTTGTCAGGAAATATATCATTTAAGGCCCCTCCCGGCTGGGTTACGAGGGTATCCTTTGTAGATTCTGACGCAACTATTGAGCAAAAGGGTGGAGATACACCCACGATGTTACCCAAATCACCAACGGGAGCTGATGAAGTAGAGGTGGGGCTTGGAGATACTACGAAATTTAAAATTCGTAGAAACGCAAAAGCTGCTTGGGAAAAGGGTGAATTTACAGGTGAAGAACTAGCGCTTTTACAAAGTGAAGGGCTTCAGTATTCAAATGCAGTCTATGCTAAATTCTTTGAGGGACTAATAAGTAATAAATGTAATTCTGAAGCGGACACACAATTAAATCCAGATTGTGGTATTTTTAGATATATTATGGCTGATAGATATTATCGCCAGGTAAAGGCTATGAAGGAGGGTAAACAGCCTATGAAGGTTGGCGATAATTCTAGTGGAACCGGTACATCTAGCGATTCAACTGAAGATGTTGAGCCATCTGGGGCTGGACCCGATGCACCTGGGGCACCTGGCCCTTCGAGTGGAGCACCTGGCCCTTCGAGTGGAGCACCTGGGGCACCTGGCCCTTCGAGTGGAGCACCTGGCACCTCGAGTGGAGCACCTGGGGCACCTGGCACCTCGAGTGGAGCACCTGGTACTGGACCCGATCCTTCTGGTTCACCCCCACCTGGTTCTGGGCCAGTGACACCAGCCCCCGTATCTCCTCCAGTGACACCAGCCCCCGTATCTCCTCCAGTGCCAACGAAGCCTGTAACTGGAAAAATAATAGATAGAGTTACGGATACTAATATAGCGGCGTATATTGAGCGCCTAGTAGCAGAGGCAGAAAAGGCAAAGGGAAAGAAATGGTTTGGTAAGGACCTCGATAAGAGCCTTAAAGACACATTAGCTCTAAGAAACGCAGAATTAGATAAGGCAAATGTCACATATCATACAACTGATGTAGCAGCTAAGACATGTGAAAGAAATTTATTCAATAGCGCTACAAAATTCTTCACAGCCTATGATCGGTTTATACAAATTAGCGGTCAGTTAGCAGAATTTTTAGAATCACAATCGGAAAAGGTTACAGCAGCCAGAGACGCAGAGACATCATTGAAATATAGAACAATGCTACGAATTATTCAAAGAGACATAAATATTACAAGGAAAATTGTAATAATTCCAGATGAAGACGAGTTGATACGAAGTGTTGTTACGCCTGTAATAAGTACACTAAAGGCAATACAAATTACTCTATATACAGCAGTCTATGGAGCCATAGCAGTAGCACACGATGCCCTAAAATTTTCTACTGCGACAGTTCTTATCTCTGGATCAGGTGCGTTTAAGGGTGCTAAATTTGTAAAAGAACAGCCTCTAAGAGTTCTTGGAGGAGTTGGTGCAGTAGTTGCTGCGCCTATAGTAATTACAGTGGCAGTAACTGACCGAGTATTAAGAGCATTATCAGAGATAACAAATAAACTTACAGAAGTTGAAGATAAAATAGACCAAGAGCAATCATGGACTAATTTAATAAGAAACTCTCGAAACCTTGACGTTGTAAATGCCTATAAAGAAATGACAAGTGTGTATAATTTATTAAATATAATAAAAGCTAGCTTGAATACACGTGAAAATACTACAGAGGATGCGCACTTAACTACATTAAAGAGTGATATCGATGCTGCTATTGAAAAAACGAAGGCAATGAAGCTAAAGTTAAAGGAGTTTTCAACGGGCATAAGTTCTACAATGACTGCGATGATTGAAAAGGGTCAGGATTATTTTTCAGAGATGTTTAATAATTTCGCACAGACAGCTGGAATAAGTAATTTAGAAACAATTAAGACATTCAAAACAACACGTAATGAAATGATTTCTTATCTAGATACCTTGATAAAAGAAAAGGTAACTTACATGAAATGTTTTATACAAAATATGAATTTACGTGCAATACAGGTATATAAGGTTGCTGAAATAGAAGTAAAATTCAAGGAGGCTGAACAAAAATACAACGAAAATGTTAAGGAGATTATTTCAGATGCTCTCATAAAATCAGGAAATACAGATGAATACACTGGAATAGACAGTGATGCAAATGCGCATATAGGAAAACAATTAGGTGGGTCCATGGAGAAAGATGCATTTGCGGAGGTAAAGGGACATGTTAGAGATATTGTAAATGAATTACACGAGCTACAAGATAATTTTAGTAGAATAAAAGAAATTAAGTTTATCATTCAGAATGGTATAGACACAATTGACGAACAAGATAGTTCAAGCTTTAGTAATAAAATTGTAAGGAATGTTTTATGTAAGGCATTCAAAACTGTTAAAGATGAATTAACGCACAAGTCAACCGAGCTTATGGCGGTTACAGATTCAGACACGGGAGAATATCTAGATTATATGGGGCGTGTAAATAATAAGTCTATTTTTATATCTGATGCGATTAATAATTGCGATGGAATTCCAGACCCTGGGCCTTCTCCAGACCCTGGAACACCTCCTGATTCTGGAACACCTCCTGATTCTGGAACACCTCCTGATTCTGGAACTTCTGGGGCACCCCCTGGCTCTGGAGAACCTCCTGGCTCTGGAGAACCTCCTGGCTCTGGAGAACCCCCTGGATCTGGGGCACCAGCTGGAAGTTCGTTAGATAGTTTAAAAATTAATGAGATTGTCTTATTGGGAGAGATAACAAGCCCCAAGAGTGATGTAACTGCTGCATTATACACTGAATATGCAGACACGTATAGTTATAATAAAATAATTACAGATAGATTATCATCATTAAAAGATAGAATTAATGACTATAGAATAATATTTCCAAGTGACAATAAACATAGGATAGGTACTTCTATCCGCGATATATTTAGGGCATTACAATCATTAAATATCGAGCTCGATAAATACAATCTCGCCCCTGTGCTCGCGCGTATTTCTACTCAAGTAAAGGTTGCGATTGAAAGATCAAGGCCTATTTCGAATGAGTCTACTTTATCTATAGCAGCAACTAATGGAAATTTGAGGAAGTGGTATATTGCAATGCAAACAATGGTTCTAGATATTAATAAATTGTTAGTTCCTCTAAATATACTAAGTAATATACTTAATAAACCAGTTAGATGGGGGTCTAACAAACTTAGTAACGATTCTCTTATCAAGGTATTAAAACAAAAAATAGAGGGTATTGATCATAATTTAATGGCAGGCGGTATGTTTTGCAGAAATAGAACACGCTCTAAACGAAATCGTAAGAATAACACAATGAAACTTCGTTTTATTTATTAGTTCATTAAATGTCTTAAGAAGACAATAAATGAAGTATTGTAGAATTTTGCTTGATTACACTTATTTTTTGACAGACTTTTTTCAAAAAGTCGTTTACATGCGAGGGAACCGGCTCCGCCGGCAATACCCTCGCCTGCTTACATGCGAGGGAAGCCAACGAGGTTCGCGCCGAGACCGAAGCCAGCACCCTGGCGAGCCGTGACGGCCATGGAGGGCGTGAACGTGTCGAGGAGAGCAAATGTGGCGAAGGCAGCCGTGCCGATCGTTAGGATCTCACCGAAGTTGGGCTTCTTGGGGTTGAGGACGAGGACGGCGACGAACGCGACCACGAGGCCCTCGATTAGGTACTTGAGCACAGACGTTAAAACATCTCCGAGAGAAAAGTCCATCTTATACTTGAACCCTATATTTTTTTTGAAGTGCGTTAGATACTTTAAGAGAATTTGCCATGAACAAGCATAACAAATGTCGGCACCAGTAAAGGAGGATTTTCTAGAGGAAGACCCTGAAATCCGTAGCCAGAAGTTCGTCCTCTTGTCATTCTTGAGCCCTGAGAACGTGCTTGAGAAGAAGGATGAGTTCTTCTTTGGTGAGTTCGTAAAGCAATATGAGATTGACTATAAGATTCGTAATCTAGAGACATTCCTCGTGTCTGTTGTCCGGGGAATTAACGACAAGTTAACCAAGGAGGCCGATAAGATGGATGCTTCTGGGGTAGACCTCAGTGGGGCTGCTCTAACGGCACTTACAGAGGCCTCAGCCCTCTGCCGTAAGTCTCGCTTGAACATCGGTGGTATCCTAGAGACGTACACCAGCTACGTCAAGGAGAATGACAAGGAAATCCGTAAGACGAGCATCAAGGAGGCATATGATGATTTCTTATTTAAGAACCAAAATAAGCTCGAGGAGGAGTTCTTCGCAAGGAACGAATTCCGGACGTCTATCCGTGGCCTAAAGGTCCGGGGTGTCACTGGAACGCATGGCGAGGCTGTTGCCATGTCTAAGAAGCTTCAGCGCTCTGACACAATTCACAATATCTTCCTCGGCGAGGTAGGCAAGTGGCTCCCTTGGGACCCTAAGCCCCACCAGGTGGCTGAGCAGGAATACGCGGAGGACCAATTGAATACCTTGATGAAGCGCTACAAGGATAATGAGGACGCGCGTGATAAGTTCGTATCAGAGCAGAGGCAGGAGCTTTCTAAGGGTGCTAAGAAGGGTCCTGTAATCTCAGCTTCTGATGGCAACCCCATATCCGGAGAGTCATCAGAGGGTTGGGGTGCTATGTTTGGTGGGTCAGATGACCTAGCGCTTCAGAGAAAAAAGGAGCTTGCGTCAAGCGGAGGCGTAGCCACAGCATCTGAGCAAGTAGAGAAGCTTGATTAATCAAGCAACATACCAATCTGCTTGTAGGCCTCGCCCTGGTCCTGCGCAGTAATATTCACACAGTTATCATTCTGGCAGAAGGTTCCCTCAGGACAGGGTGTCTCCTTCCTTGAGCAAGTTGAATTTACGCCAGACTTACACTCCTTTGAACTACATGATGACATGTCTGTGGAAGAGGCAATAGAAGACATAAAGCCTTCAGAGCAAAACCCATCCGCACATGCCTGACCCATTGGGCAGTGGTTATTAGCTAAGCAAGGTAGTTTAGCAGAACCGCCTGACATTCTAGGCGCGGAAGATGAACCACCATTTGAAAAATGTAAATAAACAAATACGATAAGTAAGACAATTATGAGTGACCCTAAGATAGCTCCAGGTTTCATCGCTTCTGATAGAAGTAAAGAAATTTAAGGATATACTGGTAATTCATTCTTTGGTAATGAAGGGACTGAAGGTGTTTCACAAAATCCATTCATACACTGAAGGCCAGGGTTACACGTAGGAAGATCTACTCCACAGCGAATTCCAGGCATTCCTGCCTTAAATCCTTCTCTAAATCCGGACATCCCTAATATCAAAAGGCCAATACCAATAACCAAGATTATTGCAGCGTAACGTGGTATCTTAAACATTCTAATTATAGAATATATTATCGTCCTAACCATAGTTTTACTACAGGCAAGTTTATATTGTTATTAGCTTTATCTTCTAAATAATTTGCTATCGTATACGTTTCATTAAATCCCCAATTACAATATGTCTGAATATTACCAAAATAAGAACAATTATCCTTGTTTAATCCAGATTCATAGGCAAGAACAACAGCAAATACGCGTTCTATCATCATTCGGTCTGACCGTGTTAGTATTGTATCTAATAGTATAAAAAAGTTATATTTCATATTTATGTCATGAATCATATTATATGTAATAATGGACATTACACCAAAGCAACCATTCCATTTCTCTGTAGAATTATAAAATTCCAATAGGGGTTCATGATTTTTTAACTTACGAATACACTCAATTTCACCTTTCTTATTATCCCAATCATGGGTTGTAAAATGCCATAAATAACGATTTGGCTCGTTGAACTTAATAGGAGCCTGGATAAATACAGAATCGTGTAATATAACCGCGATATCAAACCATCCCTCTTTTAATAAATAATAATAAGGCAAGAGTTCACCACGTTTAGGGTATTCTGACTGAATTACTCTTACATTTGTCATTTCAAGTGTAGTTAAGAATTTACTGTCACTGTTATCGTCTATTATTATAATTGGATTATCATAAAATACTCTTATGGATTTATAACATTCTTGCCAAAGTTGATTGGTTCTTTCAGAATTTACATGACGAACGATTATAAATCCAATCATTTGCTACTAATAGGGGTTTAAATATTCTTGAATAATTAGAAATAGAAAGATGTTTCCTGACCCCGTAGTTATAGATACTGTAGAGCTAAACAAGGTGGGTGTTCTAGACTTATATAAGAATATGGGATATACTTATATCAGACAGTTACACAGGCCGTATAATATGATATTGAGGTCTCCATCTGTAGGATGTATTGCTGAACTAACAATTTGGAGAGATATTGGTAGTCATCCTATTAATTCACCGAAGGCTCGGAAATTGATACGTCGGGTATCGTATTTTGGCTACTTGTAACCCCTTGGTTACTTGTAACCCCTTGGCTACTTGTAGCCCCTTGGCTACTTGTAATATACGTGTCGTAGACAGAAGCATCCATAGCATATTGAATTATGTCACTAAAACTATAAGACACCCATAAATCCATATGGCCACCATTTTCAAATCCTGTATTAGTATATGCCCTGTATAAAAAATATATATTATCTTCAAGAAGTCCTAGTGCGTACCATGATTTCTTTCCAGTGACACCCTCTTGTATCCAATAATACTCTTGAATATTATAAGGAAAAGCATCTGCTTTTAAGAAGACCTTTGGAGTTGTATGGACATCGCGTATAATAGAATCCACAGAATAACCAAATTGAGGATTTATGAATAGAAATGGTAAGAATGTTGTATCTGAAGGTTCTAAGGTTTTAATGATAGTAGTTACCCTAGACATCTACTTTATAGAGGAAACAACCCTTAAGTAATATAACTAAAAAAATCGTAACCTCTTTCCTTCAGGTACAAACAATGTATCGGTTTCCTTTATATTAAAGGCTTGAACCCATTCATTAAACTGAGGAACTATTCGGTCTACACGATCCTCAGCAGGAGCATGAACACTTGTTAAGATTGAATATAACATCGACTTCTTTCTTGTAATTTCTCTCCACGAGACCGCATAAGAAATAAAGAAGTTACGATGTGCTTCTTTCTTTTCTTCTTCAGACTTACCTTCCAATAGTTTATTTAGACTATGAAGCGAGATTTTTAATCCACCTAGGTCAGCCCAATTCTCGCTTAGCGTTTTTTCTCCATCTACTTTTTTACCATAATGCTTGAATTTTGAGAAGAACTTAGATACCTTTCTAGTCTGCTTCTTAAATGTAAGGCGGTTTTTTCTTGTCCACCATTCCTTGTAGGTAGCCCTGGGAGAATATAGGGAACCCTCTAAATCAAATCCATGCGTCATTTCATGGCATATAGTAGCACCAATACCACCATGGTTCCATCCTAGAGGAGCATTCAAGTGATAAAATGGCCATTGTAAGATGCCCCACGGAATTACAATGTGATTTGATTCTTCAAAGTAAGATGCATTTGTTATAAAACATGGATACATACTATGTATCTTATCAGCGGGTTTTCCTGTCATACTTGTAATAAGTTGTGTCCTACTGCTATAAACAGAAAAGATGGAATGTAGGAGGCTATCTGCTGTATAAGTAATATCAGGCAATGGTGCCTGGGTCCCCTTACCCAACTCGAACCACATTCTATGTAGTTTTTCTTTTACCTTAGACTTCGTGGATTTCGAAAATACTTCTGTCTCAGACATAACATCAATCGCAGATTCTCTGAGTTCTTCTACAAGTGTCTTAACATCAGATAAGATGCGATTGTCCCTGTGCTCCTTATCATATAGATTACACAAGGCGTCTGGTAGGATAGTTTTAATATCAGATAACATGCGATGTTCATAGGGTGGATCAGATGAAACTCCCATAAGAGCTTTTTCATAGAGCTTAGAATAGGCTTCTCGTATAGATGACCTCAGATAAGGTGACGCAGTGCGAATTAAGTGGATTGCTAGTATAGAAATTACCAGTTCTTCATTAACAGAAGAAACCCATTTTAAAACATCCTTGAAACGCTCACATGAATTTATGGTCCAAATACGAGATTTCCATTTTGTATCTATATCTAATCCTTCCATAAAAGCTGACCACTCAAACCCTGGAACCCAAGTTGTAAGGCTAGAACCCTTTTTATTTTGCGCAAGATGTCTAAATGATTTATTTAGTATTGGAGCCAAATGTTGCTCAGCGTCAATTGCCTTATATAAAAAGGGTAAACCTAATTCAATAGAACAAATACTGATAAATTCTTCATATGCCTTCCATACATCTGTCTTTTTTAACGCGGGTTCCAAGTAATATTTTAATGGTAACAAAAGGGACCCTGTAGAAAGAGTAGCACGAACTAGATAAGGACTTTGAATTTCCTCCCTAGCCCCAATGTTTAATACAGTTGAGATAGAACATCTGACCATCCATCCTAGAAAACGAGCAATGTCGGCAGTATTCTTATATGCCATCAGACTGTGTAGACAGACTTGTAAATATGTCTCTTCTCTTTTTTCATCCTTGTTTTTCCAGATGTAACCAAGGAGCTGTAAGTGCTCCTTGGGAGTTTTTGGTTTCATATTAGTTGATTTCAAGTCTGGTAGTGAATGTAAGATTTGCAAAAGTTCCTTATCTGTCTTATTTGTCATTTCATCTGATACACCAAATGCGCCTCGCCACTCAGGAACCTTATTGGCCTTGAGCCATGTTTGATTCACGAAAGTATAAAACCCGTCTCCTGGTAGCCTGGTGTCTGACACTGCAGGTACTGAAGGTTTCATGCGAAACCGGGGTATTGTATGATATATCGCCTCCTGGGACTTCATCCCTCTGATGATAGCTAAGGTTTTCTCTTTGTCTTATTATGGTTGATATGGTGTGATTATTGCGTCTAAAAAACTTTCCTTTTAAAGACTTTGTTAACATTGACCGACGGTCATAGAGAACAGATTTAGCAATCGGAAGTCCCAGAACCAAAAGTCTATTCATTATATTGGTGAAGTCCTTCTATCTTTGGGATTGCTTTTTAGTTTTGGTTCGCTTTTCCTTTTTGCTGGCTTTTCTTCTATGTGATGTTTTTCTCTTCTTGTAACCTCCTAATTGTACCATACTCGCTTCAGCAGCTGCAAGTTTAGCTCTAAAATCCGCAGTTTGCGCGTTAGTTCTTCTTACTGGACTATTTAAATATCCCTTCATGAGTTTAGACTCACTGCATAGTGAAAACGTTGGATATCCTCTAAATATAATTCCCAATGACTTCATTGAATCTAATTCAGCTTGCGTTAAAGGAACATTTTTTTCAGTAATAAATGTCGTATCACTTCGATCATAAGTTCCAGTAATACCATGAGCTCTTAATATTTCCTGCATTATTTTGGTTCTCTGTTCAAGAATGCTAGCAATATTTCTCCCATTTGTATCATTGTACTCCTGAAGATATGTTCCAGATGAATAATTATATTTAATATTTGTTCCTGTTTTTATAAATTCTCCTGCAAAAAGCATAGATGTAATTTGTGTAATGTAAACTATAAAATTATGAGATGATGCAAGTTCAAAGAGACTTTCGACTTTTACAAAGGCTATTTGTGGATTATCACTGTTGTATACTACATAACAATATACACCATCTGGAGCTGTATTAATATAATCACTATATTTTACTGTATGAGCGGGGTATTGCCTCTCTAATCTAGATATATTAAGGCCAGAAGTATCAACATCAAGAAAAAATGTAGTACCATCATTTCTTATAAATTTACGTGTACATAGCGATGTTTTCATACGATATGCATTATCTATACTAGGCATCACTGTAATAGGTATTGCCTCCATCCTATATATTATATATATTATCTAATCAAGTAAATATACCGGATAGTCATCGATTTTATAATTGCGACTACTGCTTCCAATGCTTCCCGCAGTTCAAACAACTGATGAAGATTGTCATCGGCTCATCTGCTGAACGCGTCTGGAGCTCATAGTATGAACACATCTTCTTCTTACACTGTGAGCAACGGAAGCGATCAGTAGCCATGGCCAAGTTACCCTCCAAGATACGCTTATCGCGACGAAACTGCTGATCCTTCAAGTCCTTCCAGTTCGCAGGATTTAGCTCATATGGCGTCCAACGACCAAGTGTCTCAAGAGTAAACTCACCCTCCTTCCATCTCTCAATAAGAGACTTATTACCAATATAGGAATCTGGATGGAAATTTGTGAGTGTACGCTTGGCAATCGCGGAATACATCCACTTGAACGTGTCATGGTCCCATGTTAGAGGAACCATATGTTTCTTAGCATCGTCAAGCGTAGCATTGTATATGCCACGCTCTAAATCTAGAATGTCATCATCATCACAATGCTCCTTAAGAACATTGTGTAACACTTGAATAATCTTAAGGCGATGGACAACAGTAGGTTGCTTAGTTTCAGCTTCGGCCTCTAGAACCGATTTGAACTGAAACTGGAGTTGCTGGGGGTCAATCTTTGCTACCTTACGACTTACACGAACTCGTGGAGCCTCCTCTTCCTCCTCTTCCTCAATAGGGATATCGTCTTCCGCACCCTCTACATCATCCTCTGCTACCTCTTCGTCCTCATCCTCATCCTCCTTAACTTCCTCTCCATCATTAGCCTCTACATCATCATCCTTCTCGTCATCATCATCATCTTCTTCAAGTTCACCAGAACACGCCTTCTCATAGAATACCTCGTAATCAGCTGGAAGAAAGGGTTCAATTAAACCCTGGTCCCATGTTGACTTGATTGCGTGGGCGATTAGCAAGATACTACCATAGATTTCCGTTATCGCACAAGGCGGGGGTAGCTCATGTTGTGAAATCTCATTCTCCTTACCCTTAACATATCCAATCATTGTAATACGCTTAGAACCATATGGATACGTGGCAATAACCGCTGGTGCCGACTTCTTTTTAAGAAAGCTCTGAATATCTTTCAAGGTCGGCTTCTGTGAACTCTTAACTTTCACAAGTGTTAAATCACCATCTTGCTTCAATTCAAGGGCTGAAAATGTTCCTGACATCTAATACCCTAATGCTTAAATCCCAGGCGTTCAAATTTAGTAGATGGTACCTGTTGGTCAAATTATTAAACGCACATGGTCGAAAAAATCACAAATATCTGAGCATAATGAATTACTAGATATTTGGGATTCAGGTTCTCACATATATGAGAGGTGGCCAACTGGTGCCGAAATTTACTGGAAGGTTATATCACGAGAGGAAACTGAAACTGGATTTACTGAGCTCCTTGAGCTACAGCCTTCATGGCAGATGCCTGCTGAAGTAATACGTAAGGAGCAGATACCATTACAGAGAATAACACCTTCTGAGTATAAACTAGGAGCGTGGACCGTAGAACAAGTGGTTGAGGTGTCTTGTAATAAAGTATCACCTGTAGAGGTACAAAGAAAACAGAACGGACATAATGTTTCTTATAATAAAAGCAAGAAACATTCAGTAGGTCAAGCACGCATCAAAATGTTTGCCCATAAAGAGAAAGTGTAAATTACAGAAACTTACTGGATATAATTTTTAAATTATAAACCCCCCGGCAATTTATAATAATCTGGAATAATACTTTGTATTTAAATTCTTTATAGGTATTATATAATGTCGTCTAGCATTCCCCCAGTATTCCCTCTAGTAGAGAATATAGAGATTAATAGATTAAGGAGTTTACTTAAAAGTGAACAAATTGGTAATTTAATGAGTGAATATGATGAAGTAAATCATACACATATACATATAGATTCTAGGTGTTCTACTCCAGACTGTGACACAGGCCCTACAGGGGATACTGGGGATACAGGCCCTACAGGCAGTGCAGGAAGTTCTTCTAATACAGGTGCTACAGGTGATATAGGTTACACGGGACCAGAAGGCTCTATAGGTGCTACAGGTCCTGCAGGAAGTTCTTCTAATACAGGTGCCTCTGGTGACACAGGTGCCTCTGGTATTATAGGTGATACTGGTGACACAGGTGCCAGTGGTGACACAGGTGCCTCTGGTAATACAGGTGACACAGGTGCCAGTGGTGACACAGGTGCCTCTGGTGACACTGGATCCACTGGAGACACTGGTGCCTCTGGTAATACAGGTGACACTGGTGCCTCTGGTGACACTGGTGCCTCTGGTAATACAGGTGATACAGGTGATACTGGCGCCTCTGGTAATACAGGTGCCTCTGGTGAGACAGGTTCAACGGGGCCTACTGGATTTACAGGTAACACAGGTGCAATAGGTTCAACTGGTTCTATAGGTTCAACAGGTGCTACAGGTACATTTATACTGGAGGCTGCTGATTTTTATGCACTAATGCCAGATGATAATTCAGCAACAATTGCAGCTGGAACTGCAGTATCTTTTCCCCAAAATGGCCCTATAATTGGTTCTAATATTTCACGCCTTTCAGCAAGTGTATTTAATCTAGCGGCAGTAGGAATATATTCAGTTTCATTTCATGTAAGTGTAAGTGAAGCAGGACAGTTAGTTGTAGTAGTTAATTCCATTGAACAAGCGTACACTGTTGTTGGCAGAGCCACTGGAACATCATTAATTAGTGAAACATGTTTAATAGAAACTGTATCTCCTAATTCAACATTAAGTGTACATAATCCAGCAGGTGAGCCAGTAGCCTTGACAATTACTCCGTTAGCTGGTGGGGCGAACGCTGTATCGGCACATTTAACGATTACAAGATATTTATAATAATTTTTAAGAATAAACCCCCCCGGCATAAAATATAGTTTATTTATAATCTATATTTAATTCCGTTAGATATTGTAGTATGTCATATATAGAATCTTTAGAGATTGAGAAATTAAGGCAGTTAGTTAAAGATAAGAAACTTGAAAATGTAATATATGAGCTAGATGTAACATCTAATACAACTAGTAGCTCATGTATTGACGATGAAATTGGTTCAAATGGTGATACAGGGGCTACTGGCTCTCAAGGGGCCACTGGCTCTCAAGGTGCCACTGGTCCTCAAGGGGCAACAGGTGACACAGGTGCAGGATTTAATTTCAGTGGACCTGCTAATTCAGTATTACACTATGATGGAGTGGGGGTGACTGGAACCACTGGATTTACCTATGTACCTGGAGGGACAGGTATAAATCTCGATGGAAATATAATTCCACTTGTATCAAACACTTATACTTTAGGGTCGCCAGATTACGTTTGGAAAGGTATATACATTGGGCCTGGAACACTAACTATTGCTGGTCCACCAGGGTCTTCAGTAGTAGGTACAATTGGCACCGATTTAAACGCAATTGTTTACTCTGAAACTGGATTTGCCACACCCTTTATTAATATTGGACCTTCGATTAATCCATTGAACCCAGGTGCTATTGGTGGATGGGCTATTTATCCAGTAGGAACACCTGGTCAAAGCGATTATGATTTAGTGGCACAACAGAAACTACCTGGCACGGGCTTGCCCGCAGGTTTAACTGGTCCAGTATTTTCATTAATCAATGACACCACTGGTGCGACGGGTCCAACAGGCATAGATGGCAATACTGGTGCTAGAGGGCTAGAAGGTGTAACAGGGGCTACAGGGGCATCTAGTGATACTGGTACTACAGGTTCAACTGGTTCAACAGGTGATGTAGGTCCTAGAGGGGCAACAGGTATTGATGGAGCATCTACTAATACTGGTGCTACAGGGGAAACAGGCATAGCAGGTACCGCTACTAATACTGGGGCTACAGGAGCAGAAGGTAGAGCTAGTAATACTGGGGCTACTGGTGATAAGGGTGATACTGGGGTAGCAGGTACCGCTACTAATACTGGGGCTACAGGAACAGAAGGTAGTGCTACTAATACTGGGGCTACTGGTGGTAAAGGAGATACTGGAAACATAGGGCTTGAAGGGGCTACTGGTATAACAGGAAGCATGGGAATAGAAGGGCCAACTGGTTCTACTGGAATACAGGGAGAAACGGGTGCCTCTGGTATACAAGGTGTAACTGGTGCCTCTGGTATACAAGGTGTAACTGGTAGTTCTGGTATACAAGGAGCAATTGGTATAACAGGGGCAACTGGTAATAAAGGAGAAGAGGGTACAACCGGATTTACAGGAGAAACTGGTGCTCAAGGAGCAACTGGTTCTTCTGGTATTAAAGGAGATACTGGTGCTGATGGAGCAACTGGTACTGATGGGCTAACTGGCGTTCAAGGAGCAACTGGCCCCTCTGGCATAACAGGGGCGAATGGTTCTCAAGGAGAAACTGGTGCTCAAGGAGCAACTGGTTCTTCTGGTATTAAAGGAGATACTGGTGCTCAAGGTGAAACTGGTACTGATGGGCTAACTGGTGTTCAAGGAGCAACTGGTCCCTCTGGCATAACAGGGGCTACTGGTACTCAAGGAGAAACTGGCATTGAAGGAGCTACTGGTTCACGAGGGGATACTGGTATAACAGGTGCTCAAGGAGCAACTGGTTCTTCCACAAGTTTAATGGGTGGCACGATTCCATATGTTGTAAACACCTCTTTGATTACTAGAACTATTGGTATAACACAGACATCTATATATGTCTTGGGTCCATTTGTATCTTCGGTATCATCAACCTTCTTAGTCCTAGCAAATGTTTGCTTAGAATCAGAAAATTATAGTATATCACTTACAGTTGGTAGATCATCAACTGCTCTAGCTAGTAATCTTTTTACTACAAATATTGTAAATGGTATTTCTCCACTAATATTACCACAACCTGGCTCAGGAACATATAATTACTATATGGCATCAATGAGTGCCGAGAATAATAAAAATGTTAACTTATCTGGTAGTGCCTTAGATCAACCAGGTGCTGGAACATTTTACTACAGTATTTGGATGCAGTCTGGTAAAGCAGGGACGTTTGCTGAAATGGCAGTCTCACTTGTAGTATTAAAAGTTGCTTAATTTAAGCTTTCATTTCACTAGTGTCAGTTGACGGAGTTGAGCGTATAACAAGAGGCTCAGGTGAAGCTACAGAAGATTTACACCATCTGAGAGGTAGGCATTTCACAGGGGCACATTTCACAGGGGCACATTTCACAGGAGCACATGCTAATGGTGTGCAGCAGCGTGAACTCTTCTCAGATGCCGTACAAGATGAACTACAATCAAGGCAGACAGCCTTCTTTACAGGCTCTGAAGAAACCTGAGTTTCCACGGGTAGAGGCTCGGAAACAGAAACAACAGCAGAGGGTTCAGTAGCTAAGTTCTTAGACGGAACACAAAACCAACGCATATACTATACTTATATAATATTTGTTTATATCGACTTATGTATAATGGACCTCCATTTGATATTCTATTTTATTGGAATTGCTATTGTTTTCGCGTCACATCTAATGATGTTAGGCTCACCTGGAATGCGTAATCACGCAATTCTAAATTTATTCGCAGCAACATGTATTGCATATTATTTCATGAATAAGGAAGGCTACATATATTTCTAAATGTCTCTCCGGCATTATTCACTGATTTTTTTCCTAGCAATGCGACAGATGTCATTCCGGATTGGCTTATTATTAGCACTCTTAGTTGTTCTAAGTGTTATTCTGTGGTTTATGCCAAAAGAGGGATTTCAGAGTTTAAATACATCATCTGCTGCACCAGTAATGGACCTCCCCTCAGTAATATACCCTGCTAGAAATGTTGTTCAAGCAGGCCCCTCTTCTCCCAATCAGGCGCCTGATTACAAGGAGGAGCGTATGTCCTCACCCGAAGTAGCACATGACCCTTATGGTCCTAATGAGGAATCTGCTTCGCATCCTGAGCGTCTAAGATACCCTGAGCGTATGTTCGAGCCTGCGCCAGATAATACTACGCACAGCATTGCGGAGGCTTCTGGTATAGCCTCTGCGTCATCATCGCAGGCTGGTCACGCGATGAGCTCTTTTACACCTGAATTCGCACAGAATGGGGGTGAGTTTATGCAGGGCATCATGGCAAATGACACATCAGAGCCTGGTGCTTATTCGGCTTTTTAAAACGCTTTTAGAAAAAGCGTACCAAAAATACCAAGAAGCCTAAACGTAAAACGCGTAGATTAAATTAGAATGCACAAGCACCCTAGAACGTCAAAGTTGCAGTCTGACAAGCCAAGACTTTTGAACCCATCTTACGAAGAACGTAATTGGATTCGCACAATACCAGATAACTACCCTGATATTCTGCGAGCCCCAGCCGTTTCCTATAAACCTGAAAGAGATGACCCCCGCATTAAGGCTAACAAATACGTAGTGTTCGCTAGGCCTTATAAGGGTAAGCAGGGACTTTTAATTATTGGAAATGAATTCAGACCAGTCTTAGTAGACGAGACACAGCCAGATAGACCAAGTGTTCTAGCAATGCGCCTGGATAGAGAGGCACTACAGGATACATGGATTTTTGCTGTAACCCTATTTCATACAGAGGGTTTAATTCAAATTGAAGATTGTATCGTAGCAGCAGGTGAACAGATACGTTCATCAAAAAATTTCAAGGATAGATTTACACTAGTTCAGAAATTTGTAGATCATATTTGGTATAATGACGAACGCTTTCAATTAAACTGGAAAATTCAGATTGCTAATATGGTTCCTCTAGTTTCTATCCAGGAGGCAATTCAAGGGCTAAGTGGTGGAAATCTTTGCTTAATGCCAGATTTACCGTCATTCAGACTTCTAAAAGTAACCCATATAGCAACACCTAAGCCAGTTATTACAAGCGGACCAAAGGATTTCAGTTGTGTCCCTGTTATCGGAAAACCTGATCTATATGATTTGGTTAACTCAGATGGCATTGAATTGGGGCGGGCCGCTATTCAAACACTTTCCATTAGCCAGGCTCTACAACTTAAGAGGGCTACTGGCGAACCTCTGCGTGTTATGGCTGAATGGAATGAAGACTTCGAGTCATATGTTGTTACCTCAGTATTGTAAAAATTGAATAATATATTTATAGATTTGAAGGTATAGATGAAACGCACAATGAATTTTATTCTAGATAATCCATCGAGAATTGTTCCTGAGCTAGAAGGGCGATCTGAGTTGAGAATGGTTCTTTGGGCTGGAGACTGCGTTCACGATGGAATTACAGATATTGAGAGACTTCCTAATTTCGATGTATACCTATGTATGGGATTTATTAATACACTCCAAGCAAATGTAGACTATATGTATAACAATCGTTCTAAATCGGGTGTTATATGTATAATTGATGTATTCGTAAAAGAGCAAATGAATCGTTTCGTTGAACTCTTTCGAGGGCGGTTCTCAGTGATTGACTCAGATTACAACGGAAATACTCCTACGCTTCCTCGTGAATACTATGATTCCCTGTTATCTGAGGATGGAAAAGGATTTAATGTGAAGGGAATTAATGGCTGTAGTTTTCCTGTGGAAGATGTTCAGAATGCACTAGAACTCTTCGCACCCATACTATCACGAGAGGATAATTACAGAAGAACATGGACAAAAGAACTTATTGAGATTGCAAAAATAAATGATTTGTCACCTAGTTCTGCCTGGACATCTCCAGATTTCAAAGAGGCGTATTACGATCGTATACGTGAAGGCCAAGAGCAATTGATGAAATGGAATGAAAATAGAAATCCATTCTCCAGCCAGTCGCATCATTATTCAAAGGACAATATTGAAGAATACTGGAAACTACTGCCTCTCAATATCTTAACAGTAAATATTGAGAGGAATAATATATATGATAACATCTATAAGCCTTATTCAACAATGTGTATTGAGCGGTTCAGGTCATTCATTGTCGAACATATCATACCAATGATTAAGACATCAGATGAATTCAGAGAGAATTCTAGGGATATGACAATTAAGACACTCCAGGACTGCTATCGCCTATGTAAGGAATATCCTGGTATTAAGTTTGGTCGAATGGAAGATAATAGACGAGGTGGAAAGATTTATGCGCATTGGATATCTCGCAAGAATTAGAAAAAATAGTGCGCTTTAATAGAAGCTATGGCTAAGAAACACACGAAAAGACATTCTCGCAAAACTCGTACTAGAAAGCACCGTGGTGGCGGTAGAGGCTATGAGCCCGGTGGCCCCCTCAACCCAGGTGCCGGCAACGGACTAGTTATAAATCGTTCTTATGATTCTTGTATGTCTGCGTCTCGCCCCGGCCAAATTGGCTTTGCACCCAGTGGTGGCCTACCTGGAATGAAAGGTGGGCGCTACACAACAAGTCTAGAGGGGCCTATCGCGGGATTAGCTGAGTATAACAAGGTTGGATGCACTCCCAACCACGTAAATCCTTATAACAAGCAAAATGGCGGTGTTGGCCTTGTTTCATCAAAGGACATGGGTGTCTATGAAGCGCATTCTGCCCGTTACACAACTCAGCCCAGTCAATGGACCGGTTCTACGGGCGCTCCTGTTTTGCTAAATAAGCCTCTTGATGGAGTTGCATGGTCAAAGTCTTGTTCACAGACGGCTGGCTCCAGAAGACGCCGTGGTTCACGGAGTAAAAAGAGCAAGAAGTCTCGTAAGACACGTAAGCACTAATCATCATCATCTATAAACCCATAGGTCACTGGACCTTCCTTCTTTTTCATTGTCTCCTCTGAGGCATCACTATCCTTAATCTTGTAACCGCATTTCTTATAATAAGCAATACGTTCACGAGCCTGGGATTGATAGGAACGATGGGTATCCACTACATCCACAATAATTGGCGACACCTTTCTATCCTCAGGCCTCTGACGTAAGATACGCCCGGTGCTCTGCTCAATCTTACGGCGTGGACTAGCCATAAGAACACAGTTCAAGGTCTTGATATTCATTGCCTCACTAGCCATCGCGTAAGTGGCCCAAAGGATTTGAGCTTCCTCTGCCGCCAAATCACGAGTAGCAGTCTTCATGCCACCAATGTAATAGCCCATGACACAACCGGTTGGCTTTAGCAATACTTCCAAAGACTCCAGGTGTGAAATGCGTTCTGACAGAACAAGGATGCGTCTATTTGGTTCCTTAATGAGTTCCTTGAGTTTCTCAGCCATGAAGACATTCCGTTCACAGCAGTTAACTACTTTTGTAAGAAGAGTTGCGATGACAGTTTCACCTCTCCAATTCGTTGGAGTATCATTGTATTCCTCATCATCACAAGAGAACCTCAGGACTTCTACTGTGACGGTTTCATCGGCCTCTCTCGTCTTCTCCCAATATACTGGCTTACCCAAGTGCCACTCGAATACCTTCGTCAGGCCATCATCACGCTTAGGAGTGGCTGAAAGTCCAAGCATGTGCTTGGTTTGTAGCTTTCCTAGGACCTTACTGAAATGCCCTGCTCCCAAGTGGTGACACTCATCAAAGATAGTGAACTTATATGTTCTTAAGACAGACTCGGGAATTTGACGCTTGACTATCGTTTGGATCATACAGATTGTACAATCGTATTTGTCAGGTTCAACTTCCATCTTCTCTGCTTGAAAGCGACCGATACGAATACCTGGTATAAGAGAGCGCATCTCCCCGGCCCATTGGTCTAGAAGAAACTCCTTATCTACTACGACCATAAAACGTGCCCCAAGTCGAAACGCAATAGCAAGAGCCATGAATGTCTTTCCCTTTCCACATGGCACACAGATGAGGCCGTTCGCATCCGCCTTCATGAATTTAGATATAATGTTTTCCTGGTAGTCGTATGGCTTTCCTGTAAACTTCAGAGTTTCTGGTAAAGGAAGGCCATCGGACATAACTGAAGATTCAGCGGGTCCCAAATTATCCTTGGCCCAGACACGGGGCAAGTAGAGACGAGTAGCAGATTCTAGAAATACTGGGAAATCATTGTCTACTGGGGCGGCAAAACGTTGCATCGTTTGAGGCTTTACGGTAAGCTCCTTTTTAATCTTGTCTTCCTTCTCCTTCGTTAACGACGACTTCAAAATGGCATATCCATGGGTAGTTAGAACTGACATATTTTATATTAAGAATAAAAGAAGAGCAAATACTCAATTTTTATACCGTAAGAGCAGTTAGATGGCTACCCAAGTAGATCCAATTGAAATAGGTGGATTAGTCTTGTTGTTTGCAAGTTTCCTATTTGTCCCTCAACTAACAAGTATGCTAAAGTCAAGTATCGACACCTTACCAATGAGGTTTGTTGCTATCATTTTGGTATTAGCTTCCTTATCATATAATAAGTTCCTTGCTCTAGGTTTATTCTTAGTGATATGCGCTATATATATTCAGCACCATAATGAGGATGTCTTAAATATTCTTGGTTCAGCCAATATGGCTACAGTTGACCAAGTGGGTAATGCAGGCTCTAAATATACTGCGTTAAATAAGCTAGATCAGGGTGGTAACGCAGACGAATCATATGATTCATCTGATTTTACATCTAAGGCTGAGGACCAGGATAATGAGTTTAAACATGTAGATTCATCTATAGACGAAAAACACACACTTTTGACAGAGCCCCTAGGCTCAAGGTCAGCTTCTCTGTTTCCCGATGATTCAAAGCATGTAAGTGCCATGGAGCAAGGGAATAAGGATGGATATTTTGATTAATCCTATGGGGCAGTGCCGAGGATATAATGACCAGTAGCATCTACCAATGTATTTGCAACACTTACATTAGGGACGCGTGATGCTAGTTCATTAATAGAACCCACATACACCCTTGATGTAAAAGGTAAATTATTCTTATCAGTTACTACCATCTTTACGTGGATTCCATGTTGAATAGCATATACAATATTTGTATCTGACATCACGTGCTTCTTCTGAACAGGTATTCTTGAGCCTACCCAGTCTCCAAAGATTACAAACTTAGGCTCTGGTGGAGCTGGACAGTTTTGAGCAGATGCAGCAGAGGGACTAGCAGCAGCAGCCGCCGCTGCACACGCAGGTAAATTCGCAGTAGCCTCAGCAGCAGCACATTTAGCAGCCTTTAGATTAGCCTGTGTAACATTATAGCAACTATCTAACTTCACTAAATCTTCCGCATGAGTTTTGTATAATATACACTGAGGCTGAAGAGGGTCAGATGGACGAAGTCCATTCGCAGTAGGAGGTGAGGCAGAGCATCCTTCAATGGATGTAGAACATCCAAAATAATGGGACATAGATGGGGGGCATTTACTGGCACCCGCAGCAGCTGCATCTGAAGCTGCTAAATCTGTACACGTTGGCAGACCAGACTTTGATTTAGGGGATAAGGTACAACGTAAATTACCAGTACAATATCCATCGACTACATCACCATTGCAACAAAGTGTTTCTCCTGAATCCGTGACAAAATCATTTGTCCCTGATGGGCATGTATAGACAGCAAAGCCTTCTTTCTTCAGTGGAATAGAAGAATATTTTAAACAATAACCAATTAATACGGCTGATATACCAACGCATAACAGCCATATTAAGAATGCAAGATGACACATATCTACCGTATATGACTAATATTACTCTGTCTATTTTTCAACAAATACACTAAACAAAATAAGTGCAATGAAACATACAATGAACCCTAGAATATGTGGTAACGAATTATGAAACCCATTCTCTCTGTATAATAACATGTGAACAATGAACCCTAGATATGCTAAGAGAGTAAGTGTGCCTATCGTGATAGCAATAGTAGTTAAGACTTTTTCTATATCACCTGGCATAATGCCGGAAGAGCCACCTGAACCACTTACAAGTGATGAATCACCGCCTGCGGCATCAAGTGCGTCCTGTTTCTGTGTATCCTGTAAACTCTGTCCAGTTGTAGGGTCTACCATGATTTGGTCGCCCACGATATCTTTTGTTGGATCAATTGTATAACATTTGAAGGCCTTCTTTGCCGGCTTCACTGGAGGAGGAGCCCCTGCTTTAGAAATATCTGCTAGAGACCTTCCAAGAAATGCTTCAGGCACTAAGATTTGAATTTTATTTAAGACATCTACAAAGGCAGATATAGCTGTTGGAGCAGCACCTGGTACTAAATTTGTTTTGGATATATCTGTTGGAAATAGGTCTGATCCAAATCCATCGCGGAATTGTAATACATTTCCTCTTCCAAAAACATCGATTGGACCATTATTACTCGTAATTAATGTATACTTATTGATTGTACTACATTTTCCTAGACCAGTTTCACTTGCAACTACATTTATTGGTTGCGGGACTACATTCACACGCACCTTCAAGCTTCCATAAGAGAACTGGCCATTATTGAATAATTTTGTCGGTAAACATGTTTGATAAGTAATCATTGGCATTGGCAAAGAGGCATTGTATCCAAAAAATGAAGCCAAATCTATGCCAATATTATTTTGAGGAGCACCATAGGTAGTAGCAGCATCTACTGCTGCCCAAAAGGGTGTATTTGACCCAGAGTTCTGAAAGGCTAATGGTCTGCATAACAAAATAATATCAGGAGATGATGGATTTGTGTTCTTGTTTTTTATCTGAAAAGCCAAAATCATTTCATATTGTGCATTGCCACCCTGTGTAAAGTTAGAATGTTGATTTTGAACAATTGAGATTACACCGGAACACTGATATATCGCAGGACCATAGGCAATGGTATACCCATCTGGATTGAAGCCTGAAATCTGAAAGACACCTGGCCCTAAAGCTGAGTTTAAGGTTTGTCTAACTGAAATATTACACGTCTGAACTCCATTGTTTTGCCATTGAAATGAAAAATCTGTCGGAACAATTAATTTCTGAAGTTGTTGTTGGGCATTAGCAGTAGCAGGCCAATTATTATAGAGACTCTGTGCTAAGGTTATTGGAAACCCCGTTGTATCTCCTGATCTACATTGGGTATCTGACATTACTTATTATAGTATGTGTTTGTTTATCGGATGATATCTCGCACCTTATAGATGGTAACTTCTCCATTTTCATTCAAGGTACTAATCTTAACTCTATCACCATTGAATAATTCGGGACATCCAACTTGGTCCTGACAATCACGACCCTGCATTTCAATTGGTAGGGGTATAGGATTATAAGAGTCTGTGCGAGTATAGTAATTGTAGCGCTCTCTAGAAGATACACATCTGCGACCAAACAGTGGCAAAAGTTTACCTTCAGGTGTCTTTACAATTCCCATAGACTGGTACTCTTCAGCTACCCCCTGTGTTGGTATATTGAAGGGAGTAGCTGGGTTAGGAATACGTGAAAGGTCAGGAGGTGTATCCCAGTCACGCTCAGGTTCTGGCGCACGTGTATAACGACTATCTGAACCTCTGACATTTACTTTGACTACTGGGTTAACGCTCGAAGGTACAGGTTGCCTTGGTAAAACAATAATGTCAGGTGATGTCTTATATGACCAAACGACTAACGCTACTGTTACTAGAAATATCAAGCATAGAGTAACAGATGGCCATGAGATTACTCCGAATTTATTAGGAAAACATACCATCCCAGGAGGACAGCGAACCATTCTAATTGATGCTAGGCTTCAGTTAGAGTGTTTCTTTTTGCTTTTTGCTTTTTGCTTTTTGCCCACTTTTCTTAAAAGTGCTTACATCTTGCCGTTCTCACCAAACATCTGCTGGAATGTCTCCATGAGTTCCTTGCCATCATTCATCATAGGCTTCATGGTGCCAAGCATACCCATTAAACTCTTCTGGGTCTCAATGAGTTGCTTGGTATCCTTTGTCATGGCATTGATTTGCTCAGGATTTAGTCCCTGGATGGCCTTAATTAATGTTGACCCAGCATCAATGTGAGGACCATTCTTTACCTGAGAAGGGATTTCACCAAGCTTGAATGGCATGGCCATCTCTTCCTTCTTTACGGTAGGTGCAGGCTTTCCCTTCTTCTCAGCTTTCTTCTCATCCTCAAATCCCTCAAGTAAAGGCGCACCCATTCCAAAGCCGGGACGAGTGTATCCTGCGGTGCTTATATTCTGAAAGACCTTGTTAAAGAACCCCTCCTTCAAGCTCTTAAAACTATTCATGTTCATAAACCCCTCTTCCTCATCCTCCTTGTCCTTGAATTCCTCTTCCTCATCCTTGTTCATGAAACCCTCCTCATCATCCTCCTTGTCCTTGAATTCCTCCTCATCATCCTTGTTCATGAAACCCTCCTCATCATCCTCTTTGTCCTTGAATTCCTCCTCATCATCCTTGTTCATGAAGCCTTCATCTTCATCCTCCTTGTCCTTGAATTCCTCCTCATCCTCCTTATTCATGAAACCTTCACGCATTCTGCGTATTGATTTCGCGATATCAGTAGGAGAGGTAAAGACATTAAATCCCTCCTTCTTAATGACACCGTAGCGCATTAGACCAGCCATGCTAAAAAGTGCGACGATGGCTGAACCTGTGGCATATTGAAATGAGTTAGTTACTGAATAGACGATTGCTGCAGCACCCGCTGAGACAAGTATCATAGAAATCGATAAATTGCCAAAGACTAAAACAAAGGCTACCGCAGCTGCTACTAAACATGCGCAAACTGAGGGGGTGTTCATCTATCTTAACCTAGCAAAGGAAGTATTATCCTATTTGCGCCCCAAAACATTAAACCAACCAATAAAGCCTTTGAAAGCTGACCATAGATATTCATGTCACCGGAAGTCTTCAACATCCATGGAGCATAATGTGCCACTAGAACGCTTAGGAATGGTAAATTCACAAGTAGGACTAGGATCGCAATCAAAATTGGTGTCTTCAACTCAGATCCCAGAACACTTCCCCAAGCCTTACCTTGGCTAGCCTGCATATTCGCAATCTGAGCAGCAAGCTGAGCCTGCTGATTTGACCCTGAAGAACCATATTGTTGAGCAGGAGCCCAGTTACCACCTGCAGCAAACCCCGGGGTTGAACTCTGAAGCATTTGTGCAAAATCAGCTGAAGTAGGGTGCTGCCCTCCAATTATGTGAGCCGTTGGTGGTCCAGAATCCATCTGATATTGCTGTGTCGACTGTTGAGGAGGAGGCATTGGCATCATTGGGCCTTGAACTCCTCCTGGAGCCATTCCTGATGGAAGGCCCATACCCGGACGCATATCTTGTCCAGAATTCATATCTTGATAAATCATTTTAACAAGGTCTCCATCCCCTGCTAAAGGAGCCTTTCCATCCAAATCAGAAAGCAAGGTGCCTGCGTTAGCCATTCTTTTTGTTCAGCGTAAAGAAACCCGGGACCTATAAGCGCATCTTAAGATGCCCAAGGGCAAAGCCTATAAGCGCATTACTTCCTTACGTTTTCAAATGCCTCAATTACACCTTGGGCTGGGCAATCCATCTGAACTGTCTCGAACTTATAACATTTTGATGCTATGTGATATATTGAGTCGCGAACCTCGTGAATAGGAGGGGCCTTGACAATCATACATTCCTTGCCGTGACATATGGGTGCGATTATTATTACAATTGCCAAGCCTAACATAAACGAAACTAATGAACCGAAAATAGGATTTTTCAAAGCATCTATAATCATCTTTCTATATCCTGTATAGGTTAGATGGGTGGCCCTCTTGATTTTTTCAACTTACTACCTTTTATTCTAGGAGGTGTTGTAGGTATCGCATATATTGCTTTGGGTGGTAAGGGAGCGCATGAGGTTATTTACAAATACCCTCATCCGACGACAGTAGATGCTCTTGTTTACAAGGATCCAAATGGAGCATGTTATAGATATAAGGTTGAACAAGTGGATTGTGACAAGAATGAGAAGAAGTTGAAGGAATACCCTCTGTCTGGCTAAACTGGTCCAGGAGCACCTGTTGGAGGGGCTCCTGTTGGAGGTTTTCCTAACTTGATAACGGTTCTCTTCTTTTGTCCAATAATAGCACCCTGTGCGGCTTCAGCGGAAGTCTTTGGCACTGTAGCCTTGGGCACTTTAGCCGCAGGAAGTTCAGGTGCTTCAACTACTGGTTCTGCCGCTACTGCTTCTGCAGCTAAGTCAACATAGAGGCTTATTATAGGCTCTACGCGACGCTTAACCTGATAAACAGGGGCACCTATCTTTCTATCATCGCGCTTACTCGCAAATACATCCTTAAAAGATAGACCATCTAATTCTTCAATCCACTTCGCAGGCCTTGCTAGGCTAGAACGTTTTTCCATAAGAGCCTTTACCTTCAGATTTTGTGCTACCACTTCCGAAGCAGGTCCACCCGTCTTAAAAGTTGTTACTAATTCTAGCAATGCCTTACGTTCAACTTCAATCTGTTGCTCTACACCCGCTATTTCTATCATACGTTCAGTGAGCTCAGCAGTCCTTTCTTCATTTGTCTTTAGTCTACGATTTGGTAGAGGTACACGTATCTCAGGACTATCTTTTACAGCCGGAATGAAGGCCTGGTTATCTGTAATCTCAACTGCCCGGTTAAGCTTCTTAGCCTTTCTGAAAAACTTCGCATCAAGCTGGGTTGCCATCTGTTAGTTATTAGGTTGATTATCCTAGTATTTTTCCATTGAGACTATTCAGAGATGGCAGATACTAAGGTAACTTCTAACACGCCACCAAAGACATCTGGGGTAAACGGAGGAATTCGTATTGTTCTTGCTTTACTTGTTGGTATCGCAATTGGCATTTTCATGTTATCATGGGATGCTAAATTCATTGGACATGAAGCAATCCCTGATTGGATAGGTCCATACATAATTATGCCATTAATGACACTTGTTCTAGGATATGGTTCAAATTGTTTGATTCAGCAATTGAGCTGTGGTAAAGTTCAATGGCTAGTTCAATTAAGCAGAGTTGCTATGGGACCTGTTATAATTATCTTAGGATGGTTTATCCTATCAATAGCACCTGGTATGCGTTGGCCAATTGAGGGCCTAATTCAAAGTGGATCACCTGCTCTAAGAAAGGGCTTATCCTCTGGGTTCTATGCCTTCTGGATGGGGTTATATCTTCAGAATATGCTAAATGGGACTGCTCAAATATGCCCGGTATAATATTAGTTTACATATCAGGTTCTTCTGGTCCAAGGTAAACATAACGAGGAACACCGTTTCTTCCAGTTGAACTTTCGTTTAGCATGTAATATCCGGGAGTTAGTTCGACGTTTGCGGAATTATTTCTCTTATTAGCAGGACGATTACGATTTCTTGGTACAGGGGCTTCCTCATGATACGATGGCTCTCCAAAAACAGTTTCTTCTAACAAGGCCACTAATACGTACGATACGACAGCCCAAATAATAGAAAAAAGCCAGAATGGAATATATGTAAAGTTTTTAGGATCACGTCCTATTCCAAATTCCTTCCAACGACCATCTTCACGAAACATGTATTGCGGTTTTAAAACCAGTACAACGGCAATACCTGTTAAATACAATAAACCTCCGACGACCAACCGTCTCATCTATTATGCTTTTGCGATTTACTTTAGAGTTTTTTGACCCATTAATAATAATTAATTATCATCATCAAATCCATTGATATCTCCTAACTCAGCGTCATCTATGTAACCTGCTTCATCTCCATCACCCTCGAAATATCCAAGTCCATCAACCTCTCCTTGGCCTGTGGCACCCCCTTCAGGACCCATTCCAGGAAAATCTATTATACCTGCTTGAGCTCTCTGGTCTCTTTCAATATCATAGCGTTCCTTGTCATAGGCATAAATTGCCTTTGTTCCACCTACTGCCCATTCACCTATACCAAGTTTCATTTGTATCTTTGCAATATCCTTCTGAGCACGAGGCATATCTGTCATCTTCTTCAAGATATTAGCCTTCTCAGCCTCATTTCTCTTTGCTATGAGTTCTCTGATTTGCTCAGGGGTTAGTGACAAGCCTTCATCCTTAAAACGATTAACCATATCTGAAATGAATTTGGCAGGAAACATTGCATGTTGTTCAACATGAGATGACGGAGCTTCTGTGTCTTGTGCAATCGGTAGGGTATTAGGGTCGACAAAATTCGCTAGTGGACTGTAAAGACAGAATTTCAAGAAATACTCGTATGTCTGAATACCTCCAGGGATTTGTAGAGGCCTCAAGGTTTCTAGCTTTGCTAAGATAGACCTTGTCTGAACAATTATGGTGTCAATCTTGGCCTTTAGCCACGGTGTTACTTCAACCTTATTGAATTTTGCTATATAACCGCGGTGCGTGTTTAAGATAGCTTCAAGATCAAGTTGATGTTGCCAACTTAGATTCCATGATTTGGGAACCTTTGCATTATAACCCCGTTTAGAAGCAAAATGACTGAGAGGTACGAGAACATATGATTGTAAGAAACGAATAATGGAACCTGCTCCACCCTTTACTAACACATCAAACAATTCGTGCTGGGTTGCAGGTAGACGTGTCTTTAATTTATTCTCCATTTCCTCTGATAAGGTGGAAAAATCAGATAATGCAAGGGCTACTTCAACTTCCTTTGCATCTGGAGGCAACTTTGTTAGTTCAGTTTGTGTTGTAGCCATCACTGCCCTGTATCCTTCAGCAGGCTCTGGTTCAATTGACATGAGGGCAGTCCAGTTATCTAGTGGGCCAGGTAGTTCTGTCTTAAGTTTAGACGTAAAAGAATTTACTCTATGTGTCTCATTTAATAAGTCTTCAAAGGTTTCCTTGTTCACTTCTACTCCCTGGCTTTCAATCGCAACCAGACCCTGTTCAGCGGTTAAGATACCAACATCCATAGGTAGCTTAAGGTCGCACCATATACATGTATGCGTTAAACCAAATTCGTGAGTGTGACCCTTCTTTTGACCATCGTAACATACCTTCAAGAATAGCTGATAGTAACTATTTTCTGGGGGGTCTGGCAAGGGTCGCGAGATTTGAGAAGGCTTCATAACGGGCTCCATACGAGTTATCTTTGGAGGAGCTGGAACACCTGTCTTCTTAGGAAAGGGTGGTAGGCTATCTTTCGCTACCCCACTGTCCCAAAAACTATCTGCCTTTTCTAATGGTGAAAGGCAACACGAGGCCTCGCTAAATACGATTGGCATTGGCATCTTATTTTTCTTGGCTAACATGTTTCCCTGGCGTATCCAGAGTTCTGCTCGGTCGCTTGGTGTAGCTGCTTCAGGAACTATAATTTTCTCTACAAAATCCTCCTCCTTCATCACATATGGAATTGGTGCGAAATTCGCAGGCAATTCTTCATCTGGTCTACCTTGTCCACCTGCCGCACCTAGAACCTTTCTAATATATTCGCGTTTCTGAGATAAGGCTTGTAAGATAGTAGGGTCCTGTAGAGCGGAGCGCATGAATGGCTCAAAAACACCCATAATAGCCTTCTGTCTAAGAGTATCATCAGCCTCTTTCTGGAACTGTGTCATACTCCATGGTGCGGTATCTTTCTGAATAGAAGATAATATAGAAATGACACACTGAATTCCATTTGTTCCACCTTCAGGCTCTAAGGGTTGTCCTCCAAGATTTCTACATCCTGTTGGCATTCCACGCAAAATTAGATCAGGCTTTCTTGTCTGAATTAAAATAAGCATATGAACAGCTGTAGCGCATACTAGTGCTTGATTTGTATAAATTTCATAATCAGGTAAGTTACTTTGTGTAGTCTTTCCCTTTCTCTGTGCCATCTGGTATTTTACATAGAGCTCTCTGCTTGGCATTTGCTGCATTAATCCATATACTCTATTAACAATTGTCTTATAGTCATCTAATTCTAGAGGTGCCAACAATCTATCAGCTAATTCCTTCGAGGTTGTGTAAATGAGTTTTTTCATCTCATTATCGAATTCAGCAGGGTCGTCTACATCACCTAGGGGTCCAATTAAATCATCTATCTGCTCCATTGTAATTGCGTCTTTATCAACGAGTTCAGAACGACCCATCATGGGTCTGCCATTGTCATCGAATTCCAAGTGTGTATCATATTCTAATTCACTAATTGGTTGACCACAATTGCGACAGATATAGTAACCTTGGAACTGCCCTCCACCAAAATTTAGCTGAATGTCCTTGTTTAGAGCAGCCACGTCACCTGGCCTCAAGAACTGGTAGATTTGTAAGAGTTCATGAACACAAAGTAAATTGTGATCTCCTGCGTTACATTTTACCCAATTATCTTCTTTCTGACCCTGGAAAGTAATTAAGAATTTAGATAGTAAAGCTAGCCTTTGATTATCGTCCTTTACCTTTCTAATCATGGCAAGAGGCTTCACGTGAGAACAGTTAACGGGCTCAGGGGGCTCGCCTGCAAAATCTATACGCTGTTTCTTCAACTGAATGTCTTTTAGAGCATTCAAGTATTGCTCACGCGCATACTTCATTCTTGAACGGGTCAAGGCTGCAGGCTGGTCAGCAAGTTGAGCCATGGCCAACTCAGGATGATTTTTCAAGATAAGCCCAACCATGGCTACATCTGAATTTACATAGCTAGGCATTTGGTCTTTAAAAGCTGCCTGAATATCTTTTATGAGAGGTTCTCCTGCTAACTTTTCAATCATTGCTGGACCACTTGGAACCATCTGAATTCCTTGTATAGCAGGAGGCTGGGTGGCAAACTGTGAAAGTGCCTCACGTTGTGCGATGATCGCATTTAAGATTTGATTCTGAGTTCCCTTTATGATTTCATTCAAAGCCTCTTGTTGGTCAATTGTCCATTCACATTCTCTCATACCTAGTAGAGTTTGGAATGGCCAGATATCTCCCATACCTTCAGCTCTGATGCCCATAGATTTCAGATAATCACGGAGAGAAATGTTTCCTAGATTACCACCTTCTACTGAAACTAGGAATGGATTGTAAGCAGATGGAATATCTGTTATTTCACCAACATTCTTCAATATTTTTTTCATACTTAGAAATTCATGTTGACCATCTTCAACATCACCAACAAGTGTCTCGTGTCTCAGTGTAGTTAATGAGAATGCGTGCGTTAAAGGGAATAAGACGTAGGATAAAACAACCGCCTCCTCTCCTAATTGCATAACCTGAGATTTTACTCTGAGTGCCTTCAATCCTCTTAACAAAGACATTGATACATCAGCTACATTATCTGCGCTAGCATATCCTTCCTTCTTTTTTGGTAACCCAGCAGGATATCCAGGGATACTTGCTTCAGGTTCAGGAGCCTTTCTACGAAATACTTCCTCATCTTTTTGAAAGGCTATCTTTTGCGTAGATTCACCTGTTGGTTTCCATGTGGAAGCGTACTTTTCCAAGTAACTATTCAAGAAGGCCGTATATTTTTGTCCATCCATGTCAGAAGATGATTCTAGATATTCATTTGATGCCTCAATCTTAGCAGGGAAATCCTTGATACGTAGACCATCCATCATCTCAGGTTGAGGGTGTAGTTCAGATTCTATATCATGATAAATAATCTTATCAACATCTACTACACATCTGCTCAAGGCTACTAGACGAGTTTCAAGTGCGTCAACTAGAGTCTGAATACTTGTTGGCTTAACACCTTTGGGAGTTCCATCATCTGACGTGCGTAAGATAGAACCACGGAGTTGAAAAAACATTTCTGTTAAAACTCTTGTAGCCTTCTGTGTTTCTGCCAGTCGTTGTTTCGCAGGCGTGTTTAAGGAAAGAAAGTCAGCATACGCCTCAGACTTTTGTGTAATATTAGAGTAAGTACGCTCAGATGTAGGAATTTCGACAAGGCGCTCAATGCCACTTTCTTCTTGTCCAGATGCCGGAAGCTGTAATTCATCATCTAAGAACCTGAAATCTTCCTCTTCCTCTTCTTCTTCATCATTTAAGACATCTCCTTCGTTTTCATTTTCTTCTTCTAGTTGACCGAGTGCCTCTGGCTTTTCTACTGGCTGACGTCCACGGATTGCACGGAATGGAAAATCCTTAGGAACACCTCTGAAACCAAAAGGAATTGTTATATCTCCTTCTGCTTCATTATTCACAACTATCATATCTGCGTCAGGGTCAACTGAGACAATTCTGTATTTGGCGATTGGTTCTCCATCGGGTCCAAATGTTTCTAGGTCCTGGTCAGCACGAAGATCCAAGATTTCAACTAGATTAGTCTTCTTACGTTTCTGTAAAATTTCTACTGATTCTATACCAAACCTAGGGTCAAATCCCTCTTCATTTACATCGAGTTCGATCACTTGATTTGTTAGACCATCGGGACTTACATGTATTTCATTCTCAGAACGATAGACAACACGCCCAGTTGTTTTATCGTATTTTCCACCATAGATGCGAATTCTGTCACCAAGTTCTACAATTGGCTCATCGACTTCTTGAACCAAGTCTGCCTGATTAGATAATTTTACACCAGTATCCTGCGGCTCCTCTTCAGCCATCTAATGTTCAATGGCAACAAAAATTGAATAGCAGTCGCAGTAAAAACCTGGTATATACACGAATGAGTTCCCCTGTATCGATGTCTACGCTTTCTACATTCTCTAATTGGACTTCCACTTACAAGACGTGGCCAGAGCTGAAGGCATGGCTACAGAGTTCTGAGCCTGGTATCGATATCATCGAGTCGGAGGACAGTGCCTATGCCATTCTGCGGAATAGTAAGGAGAAGGAGGGTGAGGCAGCCATCGCAGAGGATGCTGTATCTGAGACGGCTCAGCTGTGTCGCTCAGTTGTCTGGGACACCGAGGCTAACCTCCCTTGCTGCGTGGCACCCTTTGCAGCTCGTCGTGACCAGAAGATTCCTTCGGATTCTGAGCTACGCCTAGAGGATTTCGTCGAGGGTGTTATGATTAACGTGTTTCGTGCTCGCGGTGATGCTGAGACGCATGTGACGACGCGGTCTAAGCTCGATGCCGACGGCTCATTCTATTCCGAGCGTTCTTTCCGTGAGCTTTTCGAGGAGGCCATGGATGCCAAGCGGACATCTCTGGATGAGATTGAGAAGCTGATTGGCGCACCCAGCGACGACGTGGCTGCGACATTCATTACTATGGTTCTTGCTCACCCTGAGCACCGTGTAGTGCGCACGGTCGAGCAGGCGAACCTCTGGGCCATTTACCGTGGTTCAGTTTCAAACGACGGCACAGTCTCCTTCTTCACGGAGGACCTGCCTACCGCCTGGCGCCCCAAGACCTACAGCCTGACGTTCAAGGGTGAGTTTGCCGAGCTGAAGGCAAAGTTCGAGGAGATTAAGGGCTCAAAGCCCTGGTATTGGCAGGGCCTTGTAGTTCACTCTGGTCTCCAGCGGTGGCGCTTCCGCAATGCCGAGCACGACCGTGTGCGCAAGGACCTGCGTGGGACGGAGTCGAATTCCTTTGGTCGCTTCCTGCGCCTTCGCTCACAGAAGCGTGTTCAGGAGTATCTGCGGATTTACCAGGAGGACAGTAACGACTTTCAGGGTTTTGAGCGTGACTATCGTGGTCTGACGAAGACACTGTATGCCTGGTATTGTAAGGTCCACAAGGAGCATTCCGTGGCATTCAAGGCTCTTCCAAAGTCCGTTCAGCCACTGGTCTTCGACCTTCACAAGTTCTACCTTAGCGCACTGCGCCCGCAGAACAAGACGCTCCACATGGTTGAGGTGATTGACTGGATTGTTAACTATCTCAAGTCACCCTATGGTGTTCCCAACACAATCCGTTTCTCGAAGGAGGCCGAGCAACCCCCTGCTCCTAATAGCTCATCTACAGGTGGTGCCCATGTGAGCGCGAGACAGGTATCCCTGGATGGTGATGGTGACAACCTCCGTATCACAGTGGACATTGGTGATGACGGAGTTACTGGGGCGGCGGCGCCTGTGAGCCCTCCTGGTGCTTCAGAGGTAGTCCTTGGAGAGGTGGTTTAAGAGTGGACTCAATCTCCTTCAAAATGGGAATAAAGTCAGGATGTATCTTTGTCTGATATCTACGTTGCTTTATGTGTGAATGTGCTAAATCAAAAGACCAACCCTTGTAAACAATAAAATACGTTACTACAACAGAAACAGAACGGCTCATGCCCGCAAAGCAGTGAACCATTATTTTTTTGTCTTCTCTAATCCATCTATCTAGAACAGATGCTGCTTCTAAAAAATATTTCTTTGTCTTGGAATCTGCGACGTCATCTACAATAGGAATACGATATCCAGGTCTGATAACAGATGAAGGGAATTCATCGGCGCATGTGATTACGTGAGTAATTCTACGGTCAGACAAGTACTGCTCTGAAGAAGCATCTCCATAGGATCCAACGTAGATTTGTTCTGTTATCTCAGACATATAATTAGAGATAGAATAAAGAGTTTATGCCCGCGAGAATTGCTAGGAGAATGCTAATGCGATATATAGTTTGGTAATCATAGTATGATAAATTCTTTACCATGTATGTATTTGCAATCTGATAGCCACACTTATTCTTGTAGTATTCGCGGGTCCCTACACCTGCGATAACGGCTGTCTTCTTCAAGCCATTCATAGCAGTAATCTGTTCAGCAGTCTTTACAAGGGTCTGACCAAAGCCACGGTGCTGTGAACCAATTGTATCCTTTCCAACCCCTAGACTAAATCCATAGACATGAACCTCGCGAATGAGACCACATCCGTTAATTTCAGGAATAAAGTCACCGCCTGGCTTAGGGTCAATACGAAGACGACAGAACCCAAATAGGCCTGTATACGTATTTATATTCCCTTCCCAGTCATGCCATTGACCCGTTAGGCCCCAATAGAGATACGCAATTAGACGGTCATTATAGTATAGAAGCATGTCATACCACTTCATCTCATGGGTTTCCATGGAAATATGGTACTCGATACCCTCAGATGCCTCGTACTTGCGAACCACTAGATAGGGTTTCAGATTATCAAGCTCCTTATCACCAATCTCCATACAATAGATACAACGACACTTCAAGTCCCATTCCTTCATCTTACCCTCAAGGACCTGTCTGAGATTAGACATCTTCTTGTAACCGGTTTCAATAGATTTTCCTGGGATATCACGAACAATTCTCTGAATTCTTACCCATGGTTGTACATTTGACTTGTAATATGCTAAAACATTTAAGAGTGAACCTAGGTTTTCTTCAGCATAAGGCTTGTAAAGTCCTTGGGTATACCAGTCGGCTATCTTACTTGAGACAATTCTGTCTGGGTCAGGTGACTTACACACAGCTGTAGGATAGATTTTGACATCATCAAACTGATATCTCGGATCTGTTAAGACCTGGGTAAACATTTCATAATCTAGAAGTGGACTAGATCCAGGTAGGTCTGGCATAAGATGGACAACAACCTTGAAGCCAGCTTGTTTTAAAAGTCGAATCGCCTTCTCAGTATCTTCTGCGTAGCATCTACGATTTACCTTCTTTAGAATTGCGTAATCAAGATGCTGAACACCAATCTGAATACGTGTCACACCCCACTTGTTGTAATCGCAGATACTTTGCCATGTAATATTATCGGGCCTAGTCTCCAAGGTTAGACCAATGATACGATACTCGGCCTTTTCATTCTCCTTGATTTCCTCTTTCAATGACTTCATTGGCCTGTTATACGATACCGTGTTCGCAGCCCAGTAAAGTTCAACGATAACCTGTTCTCTATATTCAATTGGATACGATTCCCAAGTGCCACCTGAGAGGATAACCTCCATCTTCTTGGATTCCTTATCATGGCGGTCAATATTCCCCATTGACTTATATGCCTTAATTCTATTCTGAAACTGACCTTTCACATCAAAATCATATCCATTTATATCCGTGCGAGTTCCAATAGCACGGAGCATAGCCGGCTCAGTAGACAGATATGATCTTGGTTGTGTAGGGACACCCTTCAAATCAGTCTCCTGGGGGCAATAGAAACAATCGTATTTACAACTAAACTTATGGGGGCTAAGAGTAATTGTAGAAACTAGAACACCTGAGTCTGCACGAGAAGATCTCTTAATCATCCACTTCTGTAGAATTTGATGAATTGGAATATGACTGAAATTAGTCTGATACATCTCACGGATATCTTCCTTAGAAGGTACTATGTGATACTTACGTTGAAGGCTTGAATAAATCTTATCAATCGCTTCCTTATTTTTGTTCATACAGAGCTGAATGAATTCAGGAATATACTTGTTCAAAATTTCCTTACTCGGCTTTCTGTGAGAAGTAAAATTTATCTCTGATGAAATTTTAATAGCAGACATTGAGCCAAGCGATTCTATTTCAGAACAAGGCATTTTGTAACAGGATATACCTAAGTTTATACTTCAATTTTTACCCTTGTTGTTATATACTTAAAACGCTTTTACTTATTCATACCATAAGAATGTCCAAGGGTTCTGCTATTGGTATTGATTTAGGTACTACATATTCCTGCGTTGGTGTTTGGCAGAATGATCGTGTAGAAATCATCGCTAATGACCAGGGTAACCGCACTACGCCATCTTACGTTGCTTTCACAGCGGATGAGCGTCTCATCGGTGACGCTGCGAAGTCTCAGGCGGCGGCAAATCCCACAAATACAGTATTTGATGCAAAGCGCTTAATTGGACGTAAATTCACAGATGCCTCAGTGAAGTCAGATATGGCTCACTGGCCATTCGTAGTGAAGCCTGGAACGGCTGAGAAGCCTCTTATCGAGGTAACTGTAAATGGTGAGACAAAGACCTTCGCTGCTGAGGAGATTTCTGCCATGGTTCTTCAGAAGATGAAGGCTACTGCTGAGTCGTATTTGGGAACCAAGGTGACAGATGCGGTCATCACAGTTCCCGCGTATTTCAATGACTCTCAGAGACAGGCTACAAAGGATGCGGGCCTCATCGCTGGCCTTAATGTGCTACGTATTATCAATGAGCCCACGGCGGCTGCTCTAGCCTATGGCCTTGATAAGAAGACTGGGGGTGAGAAGAATGTTCTTATCTTCGACTGTGGTGGTGGCACCCACGACTTGTCTATTCTCACCTTGGATGACGGCATCTTTGAGGTCAAGGCTACCGCCGGCGACACTCACCTTGGTGGAGAGGATTTCGATAACGCAGTAGTAGATTACTGCGTTCAGGAGTTCAAGAAGAAGACGAAGGTTGACATTTCCTCAAATGCAAAGGCTCTACGCAGACTTCGCACTTCTTGCGAGCGCGCCAAGCGCACTCTTTCTTCAGCTACACAGGCTCAGATTGAGGTAGACAGCCTCGCTGAGGGCAATGACTTTTCTACTACGCTGACACGTGCGAAGTTTGAGAGCCTCTGTGAGCCTTTCTTCAAGCGCTGTATGGCACCTCTTGATGGCCTTCTCAAGGATGCTAAGATGTCAAAGGACCAGATCCACGAGATTGTAATGGTTGGTGGATCATCTCGTATCCCTAAGATCCGTGAGTTCCTCATGTCTTACTTCAATGGCAAGAAGCTCAATGACTCCGTGAACCCTGATGAGGCAGTAGCCTTCGGTGCGGCTGTTCAGGCTCATATCTTGACGGCACCCAAGGGAACTCAGGACTCCACGTCTGATATCCTACTCATGGATGTAGCCCCTCTCTCAGTTGGCCTAGAGACGGCAGGTGGTGTGATGACGAAAATCATCCCTCGTAACACGGCTATCCCTACGAAGAAGACACAGGTCTTCTCTACATATGCTGACAACCAGCCTGGTGTTCTCATCCAGGTCTTCGAGGGTGAGCGTGCTCTAACGAAGGACAACAACTGCCTAGGTAAGTTCCAGCTCGATGGAATTCCCCCTATGCCCCGTGGCGTTCCTCAGATTGAAGTGTCCTTCGATGTTGATGCGAATGGTATCCTAAATGTCACGGCTGCGGAGAAGTCAACGGGTAAGCAGCAGAAGATTACGATTACCAACGACAAGGGTCGTCTATCAAAGGATGATATTGAGCGCATGGTTCAGGAGGCTTCTTCTTTTGAGGCTGAGGACAAGGCTCATATGGAGAAGGTTGAGGCGAAGAATGGGCTTGAGTCGTATGTCTACAACGTTCGCAACTCATTGAATGATGAGAAGACCCGTGAGAAGCTAGGGGCTTCTGAGTGTGATACGTATTTGGAGAAGACCAAGGCCTATCTAGACTGGCTAGATGCGAACCAGTCGGCGTCCAAGGAGGAATTTGAGGAGCAGAAGAAGGCTGCTGAGGGTGATTTCCAGCCATTCTTCATGAAGCTCTATGCTTCAGGCGAAGCCACAGATGGCAGTACAAAGGATGCTACATCTGAGGACGTTCCTTCTGGCCCTAGAGTTGAGGAGGTTGATTAAACTCTAGCTTAAGAAAATTTTAATGTATTATAAATAGAATGCCACGCAGAACAAGTCCATCAATGCATGAAAAAAAGATTACAACAATGCCAATCAAGCTCGAAGACAAAAATCTACCGGCTATTATTCCTCAAAGGCCATCTTTTTTACAGACAATGAAGGAGGGAGCTGCATTTGGTGTAGGAAACGCAATTGCCCATAGAATAATTGGTTCTATTCCGAATACTATTGTAGGAAATGGTAATTCTATAGAATATGAGAAATGTATGAAAGAATATGATGATAAGGCTGTGTGTGAAAGATATAAGTAAATATCAGGCACTAACAATTCCAATACTTATTGCATTATATCCTAGTAGACGTAGATGTGTCTTTAGCGAATCCATGATTGATACTTTTTGATAACCATTCCAGTCACTATAACGAGCCTTTAGAGGCTCTAACTTTTCATTGCTATCAATATCTTCTATAAGATAACAAGACATTTTTAATTGTGTATCAGAATATTCTACAGCCGAAACATATCCATCAAAGCTTTTCGTCTTTGTTCCGTAAATATTTGCCAAAAGGGTAAACCATTCTTCCTGAGATGGATGTGGGTTTGGAACTGGGCTACTAAGCTCTATAATTATCTTAAAATTGTATATTAGCATACTAAGTATAATAATATATATTTTTTCATTTTTATAAGTGCGAATGCGTTAATTAAAGTCTAATTCAGAAAGTAATAAGAAATAGATGCCATGTGCTTGTAAACAAAACCAACCAGAATACCCAGTTACAGATAATTGGGGACCCTCTTTATGGAAAATTCTACATGCTCTTGCTGAAAAGGGAGGAAAGGTTGTAATTCCATCCTTCCGAGAAGACGAAAAGAGGCAATGGATTTTATTAATTGAAATTATGCCAAAGATGATTCCATGTGAAAATTGCCGAGAACATGCCCAACAATGGATCTTAGCACACCCGATAAAGCCAATAAAGGATGTTCCATCTGATGAAATATATGAATGGATAACATCATGGGTCTATGATTTCCACGAGGCAGTTAACCAAAGAACAGGGAAACCCTCTTTTGACAAGTCTTTACTTGCACAAACTTATGGACGAGTAGATGTAAATGAAACATATAAGGCAATGAAACCCTTTATCGAGAGTGCCATTCGCTTATCTGGTGTTACTCTGTTCCCCTGGCAAAAGTGGACTAATTATCTAAGAATGTTAAGCTCCTTGTATGGTCTTTAGGAAACTAAGATGTTGAGCCAGGTTTGGTGAATATATAGCTAGAATATCTAGCAACCCTGCAAAATCTATATTCAACATTAAGACTACTCCAGCAAAACGTATAATAAAGGCATCCCAGGGGTCTAGGCCAGGTATTTCATTTAACAAAAAGAAGAAAAATAAGAAAGCACCAATACCTAATTTAACAAGTGAATCTATTACAAGTTTTGTATGAGGTTCAGTTACAAATTTACCAGATAATACTAAGACTGTTTGTAAGATAACTAATGTTCTCAATACTACAAAAAAGTATTGGTAATACTTCATTCTATTCTATTGAAGATATTTTAGGCAGGAACACTTGTCTTTAACTTTAGCTTAATTCTTGTCTTACCTGCTGCAGCAGTGCCAGGAGCAGCCACACCTGGCGCGGCCTTAGGAGCACCACCTGTCCAGAGACGTAGCCACTCCTGGAACATAGCCTTACATCCACGAGCAGAGATGGCTAGAGCAGTGCGTGCCGTTACCTCATTGCCATCCTCTACACCAATTCGGAGAAGCATTTCATCCTTGAGAGGGTGAGGAATCTTGTAACCTGCGAAGGAAATACGAGGATTTGCCTCACCATCTACATGATTATCGACAAGCCACGTCTGGATCATGTTGCCGAAGGTATGATCCTCACCCTTAATCAAGAAGTCGAACCCAGGCATCTGAGAATCAGAGGGAGTAACTGAAATTGTAGGAGGGAGGTCACCTGAATCAAGGCCAATATAAGGGTCACACATCTTTATAAGACCAAGAAGAGCACGCTCGACAATGGCTCGCGGAGCCATTGGACCAATTGACTCGATTTGGAAATCAAAGCTATTCGGATCACCCTTCTCATCAACCTTGTAGATGCGCTGGATTTGCATTGTCTTAAACTCGCGGTCAAGTTCTCCACGACGCTTCTCGTCCTCCTTGAGGCTCTCAGGCTCTACATTCTTGTGCGTTACAAGCCACTTCTCAAAGTAAGCATTACGCCTCTCTGTATTCGTATCAAGAGTGTAACCATAGGTAGACTGGCATGTGGGAATGAAGCGAGCATGCTCTCTTCCAAGGCCAACCGTGGCCCTCATCTCAACCTTAAGGGTAGGCGTTACAGATGAACGCTTAGCAGGCATCGATGTAATTAAACAGGTTTCTCTGGTCAAAGGATGAGGGACGAAGAAATCCTTTCCAGGGATTTCAACAAGAGCCTCTGAAAGGTCAGATGCCTTACGACGCTCATACACCTTGATATCAGAGGCAGTTACATCCATTATGCTGGAACTAGTATTCTCAATATCAATCTTGAATACATAGCGATCTGCGTCAAATGTATCGGGGTCTACACCATGAATTGGTATTAGACTAATGCGGTGAGCCAGAAGTTCATTCGGCTGTGTATTACTGTCGTTTTGAAGAACCTTGATGTCAGAGTTTTCTACAACAATTCCGGGTGGATCTGACCGGAAAGCTACACCTGATACTAGCGTCATTACTGAACGACGTAGTGTATTCGCATAGGGATATGCCGTATTTGCTAGGGTAAACTGAGCCTTTCGTGGAGAAACAGATTTGACATCTTCAAAGGACATTGCTATAAGTACATTATAAAAGCAACATTGATCAATTTTTACAGTAATGCGTAAAATATAAACTATCTTATAGCAACCCAGTATTATTTTGGTAAAACCTAGTAGATGAGTGCTCCTGCCCCTGCCACTAATGCCCCGGCTTCAACTGGATTTCTATCAGGTCTCTTTGGTGCCAAGAAGGCAAATAATGCGCCAAAGCCCGCCAATGCTGCTGCCCCTGCCCCCGCGGTAGGTGGTCGTCGCCGCGCTTCCCGCAAGGATCGCAAGGACCGCAAGAACCGTAATGAGCGTTCTCGCAAGGACCGCAATCGCTCCCGCAAGAATCGTAACCGCTCTCGCAAGAACCGCAACCGCAAGTAATTGTGGCACTACTGCGTTTTTACCATATGCGAACGTTAAACTAACAAAATAGAATGGCTCTACGGCAAGGACAACCCAATAACGTTTGTTTTTATAGCAACAAATGTGAATGGTCTGAAGCCTTTTTGAAGGAATTATCCAAAACCCCTTATAAATCTGAATTTCAGTTTATTTGCATAGACACAACTCCCCGAGCGCAACTACCAACCTGGTTAAAGCAAGTTCCCACTCTTTTAATCCGTGACGACCAAGAACCAGTTAAGACAAATTCAGATGTTTTAAATTGGCTGTATGAGCGCAAGATGAAAGATAATAACCAGGCTTCTGGTGGTCTACCTCAAAGAGGCCCTATGCCTGCAGGTGCAGCTGGACCATCTGATGAGCCTGAGGCATGGAATGTATCAGAAATGGGTGGAAAACTGAGTGAGACATATAGTAATTTAGGTGATGGAAATAATTTCGATAATAGTTCAAGTAAAAACTGGGACTTTGGCTTCTTGAATGGTGGTGCATCTTCAGGAGATCGTTCTGCCCAGGGCATGGGAGACAATAGTATGAGACAAGAACCAAGTAGAACTAAATCAAAGAAAGAAGAAATGTTTGATAAGCAAATGGAGGCATATCAGAAAAATCGCGATGTAGGATTACCACAGAAGCGGATGCCTCCTAATGGGGGGCGCATATAGTCGCACAAGCAACAAGCTCAAAAAATTGCCTAAACACTTCACGCTTAGAAAAGGTAGAGATGTCTGTACTCGCTGCCTTTTGTAACCAAATGATTCGTTTCTTTGAGGAGCTACAGGCATCGTATCCTGAGGAGAAGAGTATTTCTATGGGTCTAGAGGCAATTCATGCTGCCAAGAAGTCAAATCCAAGACTAATTCTTGATATGTTCTATGAATATCTATATAAGCCTGCAAATGATCTAATTATGACACGCAATGATGAGGCTATTATGAAACTGGCAAGAGAAATCATGTCTACCCAGTTTAATGAACTTATGCCTACTCTAATGATTTTCGATAAATACTGGCCTGAGATGTCACAGCCAAATAGAGAGGTTATCTGGCAGTATCTAACAGTTCTATGTAAGCTCTGTGAGAAAGCAAGAGCTTAGGCTTGATAATTAGATTTTGGTACGCTTTTTTAAAAAACGTTAGAGCTTAATATCATTCAGATTAAAATCAAGCCTGTTCCCCTTTATAAAAACTAGTTCATAGAAGTTATTAAATAACTTGTCTGGAAAGTTCTTAGATACCATCGGATCTCCTATGATAAATGGCTTGTAATCAGATGGCCTTGAAGCCAAAAATCGGAAATCTACTCCCTTATAATATTGCATTAAACAACCAATATTCCATCCATTTTCTATTATAAGTCTGGACATCCTAATTTCCTTATTTAGGATTGCGTCTTGAAATGTAGTGGAGAACTTTGTTAAAGAAAATATATCTTTTGAAATTAAAAATAATAAAGTCTCATAATCCATTGCAAATATATAAGATTGTATGTGACTTAATCCTTCTACATCACTAAGAACTGTTAAGCTACCTGTATTTATAGTGCTTCCAAACAGTTTTACTGAATGAGTAAGGCCATTCAAATAGATATCAGTCCATCTTCCATTAAAATACGACGGCAGATAAGGGCCAGATACGGATGAGTTTACAAATATAAATTTACTATAATCCTTATAAAGTCCATTATATAACAAGCCTTTTGACCAACCACCGAAATCAAACCCCGTATTATCAGACTTAAAATATATTACGTGATCTGGTAAAATAGGTTCATTTTGTGAGCCATTATTTATTACAAGAAAATCTATTTCGGGGTCTAAGAAAATTGCATTTTTTATGAAATTGTTGACCCTATCATTTAACTCATGAAAAACATATAATACAAGTGTCTTCATCTACTTGTAAAAATCATAAAAATCCAAGATATATACCGTATAACTTTTCGAGAATGTAGTTGAAAAGAGGCGTAAAGAATTGGAAGAACCTCTATATATCCAGTCTAGATGAGCGCCCCCTTAGATTCTATATTTCAGGCAAAATATGAAGAATTCGCAGCTAGTCTTATTGACGCCTTTCCAGAGCTTGAAGAAGTGGTGAAGACTTCATTATCTGCAGAGAAGGCTGATAGAGAGAACATGTACAAGATGCTTGTTATGCCAGGAGCAGGTAACCCTAAGAGAGACCCATTAGAGGCACCTGGAATGGTTCTCCCGGGTGTATTTATTACTGAGGCAACATGGTCATCATGTTCTGAGGGAACAAAGAAAGCTATTAATCAATTCCTAAGTATCTTAACATTTTCAATTGCCATGAAGGATGGTAAGTCATCCGATTTCGGATTTGGTGATGAAGCATTCAAGACATGGGCAGATAGTTTCATGAACCAGTGGCGTGGAAAGATGGACCGTGGAGAGTTCGACTCATTCACAAAGCGCTTTGGTGACCTCTTTGGTTCAGATGGGGGTCGTCTACCACCCTTCCCTGAGAAGCTCCGTAAGGGAAAGCTAGTCAAGTTGGCTGAGGAAATTGTTCGTGAGCTAAAGCCTGAGGAGTTTGGCCTCGACCCTGAGACAGTAAAGCAATGTGAGACAGATCCAAGCAAGGCGTTCGAGGTCATCATGAATTCAACGATGAGAAACCCTGAGAAGCTCCAGGGTGCCATGAAGCGCATTATGAAGCGTCTTCAGGAGAAGTTCCAGCGTGGAGAGTTCAAGCCTCAGGAGCTAGCTGCTGAGGCCGAGGAGATGATGAAGGAGTTCTCAGAGAACCCGGCCTTTGTTGATATGATGGATTCTATGCGCAAGGCCTTCAGTTTTGAGGGTAACATGGAAGGAGCTAAGGCTGCTGGGATGGAGCAGTCTGTTCGCATGAACATTGTTAAAGAACGCCTCCGACGCAAGGCTGAGGCCAACGCTGCCGCGAGGGCTTCTGTTCCTAGTGGAGGATCACAGGTGCCTGTAAACACAACGGGCCCTGTCTTATCAGATGACCAACTCGTTGAGGAGTTTGCATCTATTTTAACAGGTGGCAAGAAGAACAATAAGAAACAAACTAAGAAGTAGGATGAACAAGGTGCCTTTATGTACACCAGCTTGGTGGGAAGATCCAATGGTTCTAATATCAGATTCATGGCTCGCACAATGGAAGCGTAGGTCAACACCTCACGTCCCTTGTTTTAGCGAGCGTGTAAATGCTCTAACAAGAACAGGTATAGCAGTTTTATTAGTTGCTCTACTATTTTCTCTTTTTAATCACGATATACTTACAACTGTATCATATTCAGTTATCCTTGGTTTAATTATTACATTACCCGACATAATTGATATGATGAAAGCTGGTTACATTCAAGAGCAGTTCGTTGCACGCATTAAACCAGATGAGCCTTCTAAACTTTCATGGAAGACCCCTCCAGTGGGTGGGTCAGATGATACCTATGATGACGGGGAACACATGACTTTGCCAAGCCCCAGAAATCCATTCATGAATGTTCTAATTGATGAGATTAAGTATAATCCCTTGAGGCCAGAGGCTAAGTCGGTAGAAGATCCTGTAGTTAAGTCAACAATGGACGATTACTTTCGAGTAAATTGGTTCTCAGACCCCACAGACGTGTTTGGGAAGTCTCAGAACCAGAGACAGTTTGTAACAATGCCGGCTACTACAATACCTAACGACAGAAAGAGTTTCCAGGATTGGTTGTATAAGATACCCGGTAAGACGTGTAAGGAGGGTGGTCGTGAGGCCTGTGTAGCAGCGGGTGGTTCAGCAGTGCCTTGGCTAAATTAGCCTTTGGCTAAAGTGGCCTTTGTGTTATGACTTTAGGGCCTTTCCGGCAACTGAACTTCTTAAGAGTTCTACCCTTGGTTTGTAAAACTGACTTTACACATATGGCAATGGCGGCTTTCTCCCTAGCCTCACGACCTGAACCCTTTCTAAGTTTCAAGGTTTTTGCAACTGACTTTATACATCTACAAAAACGGTCAGCCTGTTTCATTACTACATATGTGCTTTCTTTTTTCCTGAAAGAGAACAGATATGGAACTCAATCGCCTAACAAAGACACGCGATGACCTCTGTGGAATCCAGCAGTATTATACCCAATCATTGGGACCGGGCAAGTATACGACGACTAACCTAGTCCCTGATGCCAGAAAGGTGAACCCTCTTGCCTCTGAGCAACAACTCATGTATCCTCGCGAGGGCTTTGGCCTAAACAATGCTCAGGTTGACTCTGATTCCATGTTACGCAATGAGAGCTCTTTCAAGAGCAACAGATGCCAGATTAGAGCGCAGTCCCGTCCTTTCCTAACAGTTCCTTACATGGCGGGTGGTCGTGGTAATCCGGATGTTGAGAGCAATTTGCTCCATGCTGAGCAGGTTAAGCAGATGAAGGAGTGTGGCACGGTCACTGAGACACAGTTCGTCGGTGCCTTCACTCCTCTAGTGCCTTCTCTAGCTGACAACATCCAAAACCCCAAGAACTTAATTCCTGAGGTGGCTGCTGCTGGCTGGATGCGTGCTGGAATTCCCAGTCGCTCTTATATGCGTGATATCAATTGCTAAACGCTTTTTAGAAAAACGTGGCAAACACATTAAACTATTTTGGTTAGCTTTTCCTAAAAGCTATTAGAATGGACGACCCCTTTGCTATCCTAAAGCACCCCTTTGAAGCCAAGGAAAACCCACAGGGATATACTGAAAATGTATGGGCACAGGTTCACAAGGAGCCGGCCCGGCATATGCTAGGCCTTGTAGGTGGAAACGCAGTGTCTTTACCAGCAGGAAATATGGTTGATGTTGAATCTGATCTAAGAGGATTAAATTACCCTCTAACAGCCAGCCCTGCTCGTCAATATCAACCTCCTCCTGTTACACAAAGCGTTATGAATAGAAAGTCTACAAAGGGTGCTGTTTCTATAAATGTTGAACCTAGACACTTGCCTGCTATTCAGATGTGGCCTTATGCTGCAACATTTGCCCCTGTCCCTATGAATGTCAAGCAATGTGGAAGGCCAGAAAAGTATTAAACGCTTTTTTAAAAAGCGTAATGCTTTTTCTACAAAGCCTTTAGAGGATGTCATCCACAAGACCAAAATTCGATAATTTTCACCAGGAAGATGATATGAGAATTACATCATACTCAGTTCGCTATCAACTAGATAAACCAGAGCACAATTGCCCGTCATCCTTTCCGGCTGAGCCGTCGGTTCGCCTTCAGCGTTCAGGGGCATCATGGCCTCAGGGACAATGGAAGACAGATATAGAATCAGATTTATTTAATATTAATCGCCTTGGAACACGTGTGAAAAACAACGCAATACAATACAATCCTGAACACAACCAAATAAGTAACACTAAGCTAACAAATGCCCCTGATGTAACTCTAGGAATAACATACCAGCGCCTCTATAATCCACCATGTACTCTCAGAGCTACAGGATGGAACCGCTGGGATAGCCTGCACCACAACCCTCAAGATAACTTCGAGACACCCTTTGATTTCTTTGTTCCTTCTCGCACTCAGTCAAAAGATAACTGGGTAAAGCAATCTTGTTATAAGAAGATTGAGCAGACGCTACAGAAGAACTGAGGCATTCGGTCTTAATGAAAAACACTACAACAAGGTAGTATGGAATTAGCCGCCCTATCGGGATTAGTAGCCATTGGAGTCGCAGTTTCACAACTTGCATCTACGTCTCCACGTCCTCAATTACCTGTTCACCCAGGGCGTTTCCCTCAGAAAGAAGGGTTTCAGACACTCGGTCTAGGTATCTTACCACAATCCACACCTCCTTCAAGCCCCGTTATGCCAACACCAAGCGAGTACTATACAATTGGTATACAGCAATATCTAACACAAGAGGAAGGTTCAAAGATATCTGATCTAAATCAACGTCTGAATCATCTTGCTTCAACCGGTTCACAAGAAGGTGTTCAGGCCATGAAGGCTCAAATTCAGACAATCTTAGAAAGAGCGGCAACTCGCAAGGCTCAAGTCCGTGGGGAACCATCTAAGAGAGCAGCGTCCAATAATGCGATGGCAGGAACAGAGCTTGATATGATGTACAAGACACCCGGCGGTCAGACATATCCGTCTGAACCAAACGCTGGCCCTAAATACGGGTCACCCCTTGCTTATGCCACTTCATTGCCTCCCTTAAGAAACCCTAACGTGCCTCAAGGTCGCGAGGGTTTTGTTGGTCAAGGTCCTTTACCCGAGCCAATCTCATCCTCTGTACCCAAGGTTCAGATGTCAAGCTCAGGTGTCGAGGCATCTGCTGCCTGGATTAAGGGCGACAGTGTAGTAAGTGGCTTGAGTGGTCAGACAATCAAGTCTGAAGACTTCAAGCACAGTAACATGCAGCCTTTCTTCGGAGGTCGCATGAAGCAGAATATGACATCTTCTGTAAATACTAGCAAGCTCGATACATTCACTGGTGCTGGGACGACACAAATTCAGAAGCAAGAAATCGCACCTATGTTCAACCACAACCAGCCCTTCGGTCAACCCTTTGGAAATGAAGCGAATGCTGACTTCATTAAGAGTCGTATAGTGGAGCCTGGGCGTCGTAACAACGAGAAACCTTTCGAGCCTACACGCGTTGGACCCTCTCTAGGACAGAAGGGTGGTATCACAGGCCAAGGTGGTTTCCAGCAAATGGAAGTAAATGAAATCATGAAGCGTGCTATGCCTACAGTTGACAAGTTGCGTGTAGCCACGAACCCCAAGTTGTCCTACAATAACCAAGTAGTTCCTGGTGCTCACTTTATTGGAAATGCCGCCCTAGACACAGGTGAGGTTCGTAAATACAGACCCGATACCTTCTTCTTGAACGAAACAGGTGAGCGCAATGGTGTAGCTACTGGTGAAGTTGTAAAGGGTGCGAACAGACCTACACAGGTTCTTAAGTACACAACGCGTACCGACACAACAGAGGAACTCACAGGAACACCTGCTTCACAGGAGGCCTTCAAGTCTTACGTGGCTGGCGACTATAGAACTCCCATGGGTCAGCAGTTTGGTGGAGCTGGTTACCGTAATACAGACGGTTCTACATATGGAGCTGGAACCAAGGATGACTTCGGCGCCTCTTCCATTGAAATCAGACCCAATGAGCGCGAGGGAACTCAGGATCGTGTTATGGGCTTGAACTTGGCTCCTGCGGATACAGGGTTAGTGACAATTCACTACGAGGACGACTCTCGTCCTACTCGCAGAGGAGAAACGGTTGGAAATATCAGACAGACAGGAACACCTGTTGGATATGCTGGTGGTGCTCCTTCTATTACTACATGGGACCCCTCAGATGTCGCACGCACGACAATCAAGGAAACTACGGTCGACTTCGATTACCGTGGTATCTCTGGACCTGGAGCTGGGCCTGAACGTCTCAAGGTCTACGACCCCAACGACGTTGCGAAGCCTACACAGAAGTCTCAGTTGTCTAATGACTCACGTATCGCAGGCCCAGCTATCTCCGTGAATAAGGATTTCACAAGCCACGAGTCAGCTTACAATATGCGCAAGAATGAATCGAAGACGACTGTATCCAAGTTACGTAAGCCCATAGCAGGCAACGGTAATATCGCAGTTTTCAAGGGTGATATCAAGCAGACGGCAAAGCGCCTAACGGCTGATGATGTGAATGACCGTGCTCTAGCGGTCAACCGTGTATCTGGATTGACACCCGGTTCAGCTGACTTGGGCCGTGTTCAATATAGATTGCCCTTGAAGCTAGACGTAAGCATGGAGCGTAATATGCAATCTGTTGTTGACGCAGTTGAAAACAATCCTCTCAATCAGAGTTTAAGAAAGAACGCCATTCGCGACTCCATGATGCTCGAGGAAATGCAAAAGAATAGGCGCTAAATGTCTAAAGATATAATACTTCTATAATACATATGGAGACTAGTGCTGACGTAACCGTTGAGCAATCCGCTTCTTTGTCAGTAACTGATACATCTGTTTCTGTTTCGTATGATAATACGACAGAACTTGGTGCTGGCGTAAGTGTAGGAAATGATAATGCTTCTATTGGCATTGATGCGTCTGTCAAGACTGGAACATCTGCTTCCGCATCAGCGGGCCTAGATGGCAATAACGTTCAGGCTGAGGTATCATACTCCGACGTTACTTCCGCCACTGTAACGGTAGAAGCTTCTGTTGATTACAATGGTGTAGGAGCCAGTGTATCAGGAGATGCTTATGCTAAGAGCGGGACAGAAGTAAGTGCCAATATGTCTGTTGGTGAGAATGGTGTTGCGGCAGGTGCCGAGGTTTCAACGGGGTCCTGTGTTGGCGCAGATGCTTCTGGTCAAGTAGATTTGCGCGAGGCTTCTGTCACAGCTGGAGCAGGTGTTAGCGCAGGTGTAGACCATTTCGAGGCTGGAGGCTCAGGAGAGGCTACATTCAAGGATGGAAAGGCTACAGTTGGTGTAGCTGGCGATGTTGCAGCAGTTCTTGGCCTCGAAGTTGATGTGAGTGTAACTGTAGACACAAATCAAATTCAGGAGGATGCTCAGGCAGCAATCGAGTTTGCTAAGTCTGAGGAGGTTAGAAAGGCTACAGAGGAGGCTAAGAGAGTGGCTGAGGAGCAGGCCGCTAAGTTGGCCAGGGAGGCTGAGGAGGCTAAGAGAGTAGCAGAAGAGCATGCTGCTAAGTTAGCAAGGGAAGCCGAGGAGCATGCTAGAAAGATGGTTGCGGAAGCCGAGGCTGCTAAGAGGGCGGCTGAAGAAGCTTCTAGAAAGGCTGCCGAAGAAGCGGCTAGACAGGCCGAGGAGGTGGCTAGACAGGCCGAGGAAGCTAGAAGACTAGCAGAAAAGCAAGCTAAAAAGGTAGCCGAGGAAGCCGAGAGAGTTAAGAGAGAAGCTGAGGAAGCTTCTAGACGTACTGCCGAGGAAGCCGAGAGAGTTAAGAGAGAAGCTGAGGAAGCTTCTAGACGTGCCGCCGAGGAAGCCGAGAGAGTTAAGAGAGAAGCTGAGGAAGCTTCTAGACGTGCCGCCGAGGAAGCAGCTGCTGCTCAAAGGGCATCAGAGGAATCTGCTAGACAAGCTCAGAAGGCACTTGAAGATGCTTCTAAAAGAATAGCTGAGGAAGCCTCGAGAGGAACAAACACAGTAAAGCGGTGGTTCAAGTGGTAAATTTATATTTAATAAATAGATATGTCTGGTAATTTTTACATTTCACCTGCGACAAGTTCTGCTGGTTCTGAAAATGCATCACCGGTGAACCTGAAACCTACATTAAATAAGAAACTAATGAGATTAACTTCAAGTAGAAGAAAAGGATTTCCTAATGGAACCTTTAGCAAGAGAAATAACAGAAATACACTAAATTCAAGGCAATGGGGAAATACGCCATTCTTTACAAATGCAAAAGCTGCGTCAATGCTGGAAAAAGGGTGGGTAAGATCGCGTGACAATTTACTTCTTGGACAAAAGGGACTTTTAACACAAAGTGGGGGGCCAGAATATCAAGTTAAGATAGTAAAGAAACAACTTAAACTTATTGCAGGTACGGCACGGTTCATCTATTCATTCGAGACTAATGATAAAAAGGTAATTGATTTAGATAGTAGAGATAGACATGAAGACTGGGATTTCTATACTGCTACAAATCCAGTTCCCTTTGTTCCTAGAAAGGGAGGTAGAAAGACGCGTAGAAAGGCCTAAGACCATAGCCTATCTTAAAACAGAATGCAATCAACTCGCGGTAAAAGTTATTTAATTGTTGGTCCACCAGGATGTGGTAAATCCCGATGGATCAGACAAGCTGCTGCTGCTGCTGGACACACCTTGTTCAGATGGAATTGTAGAGATGATCGCGCTCTTAGACAAGGGCGTGAGCTTCTTCACGGGCTCGTGAGAACAAGAGAGCCCACATGGGTATGGCTTGAAGGCGCCGATGATATTACACTGGATGCCCAAGCATTCTTGAGACGTATCTTAGAAACCGCTTCCGCTCAAGTAACGTGTGCGCTCGAAGTTCGTCGTTTGGAATGTATGGCTGAACCTATTCAATCAAGATGTATCCTAAAACGTCTAGCTCACACGGCAGAGCCAACCTGGAGACAAAGAATTATAAAAAATCAGTGGGGACAGCCAGATGATTATAAGGCACCGCAGGTGGAGACACCCACTGATTTAGATGAACTCAGAGAGGCGCGACTTCAAGGAGCAGACCCTTATAAAGTAATGACGCAAATTATAAAGGGTCATCCTATGGAAAGAGAAGTTCTAAAGCGCTCTACAATGGGTATGAGCCCATGGATATTGAGCGCATGGGTACTTTCCCAATCGCAATAGCGCTTTTTACGCTATTTTAATCTGAATTGTTCGGGTAGCATAATGGAAGTTCAAGATTCCTCCGCCGCAATTTACAGCGAGGCAAAGTCTGAGTACACTGACCAGCTTGTATTTAACTTTCAGCCAGCACTACTTCGCTTCTTCCTAGACCGTTTCACAGAGGTCAAGGGGTTGCCATCTGTATCATCTAAGACGAAGTCAGCCCTGTCTGAATTCCAGGAGTCACTGAGCCAGATACCAGACTGGAATTTGGATAAGGTTCATTCTGAGACGTCTGAGCTTCTCAAGGCAATTCACTGTGACTATATCGAGGACTTGATTACAGCAGTCTTTATAGCACACACAAAGATATTGTCTGCCATCCGTCTTCACTCAAAGCCCCGGCGGAAGATTAACATTACAGTGCCTAAGCCTGACCATTTCATGCATCGCACAATGTCCGAGTGTAGTCGATTTCTTTGGTCAAATGTATATCTATTCGATGACACCGTTTCATCAGTTGATAGACAGAAAAACATGAATGATGTGAATAAGCTCTTAGAACGTGGTATACTACAGGCAATTCGCAATCTACTCCCGGTAAAATCTATTTTACGTGATAGCCTACAAGAGGATGATGATGATGCCATACAAGTAAATGCTCAAGATGATGTGGTCGAGAAGACACCTTTAACTACGCCAACGGTCGAGCCTCTAGAAACGGCGCCTGCTGAAGTATCCACAGAAGTCGCGACACCTGAACTAAAGGCACTCGAAGTTACGGAGGCACCAAAGGTTGTAGAGGTAACAAAGAGCCCTGCCCAGGAAACATTAATTATCGATACTGAAAAGACAGTTGGATTTACTGGGTTCGATTCAGTGTTTGGAACAACTGGTGATGCAGAAATGAAACCTATGACTGAAGAGGGCGATGATGAACTCAAGATAATAGGAGACCTCGAAGAGTTGAATGTAGATGATATTGAAGATATCGATAAGCCACAATCTATAAATACTCCGCTTGCAGTAGACGATTATGAAACACTTTAAGATGCGTTAGACAATGCGTCTTTTTTCTAAAGACATCGCTCAGAAGTTCCATGGCATCCCTCGAAGTTTTTGTATGGGCAATTGTTGGCGGACTATTTGTTGCTATTTTAAGTGCCGCCGCCGTCTATTACAATAACCAGCTACCAACAAACAAGCAATTAAGTCGTGATTTTCTCATTGGCTCAGCTTTTACTGGATTTCTATATCCATTAATACCTGAGTCATTCGATGAGATTAAAAACGTAGTTACAACTACGGCAGCTGAAATACAGGCAAATGTGCCAACTACACTTTCCGGTTCTTTATCTAGCGAAGACCCTGGTATAAAAATAGGGCCGGCAAATTTTTAGTATTCTAAAAGCACCACACGGTAGATATGAGCCAACTCGATTCATTAAATGATCAGTTAAATACGCAGTTCACTGTATTTGAACAGCATATTCAACAAGCAATTTCACTAATTTCTGGGCAAACACCTGTAGCAATCGGACCACAAGGTTCTACTGGTTCAACTGGTCAGGTGGGTGCTCAAGGCACTACTGGATTTACTGGACCTATTGGACCATCTGGTGGACCTATTGGACCTACTGGATTTACTGGAGCAATTGGCTCGACTGGAATACAAGGTACAACTGGATTTACTGGCAGTGGAATAACGGGATTTACTGGACCAACAGGTACAAGAGGTGAACCTGGAACAACTGGATTTACTGGTCAAGGAATTACTGGAACCACTGGGCCAACTGGAACAAAGGGTGAGACAGGATTTTCTGGAACCACTGGATTTACTGGTGCTACTGGAGAAACTGGTACTCCTGGTGTCAGAGGTGATACAGGTTTCACTGGTGCTACAGGTTTCACTGGTGCTACTGGACCAACTGGTACACAAGGAAGCCCTGGAACAACTGGATTTACTGGACAACAAGGTGTAAGTTTTACTTGGAGAGGTATTTATAATCCTCAAATTACATATAATGCAAATGACGTGGTATTAATCAACGGGTCGTCTTATATTATAGCACAAGGTGTTCCTGCTCCATATGCAATAACCACTCTTGCTGGAATTGTAGGACAACCTGGTCAAATTAACAATGCCGCTGGCCTATCTTCTACATTTAATACCCCTATTGGATGTGCTGTAGATACATCTGGAAACCTGTATGTAGCCGATAGTATTAATAACGTAATTCGTCGTGTAAATACTAGCACTGGAAACACTATCACTATAGCTGGTGGTGCCACTCTAGTAGGTGGTGTACCAAACGCTAATAATACTTATTTAGATGGTATTGGAAGACAAGCAACATTTAATGTTCCATATGGGCTTACTTTAGATACGTCTGGAAACTTATTTGTGGCAGATAGAAATAATCACGTTATTCGTAAAATTGTTCTCTCTACTGGCGAAGTAAGTACATTGGCAGGTTCTGGATTAAGTGGTAGCAATGATGGACAGGGTTCTGCAGCATCATTTAACAGACCCTCTGGTATAGTTATGAGTGTAGATAATCGGTTATTTATTACTGATACAAATAATAATAAAATACGTCAAGTAGATCCATCTGGAAATGTTATAACTGTAGCTGGTAAACAAACATCAGGATATGTTGATGTTTCTGCTGGTACAACGTTGCTTAACGCACAGTTCGATAACCCAATTGGAATTACAATTGATTCAATAAATAATATATATATCGCAGATACAAAGAACCACGTAATTCGTCAAATAACAACAGGTCTTTCTTCTATAAATACCTTTGCTGGAAATAAGAGTATTCTAGATGATGGAAAGGTTTTTGGAGCAAGTGGACACAATGATGGAGTAGGCTTACAGGCATCATTTAATTTACCTTATTTTTTAGTATGTGATAGATACAATAATATTTTTGTAACAGACCTAGGAAATAATTGTATTCGCCAGATTACACAAAGTAAATTGGTTGTAACTATAGGAGGCTCTATTGCCGATGCACCTGACCCCTATAATAGAGGGTATAATGATGCAAATGGTCTAAATGCGTCTGTGTTTGCTAAATTTTTTAAGCCAATTGGCATAGCGATAAATGAAAATGGAATTTTATATATAACTGATTCTGGTAATCAAGTTATAAGAGTAGGATCACCTAATGCTGCAAGTTTAATTAATATTCAATTAATGACACAAAAGGGAGATAGAGGAGATACTGGTATACCTGGTATAAATGGTGCTACTGGACAAGGAATAACCGGTGCTACTGGCCCTCGTGGACCAGCAGGGCCTGCTGGAACAGGAGGAGGCGGTTTTGGTTCTGGAAGTGGATCAACTGGAACAACAGGTGATACAGGATTTACAGGAACTTCTTTTACTTGGAAGGGTGTCTATAATCCTAGTGTTTCTTATCAAATCAATGATATTGTTGGTTATAATTTGGGCGCGTCAATTGTAACACCTGTATACGGTAATTATATAGGAACTCTTGCTGGAATAACTCCTGAAATAGTTAATGATAGTGGGGTTGAAGATGCTAGCCTAAGAGATGGATCTAGATCATTCGCTAGATTTAATAATCCATCTGGCCTTGCAATTAGCCCTGGAGGTATTATGTATATAGCAGATACATTTAATAATTCGATACGCATGGCAAATCAAAACGGCCAAGTTATTACTCTAGCCGGTTCTACTACAGCAGGCTTTGTCGACGCTGCAGGTATAGCTGCGGCATTCAAGGCACCCTGGGGTGTAGCAGTAGATGGTTCTGGAAATTGTTATGTAGCCGATACAGGAAATAATGCCATTCGAATGATTACATCTAATGGAGTTGTAACAACAATCGCAGGTTCTCCAGCAGGCCTTTCTGGTATAACGAATGGAATAGGAGCTATCGCTAGATTTAATGGACCAAGAGGAATTGCATTAGATAAATTTGGTAATATTTTTGTAGCAGACACTGGAAACAATTCTATACGTAAGATTGATCCAATTACTTACGATGTAAGCACATTTGCTGGAATTAGCATTAACACTGTTAATGGTAGAGCAGATGGTGTTGGCAGTGCAGCAAGCTTCTGGAGACCAAATGGAATAGCAATCGACATATTGGACAATTTATATGTAGCAGATACTGCAAACCATCTTATCCGTAAAATTACCCCTACTGCAACCGTTACAACACTTGCTGGAAAAGCATGGTCTGGTCGATTTGAACATGTAAATTCTACATTTTTGGATTCTACATTCAATGGCCCATCTGGAATTACATTAGATGCCAGTGGTAATTTATATGTTACAGAATATACTGGTAATGCAATTAGAAAGTTAAGTAATAATAATGTAACAATGATATCTGACTCAGCTGGAGATATATATAGAGATGGAAATGCATTATTTGTTTTAACACAGAGGGGTAGTCCTGGAACATTTAGTGCACCCTATGGTATCGTAGTAACCCCAGATGGAATTATATATTTCTGTGATAGTGGTAATAATAGTATTCGTGCGATTAAATATAGTATATTATATGATGTACCATTTCAGTTAGAAACAGTTATTCCACCTGGAAGAAATGGTGATACTGGATTTACCGGTTTCACTGGATTTACTGGTTTTACTGGACCTGATGGAAAAGCTGGTTATTCTTCTGGACAGGTTCTATATTTTAATGCTTCTTCACCGAGAATTGTTACAGGGTATTATAATATGGATACATATAATAATGATGGTGCTCAGACAACCATAACTATTAATGGTGCTGGCGTAACTCCTGTTAAGATAGCTAGCTTTATAACTGACCTGGATGTGCCTGGCATTGTTATTATACCTGGTGGAGTTTGGCAATTTTCCGTTTATGCATCACAGACAGATACTATTAGCTCTGCTGGAGGGATTTATGCTGAAGTCTGGACTGCCACTGTAAATGGTGCCACTACTACACTTGGAACAAAAATAGGAACAAGTGAAGCCAATCCTGAAGTCATAGATAATACATTAACTGATTTACACAACTTTTCGGTAACTATTCCCAACACTCCTGTAGATACTGATACGCGCATTGCAATTGTGTTTTACGCTGTAAATGTAAGGGTTACTAAAACATTATCTATGTTTTTTGAGGGTTCTACATCTTGTCAAGTGGTAACATCACTATCCTCTGCTAGTGAAGGAAGCACGGGTAATACTGGATTTACTGGAGCCACTGGTTTCACTGGTTTTACTGGTTTCACTGGTTTTACTGGTTTTACGGGTGACACAGGAGTTACTGGTGCTACTGGCTTCACTGGGTTTACAGGATTTACTGGATTCACTGGGTTTACTGGAGATACTGGTGCTACTGGTGCTACTGGTTCCACGGGCTTCACTGGGTTTACAGGATTTACTGGAGCCACTGGAGTTACTGGCGCTACTGGTGTCACTGGGTTTACTGGATTTACTGGCTTCACTGGGTTTACTGGAGATACTGGGTTTACTGGGTTTACTGGGTTTACTGGTAGAACTGGGTTTACTGGGTTCACTGGATTCACTGGGTTCACTGGTGCTACTGGTAAAGATGGAATACCTGGATCTGCGGCCGCTACTGGTGCTACTGGACTTGCATTAAATACCGTGCTTACTAATCGTGATATAAATACAGATGTACCTACTGGTTATACAGGTTCAGCAAATTCTTTAAATTACACTACATCTTCTGTATATAATATTTTTATTAAAGGTGGTACTATTACTGAGGGGGGTGCAAGAATATCACCTACAATAAGAAATTTACCTACAGTAGCAAATCGTTATTATTCTCTAACATTTTTTATAAACCAGGGTGATGATCAGACTACTCCTAGTACCTATATAGACGGCTTATATATAAATGCACTTGGTACAACTGCGAAAACTACAATCAAGTGGCCAAATGGGAGTGCACCTACTCCTGGAGCGTCTTGTGTTGACATTCAAACAGTAAATTTACTTTATTATAGTACAATTTGGACGGCGTATGGAACTTATAATTCTTATCCCTAGGTAGATGGTTAAGACGCGGCGCTGGACAAGAAGTCCAGAATATAAGAAATGGATTGAAAAGGTCTACAAACATCGTAAGTTATCCCGACACAAAGAAGACCCTGAGGTTGACTTATGCGACGCAGAAAAGGGATTTTGCACGGGTCACAAGGAAATTCCTCGTAAACTGATGCCCCAAATATACAATACGCGTAAGTTTGCCAGAAATATCAAGAGGAAATACGGAATTAAGTCACACACTGAAATGGTTCGACCAGACTCATTAATTCCTTCTCAAGAAGAAATTAAAAAGGCTGTAGTTCGGAAAATTGGAGAAGCCATGGCCTCAGGAAAATACAAGGATGCACCCATTGTAATATCAAAAAACAAGCATGTAATAGATGGTCATCACAGATGGGCTGCTAGAAAGAAATATGCGCCTACTAAAAAAATTAGAGCTCTAGTGGTTCACAAGAAGGCCATGGATGTTCTCGGTATCGCTGCTGCTGAGGGACAGCCTAGAGAGACTTTTTGAATTTTCTAGTTTTACGTTTACTCTTAGATTTCTTTACAAATCTACGAGAACCTCCTTTAGTTTTTGATCTAGTTACGATTGATGAATTTGGTATCTGTGTCTGAGAAAAATGTCTTAATTCTCTTGGCACATGATTGGTAAGTGTTAATCCAAATTGGTCAGCAATTTCTTGTCTAAATGGTACATCTCTTAATTGTAATCTACTTTCATTATAATTTACTCTTATCTTAGCATTCCATATGTCAAGTGATAATTTCTGTATTCTAGCAATTTCTTGAATTCTAGCAAAACTTGATGGTTTTGTATCTCTTATTTCTCCACATGACGAAAAAAATATAATATTAAATGTGTCTTTAAAATCTTCAATTCTTTGAAAGATTGTTTCAAAGGTTTCAAATGGTATAGATGAATTATTTACTTTAAACCCTTTACCTTGAACTTGCCCATATGCACCTGAAACAAGTTCAGAATAACGTTCTGTAAATATTTTTTCTGGTTTATCGTTTTCTGGGGTATACTTATAAAACCCCATATTACTGTAATAGCCGGTCCTCTCACTTTGCATTTTTTCTGAAGTCCTATATAATCCTCCACTTCCTTCTAAAATTCTATTTGCTATAGTTCCACCTGGTAAATAAAACTGGCATGTAGATAAAGCTGTAAGAATAATTTTTTGTAATAAAGGGTCATCAGTAGGATTTCCACCTAGATATTCAACAAACTTATTTCTATCTACGAGTAACTTTTTTATTACACTTAATAGATTTGTAAAGAGGCAATAAGAACCTATCATTGTTGTTTCGATTACGATTGTATTTGGCGGAACTGTTACTACCATTGGAATACCTGATTCATACATATTCATATCATAAAATCCATGAGTAGAAATAAAATATAGTGGACAGGTATCTATTTTTGGAAAAGCTCTTTGAAGGTGATTTGGCATATCTTACTTTATAACAATAAAATAAGATATATTTTAAGGGGTATGATTTAGCAAAAGAGAGAGTAAGCCTTCTCACCTTCTGGCAAGGGTTCAGATGTAACAAATTGTGTGAATATAGGCTTATCTAATTGCTCCCTTGGGACGGCATTCTTCACCTTCTGTGCGATAATGCGATACAAGTCAAAACCGGGGTAACGCTCAGATTGGTCTGTATCCCATAAAACATTACGACCATCGTTATCTATTAGCCAGGACCACATGACATTAAATAGTTCTGACTTCGTTTCCTTCTGTACCCTACCCTCTTCTGAACTTAGCACTTGTCCACCCTCTTTATCTTGAGGAGGGTTCTCTAAGAAGAGCGCCTCGATTATACTAACTGACAAGCGACACAAATCAAAAGACGCATTCGGATAGGCACGAGGTTCCTTAGGGTCATAGAGAGGTCCAAAATTATACTGTGTTCCAGCCTCATTCTCAGGCCAGTAATCATCACTAATACACAAGGTGTCATTGTGGGTATAGATAGCTCTTCCAAAATCTATAATACGAAATAATTTGCCATACGTAGGAACCTTCCACTGGCGTCCATCCTTTGTCTTATAATAGTAAAACTCCTTGTCTGTAGGGGTCCATAAGATATTGTTGCTATGTAAGTCATTATGTGTCATAGCCCAGAGGCTTTGAATTTGACAGAGGGCTGCTATAACTTGGAATAACCACGCAGTCCATCTAGCCTCCCACTCAGGCGTCTCAATCTTAACATCCATATCAGGGCATTCTGGGTCCAAGAGAGAATCCATGGTCCCCTTGTTTGATTCTAGGAACATAAGCATGGTAGGGAATTCCTTGAGGACTGCGAAGAACTTATAGTCTTTTCCGATTTCACTCGACATATCGCTATCATCAGTTTCAACTGAATTTGTTGAAGATGCCGTTGTAATGGAGGCAGAATGAAGACTACCTCCACCCTCAGACGCATCATCGCCGTCATGTAACTCCGATATATTTGAGCTTGTCTCAGAGCTAGAACTGTCTGAAGACCACTCAGATAAGTCATCGGGTGTTTCAATCAAGGGATCACTAGGGTCCATGGGCTTATCGCCTTCCAAGCCGACTAATCTGAAGACACCCTCCTTCTGCTTTCTCCAGAACCAGGCATCAAAACGAATATCAGAATAGTCCTCTGTGATATTGTAATAATACTCTTTTGCTATAGCCAAGTAAGACCCATAGAACAAGGAGAAATGAGGAGATTGGTCGGCCTCTCGAAACTTACTTAACATATAACAAGCCACGGAATCCACATAGGCCTGGTTATGAGGGTCGTGAATTTTACTATAGACCTTTGCCGATTTCTTCCCTGGAGCAGGTAAAGCAGGGTGTTGAGACATAGGGTAGTTACCCTGTATCATCTTATAGGCATCAAGGAGGTGAGTAATCTTACAAAACCCTGAGATATCCTTAATTTCGTCTGTCCCAAGAGCATCCTTGAAGGCTCTTACTTTTCCAGAAAATGGCCCCGACCGCTGAGGAACTCCATCTAAGAATTGTTCCAGGTGCCACTTGTGGTCAAAGCGTTGATAAGGGCTGTACTTGTTTGACTTACCAAAGCGAATCATGCCGGGATAAGTGGTCTGAAGTGGACTGTAACGTGTTTCAAGTGCGGTCTGAAACTCGGCAGAAGGTTTTACAGTCCAGATGGAAGGACTTGGTAATTCCATTGTTTGGAGGGAGGGATAGGGAGATGACATTACTTTAGGACAGGTGGTAAATCGTTTGATTTTACGTATCTTTCATTGCGTTTTCAATTACTCCCGTAAAAAGATTTACACATTAGTTCAAATGGCTGCCTCTGCTGCAATGAATTTACAGTTGAAGAAGTTTAGCATGGCACAAATTCCTGAAGATGCCGTTTGTATTTTCATCGGTCGTCGCAGAACAGGTAAGTCTACCTTAGTTCGTGACGTATTATTTCATCACAAGACAATTCCTCTAGGGACAGTTATCAGTGGTACCGAGGAATCTAACGATTTCTACAAGAAAATGGTTCCCCCACTTTTCATTCACGGAGCCTATTCTCCCGTTATAGTCCAAAACTACGTGAACAGACAGAAGCTCATCATGAAGAAAATCATGGACGAGCAAACCAGGAGTGGAGGACAGTCCCGGATAGACCCTCGTTCATTCTTGATTTTGGATGACTGTCTATACGATGACACGTGGACACGCGACTTGAATATTCGTTATCTTTTCTTGAATGGTCGCTGGGTGAAAGTGTTCTTCCTGATTACTATGCAGTATCCACTTGGAGTTCCTCCTGTTCTAAGAACAAATGTGGACTATGTATTCATTTTGCGTGAACCATACTTGAATAACAGAAAGCGTATCTATGAGAACTATGGATCAGCCTTTCCATCATTTGAGTTTTTCTGTCAAGTGATGGACCAGTGTACTACAAATTACGAGTGTCTAGTTGTAAGCAACAACACACAAAGTAATAAATTAGAAGATATTATCTTCTGGTACAAGGCTGAGCTACACGGGGATTTCCGCATTGGCGACCCTCGTTTCTGGGAACACAGTGCTGCTCATTATATCGAGGCTGAGACAGCTGAGACAAATCGTTACGACCCAGGTGCCTCAGTGAAACTCAAGGGTCCTCAGATTACAATTAGAAAGCAAAACTAATTTGCATGCAAAATTAAGTTAGCTCCAATCGACCAAGACATAGCTCATAGCCTTGTCAGTGCTTACCCTGGAATCCGAGAATTTCTTCTGTAAGATACTTACTATAATAGGAACTGCCTGAATTTTCACGCTATCATAGTTTACAGTAGATAAAGTATATGCAATTTCCCCCATGATTTTTCCTGGAGGAATTTGTAAGAAGTGTATGTGCTTCTTCTGACCTGTATTATTTATAAGAAGTTGAATAATTTTATTAATAATTCCTTCAACATGGTAATTTACTACTAGAGTTAATATATCTTGAAATTTTACAATTTTATATTGTTCTACTAAGTCAGTTCTCTGTTGTAATTGAGACTTTGTAATGATACCTGGTTCAACTATTCCAGTGGGACCAATATTAAAATAAGGGTAGCGAGGTTTAGTTTCACCCTTTTCACCAGTGGCACCTGTAGCAGTTGCGTATCCTGGTATACCTGTAGCACCTATTTGACCAATAGGTCCCGTGGCACCAGTTATTCCAATTGGGCCCGTAATTCCAGTAAATCCAGTAGCACCTCTTGTACCGGTTGGACCAGTAGCACCTGTTCTACCAGTAAATCCAGTAGTACCTGATGCTCCAGTAAATCCAGTAGTACCAGTCCTTCCTGTAACACCAGTACTTCCAGTAAATCCGACTTGACCAGTTGAACCGGTAAAACCAGTTGAACCGGTAAAACCAATTGAACCAGTATCACCAGTAAATCCTCTAAGACCAGTATCACCTGTAAAGCCTGTAAATCCTGTAAATCCTGTAAAACCGGTAGCACCTGTAACTCCTGTAGCACCTGTCTCACCCGTTGAACCGGTAAATCCTGTAAAACCAGTAGAGCCTGTATCACCAGTCGAGCCTGTTTGGGAAGCAGAACCAGGAGAACCAGTAGCACCTGTAAATCCAGTGGTACCTGCTGTTCCAGTGGCACCAGTTGAAGAAGCAGTTCCAGCTTGACCAGTGGCACCTGTAAAACCAGTTGTGCCGTCTATTCCAGTAGAACCTGTTGTACCTTGAATTCCAGTTGAACCAGTGAAGCCAGTAGTTCCTGATATTCCTGTAGCTCCTGTAACTCCAGTGGCCCCTGAAAAACCAGTTTCACCCTTTGTTCCCGTGGGTCCTGTAGAACCAGTAAATCCCGTAAAACCAGTAGCTCCTTGAGAACCAGTGACACCGGTAAATCCAGTAGAGCCTGTGGCACCGGTAGCGCCTGTGGCACCGGTAGACCCTGTTACACCAGTGGCACCTGTAACACCTGTAGCTCCTGTAAATCCCGTAAATCCAGTGGAGCCTGTGGCACCTGTAACACCTGTAGCACCTGTAACACCAGACGGTGTTAGAACAGTAATAGATGACGAATTATATATAAATGAACCATCTGTAGAAATTGCTCTTATAGTAGCTGAACCAAGGAATATTCCAGTAACTAAACCTGAATTTGAGACAGAAGCTATAGATGTATCAGAAGATGACCATTCTACAGTAGGTGATGCGGTTGCTGGAAGAATAGACGATGATAATTGAACTGTATTCCCTATATTTAATCTAGCTAAAGAAGGCGATACATTCACAGATGTTGCCAAAACAGCAGAAAATGCACTATATAATGCTTGAGCAAGAAGAGTACCATCAAATGAACCTAATCCAGCACAAACATCATAGCCTTGTGAACTAAAATATATACCGTTCGAACCATATATGATGTCATGAAAACAAGATGATGGTACGCTGTATAAGTAGGGATTAATAAATTTAATCGGCCTCGTGGGCGTAGGATTATTCGCAGTTAGTGCACAGAGAAATGCAGCAAAAAGAGGGGCAGATAAACTAGTTCCTCCTATAACCGAATTAACGCCATTTATTCTAACCTTCATACCATAGGTGGGGTCACCAATTGCTGAAATATCTGGAATTATACGCTGTGTTCCAGGCAATGAATACTGGTACGCCGGTTTAGAAAAAAACTGACTGATACCTCCTCCACCCGCTGACCACGCATGTTCCTTCGTATTTTGATCATATATTCCGTTGAGAGAAACAAGAGTAGTTCCACCAACGGCTGTGACATAAGGAGAAGTGGCAGTAAAAGAAGCAACTGTTCCATTTATTTCACCTACATCTCCACCAATTGATCCATTGTCACCCGTGGCTACACAGATATTTATATTATTTTCTGTAGCAAATTTTAAAGCATCATTAATAGTATATATAATATCACCTAACCAAATATCTGTTTCTCTGGCTATCCATGAAATACTCGTTATAGTTGGTTTATAACTTATGCTATTTATATTTATAGGTACGTAGACATCAGTTCTATAAAATGGTATAAGATAACTCTTATCATTAGGTAATATATATAAAATAATTGTAAGATTTGGTGATGGACAAATTCCACCAATTGCCTCTATGTCTAAGGTATTCTCCTCAGTGGACCGTGTATCCGCTGTATTATTTGTTGCTCCATATAATAATTTAACTATTACTCTTGGATGGTTTGCTACAGGTATACCAATACCCGTCCAATATGCCTGAACATCACCATTCGTTAAAACACCATTTGCATCGAGTGATCCATATATTCCGCCCCCAAAGGATACAACACCAACTGTTACGTTTACTGAGAGGTTTGGAGAAGGAATATTGTACATTCTGGCTAATTCCTTTGCAGTATAAGAAAAAGATGTAGCAAATGTAGCAGACAAATCAACGGCCACTTGAGAATTAGTTTTTATTAAACAGGACGTTAATTTCCCCGTTGGTATGGTATTGGCCATTCTATACTAGCACCATAGGTATTGTTTATGTGTTAAAGAATTAGAAGGTCTGATAGACGCCATTTCTCAAAGGTTCCATCGGGCATGGGGCGCTTAATAATGAAAGGCAGACGGCGAGCCTCAAGTTCCATTCGTGCAATCTCTCTTAGATCGGTTACGTGGGCTGGAACTGCAATGAAAGCACGGGCACCCTGACTCAGCTGGTTTGTTCTGAAGCCAAGGATTTTGGTCTTCTCGAACTGTGTTAGAAAGGGGACTGATCTATGCTTTGGATCAGCCTGTCCATCAGCATTCAAGAATGATGGAGGGACATTTGTTAACTGTAGGTCCATTGTAACTGTTTCGATAGTGTCGATGCGGGCCTCTGGGTGAAAGCGCATGAGCTCATTTCCCAAATCTTTCTTCTGAGCGTCTTCTAGAAGAGCTCCATCGTCAGCCATATCAAGATCCTCATCATACTGATCATCATAATCTTCTCCTTCGTCGGCCATACTTATATCTTCTACGAAAAGGTATTCATTTTTTAGGTCAACTTTTAAACAAGGGTGGGGTTACCCGTAGAGATGAACCATACTAGGGCTTAAACTTGAATGTGTTTATTTTATAGTATAGGCATGGCCGAGGAAGTTGTTAATAATTCTGCTCCTGAAATTATTGAGTACAAGACATTCGATGAGATGTGCTTGAACGAATCTCTACTCCGTGGCATTTATGCGCACGGTTTTGACACACCTTCTAAAATTCAACAAAAGGGAATTGTACCAATTGCGAAAGGTCACGACTTACTTGCGCAAGCGCAATCTGGAACCGGAAAAACTGGAACTTTCACAATTGGTAGCCTTTCACGTGTAGACCCTGCTGTAAAGGCAGTTCAGGTTCTATGCCTTGTTCCAACAAGAGAGCTCGCACAACAAATTGAGCTAGTTGCTTCTGCGATTGGCAACTTCTTAGGTATAAAGACATATGCTGCGATGGGTAAGACGCCTGTTCGCGATGATATTAGAGCACTTGATCGCGGAGTACACTTTCTAGTGGGCACGCCGGGACGTATTTATGATTTGATGAACCGTCGTTCATTCAGCACCGAACACATTAAGGTTATCGTGATTGATGAGGCTGACCAGATGCTTGAGGACCGCTTTAGAGAGCAACTTCAGTGTATTCTTGCCATTGGGTTCCCATCAACAGCTCGCTGCGCGCTCTTCAGTGCCACGATGAACCCAGACGTAGTGGAGTTTGCCAACAAGTTACTAGATAACCCTGTGCGCATTCTTATCCCTCCTGAGAGCGTCAATCTTGATGGTATTAAGCAGTATGCTCTCGCACTTGACCGTGAGGACTGGAAGTTCGAGGTTCTTCTAGACTTGTATAAGCACTTGAATATTACTCAGGCTCTCATTTACTGTAATAAGAGACAGGGTGTTGAGCGTCTTTCTGAGAAGATGACGGCTGCTGGATTTCCAATTGCATGTATTCACGGTGATATGGAGGTGCGTGAGCGTATGGAGCGTATGACTGATTTCAGAAAGGGTAATGCGCGTATTCTTATTAGCACTGACTTGCTTGCCCGTGGAATTGATGTTCAACAGGTAAGCCTTGTAATTAATTATGAATTACCAACACAGATGGATAATTATATTCACCGCATTGGTCGCTCAGGTCGCTATGGTCGTAAGGGAACTGCGATTAATCTTCTCTGCGGTTCAGAGATTGCCATGATGGATGAGCTCAAGAGCCATTATTCAATCACAGTAAATAGTCTACCAGAGGACTTGAGTAAGCTACTTATCTAATTATTCTAGTCTTCGATTAAACATAGAATTTATATCTGTTCTTGTTCTCAAGCGTGACGTTGGTGTTTCTGGTACCTCATTTTCATCTTCTGTTTCTTCTTCTAGAGATACCGTTGGAACAGCTGGAGGATTTGTGGTTGCTGTAAGAAGAGGTGAGCGTAGAACCGGTGTAGGGTCACGGATATCATGACGACAAACAGGACATAAAACAGAACGTTGTAAAAACCAATTATCAACACATGCACCATGAAATTCATGTTGACATGCGTTTAATCTTCTTATATTTTCACCCTGTCTCATTCTATCTTGGCAAATTGAGCAGGATTCTTCAAGATCCATTAATAAAGTTCTTATATTAGACCCATTATCAATGAGTTCCTGAGAGGCATGAACTATTATGTCTTGAAAGATACCTGCAAACCTATTTGCTCCATTTGCTCTTTGTATTGTTTGACGTGTTACTGCAGGAGGTGCTAATCCAGATAGAGTATCAAGGCTTCTTAAGAGAGGTGCTAAAATAGCTAAATCAACTTCGCTGGTTAAATCGAATTCATATCGGGATGGAGGGGCAACTGGGGCTGGTGGTGTCCAACGATTTACAACCGGCGTCTGTCGAGTAAATGTGTTTTGCGGCACCCTTGTATTTTGTTGTTGTTGATATTGTCTTGCACCATAATCAAATAGATTAAATCGTCTAGAGGCATTCTGTCTTACATATCCTAAAACATCTGAAACAGTTCGAAATCTATCGGGTTCATAAAGAAGCCCAGGGAAATAGTTATGTAAATCATCTAGTAATCCAACATCATAGACTCTCTCGTACCGGTCTGCCATACTATCGAGTAAATGTAAAAATTGAAGGTTAAAAATACTTACTCGAATAGTACCAATATGCTGGCATCCGATAATCCAAAGAAGGGACAACTCGGTCTAGTCAATCTCGGAAACACATGTTATCTGAATTCTGCGCTACAATGTCTGAGACATGTGCCCGACCTTACTGTATTCTTTCACAAGCACTCGGATTCATGGATCCACGAGAAGGTAACAAAGGAGTCAACTCTCTGTAAGGCGTATAGGGAACTTGTGACAGGCATTTGGTCCCAAGTGGGGCCAGCTGCTATGAGACCCGCCGGATTTGTTCATTATTTCAGAGATGCTCTAAAAGACTGCCCTACATATGAACATATGATTACTCCTGAACCTCATGACAGCGGAGAGGCTCTGACCTTTCTCCTTGACCAGCTTCACGAGGGAATGAAGAAGCCTCTCAACATTAATGTTGTAGCTGAGAAGACCTCTCCAACCTATGGAGCTCTGATGGCATGGAAAGAGCAAGTAGCTCCTAATTACTCACCGATTGTCGACTACTTCTTTGGCCTAATGGAAGTGTCAATTACGTGTAAGGGATGTTCAAAGGTGCGCTGTCGTTATGAGCCATTCAACATGCTTAAGATTGGCTTTGAGGACCAGAGAAAATCTAGCCTAGAGCAATGTATGGATTATGAATTCAAGCCAGAAGAGCTAGATGAGTATCAATGCGATGATTGCTCTCCTGATGTTCCTAAGGGCTCAACTGAAGTAAAGGCAAAGAGGCCATCTGCTTCTATCCAGCGCCAAATCTGGAGACTTCCTCAGAATCTCATTGTTATTCTGAAGCGCTTCAATCCTAATGGTAGTAAGTGTCAATCTGATTTTGATGCCGAGCCTGTACAAAAGTTTTCGAAGTGGTTCGCAGAGAAGAGCCCAGAGGGAAGTAAGATGGCTAGCTACAACTTACAGTCAGTGGTAGATCATCATGGTTCTGCACATGGTGGACACTATGTTGCTCAAGTAAAGAGCCCGATTACAGGCAAGTGGAATGTGTATGATGACGAAAACGTGACAACCATGAAGGATGGTTCTCAGGTTTATCTCGGCCGGCCATCTTATATATTATTCTATCGGAAGGTATAAGCGACCTCGGCGCTAAGGTATATGCGACTTTAGCGCTAAGTTTAATAATATACTATAGTATGCGCTGCAATCCATCTGCTCGTTGGGGTCCCGGAACAACTAAAGAAAAACAAGTAGACGCTGAGGGATCAAAAGAAATAAAACAAAGAATGGATCAAATGTTAAAAGAAAGAGAAAAACAAAATTCAATGTGGACAAGTGTTCAAGAAAAAGTATTAACGCCTGTTTTTTCTACTGCGACGACGAGTTCTACCACCCCTTCTAGGTAATCCTGCTATTCCAGTTGTCTTAATATTTCCCTTTACCGTTCCTTTTACAGAAAGCGGAGGTAAGTTCTTTTTTACAGATGGGGATGAATTTGTTAATGCCTTATATGTCTTAGCACCCTTTAACATTAAAAGGTTTACAATTAATTCCGATTGAGCAGATGGATTTTCTTTATTTGTTTCTATAGCTATTTCTAACATTGTCATAGGCGGATTTGAATTCAATGTGTCATTTACATCACTCCCTTCATTAATAGATTTTGTAACCTTAAGATAATTAGATTCTAGAATTGCTTTAAGGAGCGACATATCTAATTAGTGATAGGAAGAATTGGTTCAGCCTTATTATTATAGACGTAATATAGTCTCATTAAAAATGCGATTATATCAAGTCCTAAAAGAGGGCCATAATTCACTATAAGAGCTTCATCATTATTCGCAATTGCATAAGCTAAGGCAAATCCACTTGCTAGTAACAAAACAGCCTTCTCAGGCATATTGTAAAAATTAGCATTTTTATTCTTATAATTAGCATATAGTTCAGGTATATAGCAAATAAAAAATAAGGCCGAGGCTGTATTCATGAGGACATCGTAGGCCATTTAATTAAACCGGAGGTTATTTACTGATTTTGTGAACGCCATTTTACGTATACATCTTCAGGTGGCTCAAGTCCTCCGTAACACGGCGCTCCTTAAGGAACTTATCCACGTGCTCCTTCTTAAGGATGAACGGTAGAGAGAAGTCCTTGATGTAGAACGGTAGGTCAGGGGAGTTGAAGAGGCGCAACATGTTGAGCTTCTGCGCAATCTGCTCCATACAACGCTTGAGCTCACGCACACCCTTCTCCTCCTTCGCATACGTCTCAAGCACGTGTGATACGATATCCTTAGGAACACCGACACGCTCAGCAAGGTTCACCTGCTTTAGGGCGCCAGGGAGCAAGAACTTCTCGGCAATCTCCATCTTTTCCTTAGAACCATAGCCCTCAAGGTGGATGACGGTGAAACGGTCGAGAAGCACGCGGTCAATCTTGTTAATGTCATTCGCACTGAAGACGAACATCGACTGGCTCATATCAAGCGGGATACCAGAGAGATACTTGTCCTCGAATTCCATATTCTGCGCGGAATCCGTCAAGTGGACTAGGAGGTTCTGGATCTCCTCACCCTTGGGCGTTGACGAAATCTTGTCAAGCTCATCAAACATGAGAACCATCGACATTGACTTCGCAGCTACAAGCGAATTCACAATCTTGCCACAGTGGGAACCCTCATAGACCATCTGGTGACCGTTGAAGGTGCTGGCATCTGAGTCGCCACCAAGAGAGATAAACTGGAAGGGCCAGTCAAGCGCCTTTGCGATACCCTGCTTGATTAGTGACGTCTTACCAATACCAGGGGGGCCAATGAGTAGTAGAGACATGCCATTCGCCTGAGGGTTCGTAATCTTGCCAGCGATAAACTGGAGGATTTGGAGCTTTGCCTCATTCTGACCAAAGATAGCATCATCAAGACACTTCTTCGCACGTGTCATGAAAGCAGAGCAGACCTCGGGACCATCATCAACCTTAACAGGCATCTGCTTACGAACACCTAGAGGAAGAGCAGTAGCCTTCTCTAGCCAGTTGCGCATCTTGTAATACTCTCCTGAGCCAGGGTCAAGAGCCTGGAGGTTGTTGTATTTTGACATGAGCTGTGACTGGATCTCAGGAGTTGTCTGCATGTTGAGAATCTTGAACATGACAGGTTGCTCCTTGGCCTTCGGGCGGTTCTCAAGAGCCGTTAGCATACGCTTCTGCTCATCAGGCTTGAGTGCCTTGAACTGGTCAATGTGGTCATCGATAGTCTCAGTCTCAATGGGTTCTGTCATAAGCTTGAAGAACTTCTGAATATCCTGGCTCTCCTTCTTAATCTTATAGCGCTTAGGAACCATACGAGTATCTACCTCCTCGCCACCGAACCCGAAGTTTAGGATCATGTTACGACGGGGCGACTCCTCATCTTCCTCATCCCAGTCCTCCTCGTCCTCCTCGTCAAACTCATCGTCCTCGTCATCCTCATCCTCGTCATCCTCAAGCTCCTCATCCTCATCCTCAGAAGCACTGATAGAGGTATCCTCCTCACTCTCAGACTCAATGACCTGTTTCTTCTTCCTAGATACAAAGCCACGCTTCTTCTCCTTTGCAGCAGCCTCCTCTCGTGCAGCCTTACCTCTTGCCTCGATATCGGCCTTGCGAGAGGATGGGCGAAATCCAGGCTTCTTCGATGAAGACCGGGGAGTTTCCTCATCCGTCTCATCTGAGTAGGCAATGAGGCCACGGATATTTCCTCGGCTATCAAGGTCATCATCATCATCGCCACCATTGCGCCCAGAACGCTTCTTACGGAGGTTTCGGGAGGAAGCCTTTGGCTTATCCTTCTTCTCATCCTTCTCGGCACGAGTCATTCTGTTATGCTTCTTCAATTGGTTCTCCATTCAAACGCGGTATACCTTTTACCGGGCCAAGGTGGCTGTTCAATTTTTTATGTAACTGTAGCACGTGTGCGCATAGTATAACGTCATCTTTTATTGAAAGATGGTGTTATATCATATATTAATACATTTACTTGCGGTTGCGATTGCGATTCTTGCGGCTGCGGTTCTTGCGAGAACGCTCCTTGCGATTACGATTACGATTACGCATTGAACCACCACGGTGTCCAGTTAAGACACGACGACCAGCCGCATTCACACTGTGTGTGGCATTGCCAAAGATACCGCGAACACCGCTACCGAGAGAGCGCCAAACACTATTTGTTGTGCGTAGAGCGCGGCTTCCAGTGCGCGTAGCTAGGCCAAGGCCTTCATTTACAGGAGATAACAAGCGGCTAACGGGCCCGTTTCTATTACGACGAGTGGCAACCATTCTAAAATACGCATATAATTTTCTTATTTAATGAGGAGATCTTTCAGGTCCATACATGCAAATCTAGATTTTGATGAAAGGCCCGGGACAGCCTCTTTTGGCTCATCAATCCAGATGGCAAGGTCTTTTACAAGAATTTCACGTATCATAATTTTAACCGCCTTAGGGACCTTGGATCCACATAGTTGCTTGAGGCAATCCATGTATTCCTCAACAGTCTCAGTATACTGAGCATCCTTGAGACAGTCAAGAATACAGTGTTTCAAGCATTCAAGAGTTACACGCATTGTCTCTGGGTCAAGAACTTCTAAAGCAGTTAGTTCGGCTAAGAACTGAGAATATCCTAAGCGACATCTCTTGTCTATAGGAGAATCTGTCTCCGTAACCTTCCAGATATCTAAGTAAGTTGTGTGGAGCTTTTTCATTTCCTCAAGAATAACTGGAAATTCCTTCTTAATCTCGGACAAGAGCTTAGCAAAGAGCCCACAGAACTTCTCCTCTGCGGCAGCTTTTCTGAAGACAAGCCAGGTGAATTCACGGATAAACTCCTTCTGGTCTGAACCGAGGATCTGAAATAAGAATGACTTCACGTCGTCATAGGTCTTTACACTGAATACATTCAACTTATTCAGGATAACTGTATTTAAGATTTGATCATCGCCAACCTTAGACCCATTGTGAAATTTACTGACGTAACGAGCCGGAGGTCCAGGAGTTACTGGTGTTCTAGGCGATTCCTGATTTGGGGATATCGGTGAATTTAGAGCATTGATAAAGGAGGGAGGCCTCGAGAGCGTGGGTCTAGGAGAACGATCGTGTTGAGGAGATTGTGTGCCTGGTTGATTTAAGAAGCGAAATGGAGTTCCAACTATAGGTGTACTAGGTGCACTCTGCGATAGACTGCCCTGTAGAGAGCCGGAACTTTGCCTCCAGTGCCCACCCAGTGTATCTCTTTGCCCAGGAGCAGCAGACGGACCATTCTGCTTGTGCCTCCAGGCTGAACTAGAACTCGATACTTGACCATGTGTATGTTGTGAACTACGTGTGGTATTAGCCTCTACCACACTCCGTACCCTGATGGATTGAACACGTTTGCGCAGTTCATCAGAGACTGGTGGGAGTGAGGGGCGTAATGAAATAATAGCAGCGACCATTGGTGGAACGTTCATGGCCGATATAGTTATACAATGTGTTTTTTGTTTAGACCCTTGGCTCGCTTTTAGGAAAAGCGAACCAAAATGCCTTTAAGAAAAGCAAACTAAAGGAAGTTTTTGCTAGCTTTTTTCTAAAAAGCTACTTACGGTTTCTACGCTTCATCGTAACCGTGTGGGTGTGCTTCATATGGCGCTTAACAATCTTCTTGGACCCGCGCTTTAGCTTGAACGTGCTCGCATGCTTCATGTGTCTCTTAACCATTTCTATTCTAGGACAATAAATTTTGAAAGATACTTTCTGAATTCTGGAGGTAAATACGCATTTTGACTTATAGGGACTTTATTAAAAGGTACATACCATCTACCATAAATATCTTGGCCACTAGAAAGCCGTTGATTAATCTTATTCATATCTGTATAATCATTATTATTAAACTCTTGATGTGCAAAATTTTCGATCTTATTCTTTATGAAATTACTATCTCCAAAATATGACAAATGCCATCCACCATTCTTAATAATATCACACTTGCGAGCTCTTATATCTGAGCACGATATAGATAGCTCATTAAACTTCTTAAATGATAGTATCTTAGCTGATGCCCATGAATTCGTTGAAATTGTATTTAAATTATAATAATGAAATTGCATTTCAAGTGAAGATATATCTACTGGAATTGTACCTGTCTTTATTTTTTCTAATGTTACAGGGTCAGCAATCTCATCTAAATCAGATATAATAATCAAGTCATCATTTGATAAATTCAACTTATCAATGCCATCTTTTATAGAATTTCGTTGAAATCGTTCATTTACCCATTGTTCGTTCTTAGATACATCTACAGGTATGTGAGGTAAATCTACTACAATGTGAATTATCTTATCCTTAAATTCGGCATATCTTTCTTTATTATTCTCATATAAAAGTTCTTTTTCTTTTCCAACATGTGTCTGCCTTGCTTCAACCAGAATAAAATAATCTACAACTGAATTCAAGGTATTCAATCTATAAGTTAATAAGTCAAATTCATTGTAAAAGGTAAAGCAATCTACAATCAACATTCTCTTCTTGAATAAATGCGGAATTATTTAAGCAGAAAAGAAATCATGTGAGAGCAATGGAACATACCTTACAAGAATGCCGTATGGGTTCCGTCTTAGATTCTATTGGCGTGAAAAGTCAATCTGCGAAAGACTTGTTTAACGAACAATCAAAAAAATGGTCAACAAATCTGACTATCTTGAAAGGGCGTTCTGAAGCCTGGCGCACCTTGAAACAAAAGTGTAGCCCGGACTGGAAACGCCATTTACCTACACTTCTGGAAAATGAAACTATTATACGTTCCCTTGACCCTGCCACTGCTTCCGAATCTCAGACAGAGGGGTGGTCTCAGATACTTTTCACTGGTGAACTATCATGCTTCAACTTTGTTCCGTTTATATTAATGTATGTGGCCATATCTAAGGTATTCATAGCACCCTTGATTGCCTGGACAATGCCTCTTCTGAGTTTTATACTTCCATTCTTGGCTCTTAAATTCGTTTACAGGCTCCCTATTACCTGGGAAATGTATTGGGGTCAGATGAGGCCAATGATATTCGGTAGAGGGGACCAACCATTTAGCGTAGGCACCTTGTTACAGTGGGGTAGTATGATATTTTCGTATGCGCATGGAATGTATCTACCATATACGAATGCTGTCCACTGTTACAAGATAGACCAGCAAATGGTGAAAGGAGCCAACGCAGTTGTAGATACAATTATAAGATTAAGAGAAATCTCAGATGCCTGGGTCTATTTCGGCTTGAAAAAGCCCTGGTCTTTCCCTCATCCATCTGAGCTTGGAGATGAGCGACAGGTTCTAGCCTGGTTAGTTCAGGACAAGAATTTATTGCCTCAAATCTATCGAGCCATTGGCCAAGTAGAAATATCAGCTGCAATCTGTTCATCTAATGCTCTAGTGCCAGTGGAATGGACGCAGTCTTCAATTCCTATGTGTAAGATGTCTGACGCAGTCGACCCACTTTTGTCTGAAGATAAACGTGTTCCATTTACCCTCGTTATGGGAGCAACCCAACACCACGTTATCTGCACTGGACCAAATAGGGGTGGAAAGTCTACATTCCTGAGATCTGTCTTAACCAATCTTGTGCTAGCACACTGTTGGGGTGTAGCCTTTGCTGGACGTTGTGTTATGACACCTGCTGAATGGGTTATTAGTAGTCTGAGGCTTGAAGATCGCCCCGGTCAGGCTTCACTCTTTGAAAGAGAAGTATCAGTAGCGGGCGATATTGTTGAACGTATACGTAAGGCTAATAGTCGTGGTTGGGTTATTATCGATGAACTCTTCCATACCACAAACCCTCCTGATGCAGCAACGGCCAGTCAGATATTTTTGAGGCAACTTTGGGAAAGTAATCTTGTGACAAGTATTGTGAGCACTCACTTGTTTTCGCACGCTGAAGAAGCACCAATGAATGTTCAGAGATTATGTGTGGATAGTTCAATGAATGAGGAGACAGGACAAATCGATTATAAGTATCAGGTGGTCGAGGGAATTAACAAGATGAGTAGTGTTGAAGAGCTTTTAATTGAGTCTAAAGTATTGGTCGTATAGGCGACGACGGCGCCTGAGACGGCGCATAATTAACTCACACCATGTTCAGCGGAGCTATAGTGATACCATGATGCGTTCAGAATAACCCTTAAAACTTAGGCCACAGACATAGAATGAACGACGCCCTTATGATTGGCATTGTACTAACACTCGTTTTTGGAGCTGTTATCTTTTATCTATACAATCGCCTTTCCATGACGGAGAGAAAGATGGGTCTTGTTGAGGGTGTTCTAACGGATCTCAAAATCATGATGGATGCTGCTCCATTTACTTCATCACATGAACACTCAGATGGACCCTCAATGCAGGAATTTGAGCCTAGCCCCGAGTATCTAAATGCAATTTCCGGCCCCTTCCCCTTGAAGGAGGAGGAAGTCGAGGACGTAGCCTCATCTGAAGATGAATACAAGCAGGCCATGGAGCAGGCTACACCTCTAGAAACGCCTTACAAGTCTCTTCAGATTGACGAACTCGCTGGCGTCCCTGTGACTGCTACAAATGCTATTAGCGTTACGAAGCTATCTCCGGACCTTGATTCAATGACCCTAAAAGAACTTCAGGCACTTGCTAAGCAGAAGGGTGTAACAATTGCGGCTGGGTCTAGACGCAAGGCAATTATTGACATCTTGAAGAGTTCTGACGATTCAACCAATATCATGCAGGGCACCCTATTATCTGAGATGAGTGGACCTGAGCCTGTTGGCGGAGCGAGCCTTGAGTAATTAAGAAACGGGGTCATAGGGGCGGAGCCCCTATCCACAATAAATATATGGTGGTTCATGTTAGATGGACTCCCAGCAGTTCGTGAGACCCACAAATCCCTCCTTTATGCCAATTATAAATGAACATGCTCTAAGGATAGCAGGAGAAAAGATAGAGGCTCCTGAAAAGAAGATAGTGCCAGTGGAAGACGTTCGTTATCCTGGTTATGCTGCCCCTATGGCTGATGGGCGCATTGTAACTGATTACAAGTCTCACTGTGCCAACAATGTAGCTCCTCCTAAATATGGAAATTCTATCAGGTCATGGTCTCAGCATCACGCTGACGCACTTATTCAGACATCTCGTCATAGACAGGCTGACCGCGCGGGTGCCTATTTCTACCAGGCTAATACCACTGTCAATCCCAAGCAGATACAAAGATGTGACGAATTCGAGTGTACCTTCTCAGCGCCTGGATACAAGGATGGACTTGGGCTTTTTAGAGATGAGAAAGTGCCTTCACTTTTCGGAACCTTTGCTAAGCCTAACCAGACTGCGCCTACAAAGCGTGTATTCTTGACAGATGTCTATGAGGGTGGGCGTAACTCACCCCGTGGTCGCACATTTACCCCTCTCGGCAACCAGCCATTTAATCCTCGTAAGTCAAGTTATAATTGATATATTCGTAGCATCTATCTTTAACATCCTTAAATACATAGTCATCTATTTTATCAGTAAAAACTACATATATATCATCTAATCGTAAATCCCAGTTAGAAAATTGTTCTAGTTTCAAGAGAAAGTAAGACAATTTTTCTGGATAATCCATTCCAATAATCATGTATTGTTTTTTATTTGTATTAACGAGACAGGTTTTATTTGCCTTCATTACTCTCGACCGGTGTAATATTGTTATATAGAGGCTAAAGGAGAACTTTTAATTCATAGGAAAGATGCTGGCTCTGGACATAGGAATTAAACATCTTGCGTATTGTTCTGCCACTGTTCAGACAGATTTATCTGGAGCCAAGTTACCCATGGTGAAACACTGGGCTCTCGTGAATTTACAAGACCTCAATGACACACCAAAGGCTACCTGCCACATGTGTGACAAGCCTCCCAAGGCCAAGTCACCCCAAGGGCTTGTCTGTGGTCGTCATTTGAAGAAGGACATGCAAATCTTCGACGAGGCCACTGGCTTGCCAATTAAGAAGACGCCGACTATTAGTCAGTTACAGGCTTTCTTGAAAGCTAAGGGACTTGATGTAAAGGGACAGAGACCTGTGCTTTTAGCACGTGCTGAGACAGTTGCTGTTATGCCTCTAGTAAAGGCGAAGTCAACTGCCTCGTTCGCAGATAATACATCTAATCTCCATGACGCCATTAGAGGCTGGATTACTAGGGATTGGGTTCATTTGAGTGGCATCAAGGATGTCTACATTGAACATCAACCTGTTCTAAAAAATCCCGTTATGAAGACGGTTCAGCTTTTGATTTTCGCATCCTTGCGTGAACGTTATATTACAAATGGGCAAACTGTCAAATTCCATTTCGTACACGCTGGCAAGAAAGTTCAAGGGGCTGAAGTGGGTGACGCAGGTTACAAGGACAGAAAGGCGGGTGGAGAGGCTCGTGCTAAGTTGTATCTAGGGAAATTCCCCTTTGGATCTGAACAGCACAAGTGGCTCACATGGTGGCAGGGCCAGGGAAAAAAAGACGATTTAGCTGATACTCTGTGTATGTGTCTGGATGCTTGTTAATACTTCAGTTTTTCCAAGCTATCAGCTGTAAAAAAATTTAGCAAAATATAGTCCAAAAATTGATTTCGAAGCTGAGCTATGAATATGTATAGATGTCCTCCAAGAGTGATTTAATTGCTGCTGATCGTGAATCCGTTTTACAAGATTACGCTGCCGCTAAAGCAAAGAATTATCGCCGTTTCAAGAGAGGAGATGATCAAGCAACAGAGGAATATATATTTCCTAATCAAATTGAAGATGCCACCAAGATTGTCGATATGTTTTACAAGAAGAAGCGTAGAGTTATTATTATTCAGAAGAAGACTAAAGTTGGAGCAGATGGACTTATGGTTGAATGTGCTAAACTCATGACAACACACCCTGATGACGATTTTGTAGTAAATCTTGATCAAGTTAGATTTATTACTGGTATGAGTAATGCAGGGTGGGAGAAAGACATGATAGATAAAGCACCGGATTGCTTTAAGGATAAGATCTTTCATCACGGAAAACTATCGAGGGCGGATCTTATGAATATGAAAAATGCTCTTATTATTATTGATGAGATCGATACAGGTGATAAGGAATTTCAAGTTCTTCATAGGACCCTTATGGAAGCAGGAATTTTAGATGTTAAGCATATGGAGGAGAATAATAATAGATTTATCTTTATCAGTGCTACAATGATACGCGAAATCTATGAGGTTTACAAATGGGGTGATCTACATGAACTTTACACGATGACTATTCCACATTCTTATATTGGACATAAGGATTTCCTAGAAAAGGGTATTGTAAAAGAATTCTATCCAATTAAGACTAGTGTGGACGCTGAGAAATGGGTTCAAGAAGATATTATAAATCAATACAGTCAGCCTTGTATTTGCCAGAAATGTAATACAGGAAACGTAACAAAAAAGAATGATTATAGAGTTCATATTATTCGCGCTAAGGATAAAAATGTTAATGTTATTCAGAATGCTTGTGTTACTAAAGGAATTGCCTTTAGAAATCACACATCAACAGACAGATTAACCGATGAGGAGAAAGATGAATTCTTTAAGAAACCGTTAACAAATCACATAGTTCTTGTAGTAAAGGGGTTCTTTCGTAGAGCAAATCTTATCCCAAACGCATGGAAACTTCGCATCGGTTCAGTTCATGAATACCATACTGTAAATGTTGATAATAATGTACAAATCCAGGGTCTAGTTGGACGAATGACTGGATATTGGCGCGATGATATTGAGAAACTTGGTCACACTACCGGTCCTTATAGAACATCAATACAGGCAATTGAAGAATATGAAAAGGCATATCTTGATCCATTCGGTAAAAATTCATATAAAACAGCAGGCTTCAATAAGACTAAGAAAGGTAAGGTAACTGCAAAGCCAACAATGCTCGCACCAAGGAATATATTGAATCTCGAACCAGTGGATTTACCAGATCAGAAAGAGGATGATGATATCATTGAACACCCTACTTCATTTAATACACAAAAAGAGGCAAATGTATTCTTAACAGCTATATTTAAGAAGAAATGCAATGTTACATCATTCACTGGAAAAGATCACGAGGCTAATAGTAAATTTATAATGACAACTCGCCTTACAAGACATTACAAGAAAAACATGGATGACTTGAGAGATGATGATAGGCTAATAAAAGAAATATTTGACAAGATTAAACTCGGAACAAATATTTCAAGAGGAAAAGGTCAGCATTACATGGTATATCCTGTGTATGCTACGATTAACTCGGTTCCAGGTGATGTCCGTTATTATGTGAGATACTTGAAGCCTAAGTTGGTAGTAGAAGGAAGCATTCCACAAAATACGATTGTGAATGTTATCACTTAATGAACTCTAGACTATAATTTCATTATCCTATACATATCTTATTTTTTAATTGTATAGAGAAACCCAGGCTTCTCACGACGGGTGTATGTAGTCAGATTACGGTCCTGCTTGGAACCCCTGTAGTATTTAATATAAGAAGCCTTAGGGTCACCGTGAACTCTGTAGATATCATCCATAGCTACAGAGAACGTTTCCAGCTCGGCCTTAGGAATATCAGGCACATTCGCCTTCAGCCAGAGAGCATGGGCCTTACACGAGTGAACACGACCAGGCCAGCGATACTCGTATTCCTCAGCGATTGCCAAAGCGAGTTCAACCGCCCACATGTAGTTGCCAGTGCACTCACGGATCCAAATAGTGCAAGGGTGGTGAAGATGAACAGGGCGGAAACCCTGCTCATCTGCGCACTTACGCTTCGGGGCTGATGCCATCTGCGCGGGCACTGCTAGAAGCTTGTGAGCCTTGGCAATCTTAACGGCTGAACGCTCCTTCAAGAGCTCAGGATAGGCAGTCGTCCAATGGGCGGTGTAAAGCATCTGACAAGCCTCCAAAATCATCTTGACAACGTGCTTGTCACCATGTGCCTCAGCAGCCTTCTTAGGATTATAATCGAGAACAAATAGATTCATCTTTGGTACTTAAAAATAGTGGCAGCGGCGACTTCAATTTTTTCACTCACATTAGTCAAGAAACGGTAAAGAACCATCAACTATCATATTAACATAGTCAGGTCTAGGGATAGGTTCGACTGGTTTGGATGAATATAATTCAGTCTTAAACACTACACGTCGCCCTGAAAGAACTGCTAAACACTCGTGTGGTAACTCTGTGTGAAATGCTATAAAAGTCCATTCCGTATTTAAACTACTATTAAATCTAAAACGACCTCTGTCAAGGATAAGTTCACCTCCAGTATGTTCCAGTGTACCAACAGCAGGTGGAAATATTAGAAGAGTTGCAATATGATTCTTTTTTTGCTTCTTATCCTGGTGTTCTGAAAAGAACCCTCCTGGCCCGTATTCAATAACTGAATATCTATCACTGAATGGCAATATAATATTAGAGCCAAGTTTATCGAAATGTTCCTTGACTGTATCTAGATCCAATTCTTCCATATCGAAATCTATTACACTTGTAAACCGCGTGGATACGCGAATATCTTGTCTCAATATATCTGTTCCATCTGGCATTCCTACAGTAGATGGTATACCCTTCCCAGATGCTAATAAATCGCTTAGTGTTCCATAGTTTCTACGACCCCGTTGATTAAGAGAATACCTGCATGTAACTTCAGGGAAACTAAAAGATACGATGGATTCCATTGTATCTTTTATTTAATAAAAGATAGCTTCAAATTTTTCAGGTACACTCCTTACAGATACGCATAGGGTCACATTCATTAAAATTCGCATGAAGCTTCTCTACCCAAGAATTATAGTCAGCATTGTACTTTACAATCAAGGGATCCTCTAGCCACCTAGATTCCCATTGGTTCTCCAGATACTCAAGCTCATTATCATACGGGAATACAGGTTTGGGAGGTGGATCTCCATAATGGGCCTTCTTGAAACATGCTAGACAGACTGCGTGGTCACATGTAAATCGCTTAACACCCTGAACCTTTCTGGCTGGACAGATTTGACAATCTATATTCTCAAGAAACGTGTGTGGTTTAATAAATGTAACATCGCAACTGAAACAGAGGGTTCCACCTGTAATCATAATGGAGTTCTCTTGACTAGAATTACAAACCAAGAAATTCAAACATTTTCTTGGTTTACAATTGTGCTTACAGGACATCTCGTAACCATCAATGTGCTTGGAGGTAATACAGTCTCCATCACCCTTACAGATTTCCATTGTGCCTTTATTTTATTTTATTATGGTTCAAATTTTGCGGCATGAGCCACCTCTGTGCTTTCTATGTTTTCTGTGTTTACGAGTTCTACGTCTACCCCCTTCCTCAATTCCTGCCTGCGACTCATTCATAGGGAAGGCAAGAACTTCTTTACCTTCTGCTTCCTTTATCGCATTCTCCTGTCTCTTACGAAGTCTAAGTGTTCTAGCATTCAAGTTAAATGCACTTTTTGGCTTAGGACCAGGAAACATACTTTCAACTGAAACTTGTGCTGGAACAACTGAATGAGCTGTATTAACGGTAGGCCTAGCAGTTGATTTAGCATCCGGAAAGAAATTACTAGGGCTAACAACTCTAGGTCTTCTGGCATTCAATGCCTTCTTCATATAAGCAGCCCCTGGCTTCAAACGCAAATTACGCAGAGTTTTATTGGTATTCGGTGCCATACTAATATTTGACTACATAAAAATTGAACAGCTTGTATATTATATTTAGGCATAACAATGCCGTATATTACATTCTTTGATACAGAGACAACTGGCCTCCCTAAGAAACGAAACTCCAATGCACTCGAATCAAAAGACAACTGGCCAGATATCGTATCGGTAGCCTGGGCAGTCTACGAGCACAATGGCACTCTAGTAAAAAAGTGCTATTCCATTGTGAAACCAGAAGGTTGGGTAATCCCTGCCGACTCCATCAAAATCCACGGCATCACGGAGGAGAAGGCTCACGCCGAAGGCCGAGCACTACGTGACGTTCTTTCAGAACTAAAGGCCGACCTTGAGAAGTCCGACCGGGTTGTAGCTCACAATATTGAGTTTGATAAGAATGTGCTATTTCATGCTTACAAATGGCATCTTAACCAGAACCCCTGGCATCTCTGGCCCGAGTGGGAGATTTGCACAATGGCCAAGGGTGAGCCCGAGGCAAAAATTCCTAGCAAGTTCCCTACGAGCAACCGTCCTTACAAGCCCCCTAGCCTAACAGAGCTATACAAGGCTACGTTTGATGGCCGAGAGCCTACGGGTCAGCATAACTCTCTGAAGGATGTGGAAATTATGTGTGACATTTATTGGGCCCGTTGGCCAAAGGACCATCTATAATAGAATGCGCCCAGCACTAGCAAATTTCCTAAAAAATCCTACACCTTTTTTGCCACTAGGTCATCGCCTTGTAAAACCACCAAATACTGCTCTTGTTCAGACAGATGGGTCTTTTAGCAAGGAATACGTAGAGATGTCTCGAACTGCAGTTATCTTGACGACACATGATAACATAAAGTATAAGTTAATGAATAGTTATATAGACCACTGGAATTCCACAGAATCTGAATGGTGTTCTGTGCTCAATGGAATTAGATATGCGCAGAAGAAAGATCAGGGCTCTATTGAATTAGAAAATGACTGTCTCCAAGTTATCAAGCATCTAGTAAATAGGAGGCCTCCTATGAAAGGCTATTTAGCTTCATATTACACTTCCATATTAAAAGAAGCAAAAAATATGGAATATTTGGGTATCAGATGGATACCAAGAGAATTCAATAGAGCTGATGATTTATTTCGTCTTTGACCTTGTCTCATAAGAATGGAAATTCATAAAGCCATCGTGGGTCATCTGAAAACCGAGACGGGCATACCAGTCCCATAGCTCAGGGCGTTCAGGATATAGATGAACACTGCGATTAACCTCCTTGAAGCTCTTGAGCATATCCTTGAGGACAGCGGTTCCAAGTCCCTTACCTCTATACTGCTTGTCAAATGCGATATAATCTATATATAAGTTATCCTTGTTTTTTACATGATACGAAGTAATAATGAAACCAATTAATACGCCTGTTGGTAGAAAGAACCCATAACTTTCCTCTTGACATCTGTAATACCAAGAAGTATTCAAGTGACTAATATGAAATTCTGTTCTGTTAAAGGTATCTCGATAGATAGCTTTAACAGCACGATAGTGAGCATCTGTAAGTTGACGTGGTTCAATATTCATGGTGTTATAGTTTTAACATAAACAAAAGTTATCAATTTTTTCACTGGTTACTGGTTACTTCATCATTCCATCATTGTCAGCCAGATATCCACCCTTAGCTAAACTAACCTGAATATCTTCATAGACTTTCTTGGACATAATATCATTCTTAAAACAATAGGTATATCTATAATTTGTATAAGAGAAAAATGAGAAATTATCTTCAGGCGTTGCATAGATTAAATGAATCGCCTTGTCTTCCAAAAGAATTCTATGAACCTTTGATAAATTTATTAGACTTTGTCTTCCATACTGAAGAGGCATTCTGTAGAACATCTGTAATTTAAAAAGTAAAAGGGTGTTTAGGTATTTAATTATAAAGCATATGGACAGGGATCTGAATAGCAACTACCTCAACCCTTGGCTTCTCTGAGTAAATAAAAGGAGCAGGCTCAACCTTTCCAACTACGTGATTCATAACAACGATATCAATCTGCTCCTTCGTAGGAGGAGCCTTGAACACTTGAAGTGATCTGGATACTGAAACAGGGCTCGTTAACATAACCGCATAAAACTGCTTGAAGAGTTTGGAAGACTTCTGGCACATCTGAATACAATTCATTAAATTCTCTTAAGCCTAACTTAAATTAAATTGTCTTATTTATATGCAAGACGCCAGACGACTTGCTATTAATTCCCTTGATACAAAATATAATGAAACGAAAGCTTTAGTGGATGAATTAGCGAAGGTGGCAAAACCAGTAGACAAAATTACGATAGTGAAACTAAAGTTAGATAGTTTGGCATTATATATTAATACATTAAAGACGCTAGATACACCTAGACTAACAGGTGGCAAAAAGACACGTAGGCATCGTCGTAAGTGACTTCATGTTTTGGTACGCTTTTTTGAAAAGCGTAGTGCGTCTAAAGAGTTCTCAAAAAAAGACACTAGGAACGGAGAAGGATGAACGTTAGTATCCTAGATATGCAATCCGCTGCTTCAGACTTTGGCCAAAGTAATAACTTCAGCCAGGGTCCTCCAATTCAGATTTCATCTGAGATTGGAAATGTAATTGAGGTCACCGACTTGAATGATGAGCTCGGCCTGAACCTTTTAGCAAACCAATCTAAGACAAACGCACCCCCGCAATCATTTGGCTCATCTCCCATCCGGCTTTCTGTGCCCGATGAGGGTGCTAAGGCTATACAATTTGACACCCTTGAGCCCATCGACTTAGGGTCATTCGGAAACGCCCCTCCTATGAATTCAGGAGGTTCCGGTTTACCACAAGTAACCGTTTCAAGAGAGGCTAACTCAAGCTTTGATAATTACCAGTCATCAAGTTCAGGGCCGTCGATTTCTTTGACACCTGCTCCCCCGAGAGACTTTGAGAAGGAGAAGCAGGAGAAGATTGAGTATCTCAATAAGCTCCAGCGTCTTGAGACCAAGGGGTATCCTGTTTCTAAGCGCTTCACCATGGATAACTCGGCCGAGGAAATCAAGCAGGAGTACACCAGACTAGTGGATGCCAGAAACTTGGAGGGCTCTCTAAGATTTCAGCGTCAGATGCTCATGGGTGCCATTACGGGCCTTGAGTGGATGAACGACAAGTTTGACCCCTTTGACATCAAGCTACAGGGATGGTCCGAGTCAGTCCACACAAATGTAGAGGACTTCGACGAAATCTTCGAGGAGCTATACGACAAATACAAGGAGCGTGGCAAGATGCCTCCTGAGATGCGCTTGATGATGGCGGTAGCTGGTTCTGGTTTCATGTGTCACGTTTCAAATTCATTCTTTAGACAGAAGATGCCCTCCATGGATGATGTCTTGAAGAGTAACCCCATGTTGGCTAAGCAGATGGCCCAGGCGGCGGCCGCTCAGGCGGGTCCTGGTTTCGGTAACTTCATGGGAATGGCGATGGGAATGCCTCAACCTGGAAATGGTGGTCCACCTCCTAACATGCCTGCCTCAGCAATGGCCATGGATAGCCCAGGGCCTACAGGAGGGTTCTTCGGTAATAATTCCCGTGCGCCTCCTAACCCATCTCCTCTAGTTCAGGCAGCTACCGCAGCTGGCTCTAATGGTTCTAACCCAGGGGCTAGACGTGAGATGAAGGGTCCCTCAGGCGTAGACGACATCTTGAGAACCTTCGAGGATGTCCGTCGTGCTGAGATGGAGACTATCGGTGTTCGCACAATGCCCAATAACTCCTTCGTCCAACCTGAGCAACAAACACCTGCCATGGTAGCAGTGTCTGAACTCCAGAGTGTAGCGAGTGACGACTATAGCCAGGCTGACTCCACGCGCTCAGGACTAAACGGGCGTAGAGGTCGTGGTCGCAGACCTGCTCCTGTTGGGGCTTCCTTGAGCTTGGATGTGTAACGCTTTTAAGAAAAAATACTTGATATAAATGATGTTAATCAATTATATGAAATCACGTTCTCTCAACTATATCCATAATTGAGAGAACTATATCACCATTATGTCTTCTTAAGGCATCTAGGGCTTGCTCGACACTCACATCAGTCTGTTGACATACAAGATGAATATCTCTACCTGGAATACCATCTGTATCCGCTGGAATTGGGCCCACAGGATCATGAGTTTCCTCATGCTGAGAATTGATATCATTTTGACTGTCTGAATAATCTATAGATACTGTAAATCTTCTAGAATATTCCATTATCCTATCTGTGCGACTATTTGTTAGTTCGTAATATGGCATCCTTGAGCCAATCCCGTAGACTACAGGTGTAGGAGTTTGAAGCATCTCCAGTTCACTTGGTTTACCTCTACACAAGGGACAACTTGAGTTTTTACTGAGCCATGTTCCTATACACTTCAAGTGGAAGGTATGCGAACAAGACATCTCGACGCGACCGGTGGTTGAAATATTGATACATTCTAGGCAGATAGAGCATTCATCAGACATATTGATACATAAACTTATAACAGGATATTTTTCAATTTTAACGATATAAAAATTGAAGTTGCCCTGGCAATTAGATAAGTAAGCCCATATGTTACCTACACTGCCAGAAAAATGGGTATTTGGCGAAAAGGTTCCCTTTCAGGAATCGAACCTAGTGGAATTCAAGGAGGTCACTGTCTTCGCAGGGCTCTTCAAGAATAAGTCTCTAGGAACATCTGGACTTCCTAAATACAGAGAAACCATTATCGGTTTCCTAAATGGGGGTCGCGGATATCTTATTATGGGTATCAAGAATGATGGAACCATTTCAGGAGTAGACAATATCGCAGATGAAGTAATGGATAAGTTCAACTTATGGATTGATGGAAGTTTCAATACTCTAGTTTATAAGAATGGAAAATCAATCGATCCATCTAAGATAACCATAAAGGTCCATATATTTCCCGTATATAATCATCCGACTGAGGCAAGTATTATAGTCATTGAAGTAGAAAATAGAGGAAAAATGATGGATATTATGACACGATCAGGTGTAATTATTTATAGACTGAACGCAAGTAATTTCAAAGTGACTACTGAACCAGTATATAGAAGACGGGATGTGAAAGGAATGATACATTCCATTCAGACCCAGATGCAAACAGTAATAGATGAGAAGCGTAAGATAATTGAGAGACTTCAGGATAAGCATCAGGATGAGATTAATGATATCTTGAAAAGTCAGGCTAAGGAAATCAGGGTGATTAGTGAGAGCCTTTATGACAAATACAAGATTGAAGAACAAGAGAGCTTGTGCTCAAAGATTATGAAGTTGTTTATCTAAGGCTTTTGGTACGCTTTTCTTAAAAGCGTTAGTCTTTCTCAATCTTTCTAGCAGCAGGACAAAACTTATAAAATGGTTCTGCGTGACCTTCCTTCATATACCAGGTTTTGTGTGCTCCAAAACTTCTGGCTTCAAAGGAATCCTGTGTACAGAAATTCGCCAAGTCCATGGCTGAACGAGGCTTATTTATAGATTTCTCAACGCAATTTGAGAAAAATACATCCTCAGGATACGTAGCCTTAATATTAGGATAGTCTCGGATACATTTTTTCTGGAAGGAATTCTTTCTGAAACTTAGACCACCAACACCATAGAATGAATTGTTTTTTGAATGCTCCTTTCCCCAGACTTCCTTTGAGTTACCAATAGCTTTATCATAGGACCCACATCCTATATAATCAAAGTGCATGAAATCCTGTATCTTAAACTCCGAGGCCGGGCATAAAACCGCATCCGTCTGAAAGACCAATATATTCTCAGCCTTTACCTGGTTCCAGAAGTCTAAGCTCTTAAATGTTATATTGTAATCGTCCGCAGTAAAATCATCCTTATCCAAAGCAATCAAGATAATCTTACGACCCTTGATATCTTGAACCGCCTCCTCAGCATGTGATTGATGAGACTTTCCGTGGAAGACATAGAGGTCCCATGATTTACACATGCGCTGGTCAAAATTCTCACATACATATTTGAGCATCTTATGCTTTCTTGGTTCGACGATGACTAAGGCATGCCCTCCGTCAACTGTGCCTACTAAACCCGGGCTGTATTTCATTATTAAACCAATCATTATGATTAGCGCAACAACGCCAATTATAAGAATTGTTTTCATACTACTTATTGTCCCCATAATCCACGCATGACTTTCTGATATTGGTCATGGGCCTTTGACCCATGAGGGGTCTTGACGGGAACATCGTCATTGACGATTACTTTTGCAGCCTTATCCTGTAAGGATTTCAAGATAGCTTGTTCCTCGGGCGTTAGAGTTATTGTATCCTTCAAGTCCTTTGTCTTACATGTTCCTCCTGTTAAACCACCCTTTCCAAAGAGACATAGACTACTATTTTCATTAAACAAGTATCCAACACATAAGATTACTATAAAAGCCATCCAGGCTGCGGTAACAAAGTTGCGAGTAGCCAAGAAAAATATGACAAAAATAATAGTCCTGCGAAACCATGGCTGGTTCAAGAATTTCTCCTGTTCCTTCGAGATTTCCATGGGTAAGAAACGACCACCCAAGTTAATCAAGAAAATAGCAACTGCCAGTGAATACGGAGAACTTGCTATTTTTGTTAATGTTGCCTCAAAGGGACCACTCGGTGGTGGCATTGCAGGCGGGGGCCCTGAGAAACTCATCTAGTTCTTATCAATATATTTGTTATACAATTTGTATCATATTTACAATATACATTACTACTGCCATTCCTGTCATCAATCCCACACGTGGGCACCATTCTGCTCCAACCCATACAATGAATAGAAGTATCATGCGCCAAACAGGTGACTCCCATAACGCAACCATGCTGGAAGGATAGGGTGTCCGGAGAGAAAGTGCCTCAAAGGCATTCCAACCCATTAAACCTAGAATTACAATCATACGTAGACTTGCGTCAACGGGGCCTGTAGGGTCACTTGTATCTACCCTGGTAGCAACCATCTTACTTTATACTCAGGTTCTATTTGTGTGAAGACGAAGAACTTTCAAGGCTTAGGGAAGGTGCCTGAGATGGTGATGTTGAATTTGATACACGGTCATCATTGCCTTGGACGGCAGAAGTAATAATACGGTCAGATGAGATTGCAACTGGTCTCTCACCTAACATGCGCTCAATGAACCATCTGTGAGGATTTGAAATGAGCTTTGTGTTCTGTTCACTCTTATCGTCAACGGTGTCTGAAAATCCTTCAGATGAATCTCTCTTTTGAAGTCTAGCAAAGAGGATTAAAGATACAACTGCTGCCAAGAGGCCTGTTGGCCAATCTAGGACAACTGAGCAGACTAGAGGAAAAATAAAGAACACAGCTGAGCCAATTGTATTATCAAGAAACTCAAGCGACTTCCGGGGTGCTATTCCAGCAAATGCTCCTGCAACAAGTAAACCAGCTACTGTCAAGATTGTGCCAGGCCATTTCAAGACCGTGTGAGTATTTGTTAGCCATGCTAGAAGACTCATATCCATTTCCTCTTGAGGCTTAGCCGCAGGTGAAGCCACAGGTGATACTGCACTATTTGCTCTTGATCTAGCTGGGCTACTAGCTTTCGGAGAAGAAGCCATTTATCTATTTGACCAGTGGATAAATGGTCAAAGAAAAGACATCTTAGAATGTAGATGGAGTTCGCATCCTTACAAGATGCCTTTCCACAGGTCGAATCTTCTAAAGAAAAGCGACGTTCGAGGAAAAAGGAAGGTTTTCAGGCATATGAATTGCCTCCTACTGATCCAGATCGTCCGGCTGTTCAACGTATGCTAGAAGTTCCACCTGTTGGAAAGGAAGCATACACAGATGCTAGCACTGAAAATCAGTATCTAAACCAAAGTTCACAGTTTGCAAAGAAATCCACTGTCAATAATTCACTACCACCTCCGAGGTCGGTTCTCAAGCTTGAAAAACAAACAGACGTTCCAAGCTTCTTCGGTGCTGAGCCATTCTCAAACCCTAGTGAAGATTCCATGGCAGTGTTTAATAGTCACGTAGATCATCCAAATGGATATATGCTAGATTCCGACTTTACTAAGTCATTTGATGAGCCAGGGTTTGGAAAATCTGCTGGAACACCTGTTCCCACTCCTGAACTCCGGCAAAGATGGAAGCCCTTGTCAGCAGAGCGTATCGACACGTCATTTACTGATACAGGAAAGGGTTCGCAATTCCAGGGCCTGAGCACAGAAGATATTCAGGCGATGAGAAATAAGATTGATATGCTTATGTCTCGTATAGATGATTTGGAGAATAGAGCAGAAGGTGCTAACCCTCAGCTTGAAATGCTTTCCTTCATCATGACTGGTCTTTTCTTGATGTTTGTTCTAGATTTGACAGTGCGTAAAATCAAGTAATAGATTGCTGGGCAATCTATGACTATACTTTATTAAAAGTCATAGATTTCGTAGAAATCTATTTTCTAAGTCATAGATAACGAAGTTATCTATATGAGAGGTTTATGGACAGATGGATGGAATTCCTTCTGGCATTTTACATTTGGAGCTCTTACATATAAGTTGCCAATTATTCTTGTAATATTTTTAGTTTACCAACTCTTCGTAAATAGAGGTATTTACGATAAAAATGTGGCTGTTGACTTATTAGAATACTTCATTGGCCTAACAAGTATGATAGCTGCAACACGCACTGCCGATTATCTTCCGTCTGACATATTCACTGAAATTATACCTGATTTAGTCATGGCTATATAAGGCATATACAGTTAGAATACATATATGGATAGTTTAGAAACTTCTCTTTACTTACTAAAAAACAAGTATGGATTTACTCCTAAGTCAATCCTTGACCTAGGAGCATATCATGGTAATTGGTCAAGAAGAGTTAAGTCTATTTTTCCAGGTGCTGAATTCTTTATGATCGATGCAATTGATTATGATGAATTGAAGTACCGTAATATCCCTTATAAGATTTGCGTTCTGTTTTCTGAGAAAACAAAGGTTCCATGGTATGAGAAGAAAAATACTGGTGATTCTATCTTTAAAGAAACTACTGGTCACTTTGTAAATACAGTTGAAACATGGAAAGATACAGAGACACTTGATTCTCTATTCGAGGGCAAGCAATTTGATTTCATCAAGATTGATTGTCAAGGAGCAGAAATACCTATTTTAAAAGGTGGACAAGAACTTATTAAAAATACAGAAATTATATTACTTGAAGTCCCGTTTGCAGGCCAATACAACAAGGGTGTGCCATCATTTCAAGACCACATTTCTTATATGAAGTCAATCGGGTTTTTACCTTATGACATTGTTGAACTACACAGAGGATCGGATATATTAATTCAAATTGATGTGCTTTTTGTTCGTGAAACATCACCTATCTGGGTAAAAATCCAGGAATCTATATGTAACCTAGGGGTATAATGAAGATAGCATTCTTCCTAAGACATTTATCTCTAAGAGGAACTGAAATTTCGATTTACGATTATGCTGACTGTAATGAAAGTATACTTGGAAATCAATCATATATTTTTATGTTTAAAAAAGACAAATATCTAGCCCACGGCTTAGAATATCATGATATAATCTTTACAAAATTCTATAAGAGGTTCTCAGTTGTATTTGTAAATGAATACAGTGATATAGATTCACTGTGTCTAGATTTAAAAATAGATTTATTTTATACTCTAACTTTTGGTCTACATTGGGCACAACGATACCCATATGGCTACGTAAATTCTGTAAAGACCTTTACACACTGTGTATTTGATACAAGAGAGAAATTTGGTTCTATTTATGGTCCTATTAGTCAATCAATAAATACACTATTCAATACAAATTACCCTGTTTTACCACATATGGTTAGAATACATGATACTAAGGAAAATATGAGATCTGAACTAGGGCTTTCTAGTGACACAGTTGTCTTTGGTCGTCATGGTGCCATAGATACATTCGATATTGATTTTGTGAAAGAATGTATAAAAGAAATTTGTTACTTAGATTTACCAATATACTTTTTATTTATGAATACAAAATCTTTTATAAATCATCCTAAAGTAATTTTCTTAGAGTCAACCGCAGATGCATTTATAAAACAACGTTTCATAAATACAACAGATGCAATGATACATGCTAGAAAGCAAGGTGAAACATTCGGCCTTGCGTGTGGAGAATTTGCTTTATCTATGAAGCCTATTATTTCATTCATAGGTTCAGTTGAAAAGGCCCATCTAGATATTCTGGGAAATAAAGTAATTGGTTATTCTGATAAACAATCTCTTCATACAATTTTAGTAAATTTCAAGAAAGAAGAACATTCAATGGAAAATAATGGGTATTTAGAATATACTCCAGAGCATGTTATGAATATATTTTCTAAATTGACCTTATAAACTCCCACTTCAAATCTCTACAAATCTTCTCCCAAATTTTATCTTGCGCATACAATTTGTCACGGTTTTTCAGTAAAGGAAAGCAGTGAAGAAAGTCGTCAAGGTCCAAGAGTTCACATAACTTATATAGAACATAAGAATAAGACAAGAAATTCGAGCGCTCAGCAGGACAATGTTTCTGAAATGACGGTTGAATTTCCTTGAACAAGTAACGCAACTTCTCCTCCGTTTCACGGTCCATCACTGGAGCCGTGTGACCATTTAGTCTAGACAAGATATGGGGAACGTGCTCGTAATATGAGTTATATTTGAGTTTCTTCAAGATTTCTCTGATTTTACTGCGGTTCAAGGAAGACGGTTGAATGCGTTCCTTCTTAATTTGCCCCTGAATGTTTTCAAAGACCTCCTCAGGAATTTCTGTGCTCTCCTTGGCCTGGAATTGCGCAAGCCACTCATTAAAGTGATTAATACGCTTGTAGGCATAATAGGAAATTTCTCTAGGAGGGTCCTTATAAGATGGCTTATCTGAATCCATTAGGATTAACTTGTGGAACCCACAGTGAGGGCATGAGACGGTGGCATCATTAATAGAAATCTTCATATCTTCACCGCACGCATCACAAATGAAAGACGTGTCATTCAAGGAGTGCATGGAAGGTCTATTGTAATGAGGGTCCATTCTTTGTAGATACTGGTCCAAAAGAGCATCACGACGCAAAGTATCACCGCCCTGCTCTTTGGCATAAGAATTTGATGGGGCCTGAACCTTGGTGCCACTAATATCCTGTCTAGACGCATTTTCTAAAGCTTCGAATACGCTACCAGGTCTCGCACGGTCAGCGACATGAATAACATTATCGGCTCCACGATTGATACGGTCTTGAATATCATAGTATTGAAACAAAAGGTCACCCGTCTGTAAATAGTAGTCAAAGACTGCTCCCTTTTCATCGGTGGCATCTAACTTTACTTTTGTCGACTTGAGCTCTTGTTCAATTCGATATCTCTCGATATCGTTTTGCTCTGACTTATAAGAGGTGACAAGGTTAGAATAGGTTTCTTTGAGTGTTGAAACCTGCTCACTCGTGTCCTTCACCTTTGACAGATAGTGTTGATGGACAGTATCGAGAGTAGTTCTGGCTTCAGGATTTGAACGCTTGGATGGACGTATCTTGAAGAAGGGATCACTCATGTACTATAGGGTTTCCTGTATATGTTCTTTAGCCCTGGACCACACTGTAAAGGGCGCGCCCTAACTCGTTGAAAAAGGGCTCCCGGGCAAAAGTGGTATAATAACAAAAAATCGGCCGGTGATTTCTGGGATTTTTGGGAAAAATCTGTAAATTGCCAGAATTTTTTTCTCTCCTAGGGTTATAACAAATGACAGGTGGTGGTCTTATGCAGCTCGTTGCCTATGGCGCTCAGGACGTTTACCTAACGGGAAATCCCCAGATCACATTCTTCAAGGTCGTGTACCGCCGCCACACGAACTTCGCGATGGAGTCCATTGAGAACCCCTTCAACGGTTCCCCTGGCTTCGGTCGCAAGGTAACATGCACGATCCAGCGCAATGGCGACTTGATCTACCGCATCTACCTCCAGGCCACGCTCCCCAAGGTTACGCTCCAGTCCACGGACGGCTCTGGCGCCCAGTTCCGCTGGCTCAACTGGGTCGGCCACAACTTGGTCAAGAACGTCGAGCTCGAGATCGGTGGCCAGCGCATCGACAAGCACTATGGCGACTGGCTCCAGATCTGGAATGAGCTCACGCAGGAGGCTGGCAAGCAGGCCGGCTACGCCAAGATGGTTGGCAATGTCCCCCAGCTCGTCAACCTCCTAGTCCAGGGCGGTGAGGACTGCGACAATGACTGCTCTGGCGGCGAGCCCAACTCATCCAACGAGTTCCTAATGTGCGCGCCTGAGTACACGCTCTACATCCCCCTCCAGTTCTGGTTCAACCGCAACCCTGGCCTCGCGCTCCCCTTGATCGCCCTCCAGTACCACGAGGTCCGCATCAACCTCGAGTTCAACGACCTCCGCAACCTCTGCTTCGACCAGTCACCCTCCAACAGCAACCAGCACACGATCCGCGACCGTGTTGCGGCCGCTGGCCTCGTCGCCGCGTCTCTCTACGTCGACTACATCTACCTCGACACGGACGAGCGCCGCAAGTTCGCCCAGGTCTCCCACGAGTACCTCATCGAGACGCTCCAGTTCACGGGCGGTGAGTCCATCACATCATCATCCAACAAGCTCAAGCTCAACTTCAACCACCCTTGCAAGGAGCTCATCTGGGTTGTCCAGCGCGACTCCTTCGTCTCATGCGACGACAACGTCATCGCGCCCTGGAAGGGCCAGCAGCCCTTCAACTACTCTGACTGGTGGGACCGCGCCGTCCTCGAGTCTGGCTACTCCGTCACGCGTGTCGAGGGCCTCGCCGGCAACAACCCCACGGTTACGGCGCTCCTCCAGCTCAACGGCCACGACCGCTTCCAGGTCCGCGAGGGACGCTATTTCAACGAGGTCCAGCCTTACCAGCACCACACGAACGTCCCCGCGGTTGGCATCAACGTCTACTCATTCGCTCTCCAGCCTGAGCAGCACCAGCCCTCAGGCACGTGCAACTTGTCACGCATTGATAACACGACGCTCCTCCTCACGGTCTCCAACAACGCTGTTGGCACGGCCACGAGCGCCACGGTCCGTGTCTACGCGACGAACTACAACGTGCTCCGTATCATGTCAGGCATGGGCGGCCTTGCCTACTCCAACTAAACGCCAAACCTCAGTGGTTTACGCGAAATATCAAAAATTCTTATTCAAGATTTTATATAATCTTAAATAAGTAATATGCTTCTAACTCTAGGTGAATGGCAGCAAACCTATAAGGACCCCAAGAACTTCATAGTCCAAGCTTCTATGCAAGATGGTTCTGACGGATGGACCATTTTTCCAATTGGAATGGGGTATCAATATGCCACACACTATGGAGGAAGTGAAAAATGGCAAATCGGCTCCCACCAAGCCCTTGTTCAATGTGCCATTAGTGCTAGAACAGATGAACGACGTAGGCCATTTGGCTTGAATAGACAGATGATACTATTCAACTTGTTAATGAATGGAATTGTAAACAGACAAGTCTCAGGGTCCCAGTATTTCGATGAACTTCCCTCCTATAAGTTTGTCATTTCACCAGAGGGAAATGGTATAGATTGTCACCGGCACTACGAAGCTCTTATGGCTGGATGTATTCCTATCATTGAAGATAATCCAATTATACGAGAAAAATACAAGGGCCTCCCTATCTTATATACACGAGATTACTCTGAGATTACACGAGAATACTTGGAACAGCAGTACAAGGAAATGCTTGACAAATCCTATGACTTCTCCAGGCTCTTTTTGTCTTATTACAGTCTGGGGCAACAAGATTTAATAAAGTATAATGGAAATTACTGGGTAAAGAGACTATCTTTGAAAACCTGGTACTAGATAGATGTCCCAGATTGTATGGATAACCCTGATTAACCAGGGTTATATTAGGTTTACTCTAAATTTTCTTGAATCTATGCGACACAATAAATGTATCTTTCCACTCATAGTATATTGTTTAGATAAAGGTTCTATGAATGCCTTTCAGGGAATTCCTAATGTCCAATGTATTTCTGCTAGCCCGTTTATGCGTTCGCAAATGAATACAGAATTAACATCATGGAATACTATTGATTATAAGAGAATTGTATTTTCAAAATTAGATGCAATTAAATACACCATGGAATTACCTCAATACAAGGATGCTCTGATTGGATATATAGACACAGATATTATCTTATTTAAGAATCCTACTGATATTATACTAAAAGAATTCGAAGAAAATCCAGAAGCTCTTGTAGTGTCACAATGTGATGAAGATACTCTTCAGTGTACTAACTTCAGCCAATGTACGAATATCTGCTCGGGCGTTATTGTCTTCAGGCAATCACCTATAATAAGGTCATTGCTAGAGTATGCTGAATGGGATATCGTGGAGAACTTAACAGATCAACATTATCTTTCTAACAAAATGAAGCAAATAAATTATAGAACAATTGATAAAAATATATTTGTAAATGGTTCATATCCTGGAGTTAAAGATTATACCAAACCACTAGTACCAAGTAAAGAGGCAATTCTTCTACATTACAATTATATGATTGCGTCTTTCAAAGAGTTATTTATGAAAAAGAATGGGATGTGGTATGTGGGGGCATAGCCCTATAGGGGTAAACCCCTATGACCCCGCCTATAGATAATAGTGAAGATATAGGTCTAGTAACGGGGTCATAGGGGCGTAGTAACGGGGTCATAGGGGCGTAGCCCCTATCCCTATACAGTTAAAGACCCAGTATTCATTGGCCTCATGTAAAGTCCTAATGACTTCATTGCTATAAGACGCTCCTCTGGTATTTGATAAGTTACCGAAGCCCAGTTCCATTCTACTGGATTATTTCCATCAGGCTCTTCAATCAGTTTTACATATTTACAACGCATCCCAATTAACCCTGTAATACAATCTTTTACTTTTGTATCAGAGGGCGTCATAAATGAACCATATCTCAAAATACAATCTATATTATCTGATAAATATAATATTCTATCAATAAATGGAGAAGGATCCATAATCTTATAACGCCCAGTTAACTTAACAATAAAGTCATCATCGCGTATATTATAATGCTCAATACAATCCTTGATATCCTTGAGCTCTTTTAGACCCTTATTCATCGTATTCATTGTATTATTATCGGTATAGAATAATTCACACCCCCTATAAAGATCTAGAAATGTCTCTCTTTTTCCATTATTTTCAATCAGTATTACTCTGGAATTTGGTAAATGACGACTAATATTTAAGATTGTTTCGATACCAACAGCATACTCCTTAATTCTATATCCTTCAGGAACCTTAATCCATTCATGTTTATCTATCAAGGAGCATGTGACAAGGAAGTATATCATTCTATATATGATATTTTTTAAAAAATATATCAAGTACAAATAATGAGAAGAACTGATATTCCTCCAGAGATTTTGGCGCTAAGAAACAAAACAATTCAGAAGAAAGCTGAAAATATAGTGAATTCAACACTGGTTCCGCGTAATAATAGTATTGTAACACAGGTAATTCGTAAACCTCTTCCTATTATACAACGTAATCGTCCAAATATATCCACGGCACTGCCAGTGTATCCAGCACAATATATCGTACCATTTATTCAAGAAGAAACAATAATTAAAGGGGATTATGTAACTGCACGATTGTTAGGTGGGGTCGGAAATAGATTATTCCAAATTCTAGCAGCACTAGCGTATTCTGAACGGTTTCAGAAGACCTGTGTAATATCTAGGGGACATATAAATAATGGAGGGCGTGAACATGAAAAAAATCTAGATGAAATGATATCAAAGATATTTCCATTTATAAAATTTATAGATAATATATCACATCCTACAATTATAAGCGAATACGGTGAATTCAAATATGCTCCACTAACTAATTGCGTAACAAATGTCATGTTAGTTGGCTATTTTCAATGTGACCAATATTTCCCATCACAAAGCCTTATTCCTGTATTAAAAACAATGTCATATACAAATACATATTTTATTCATATCCGAGCAGGTGATTACATAGGACATCCTACATTTTATCAAGACTTAATCATATATTATACAAATTGTATTAATATACTTGGACCAAATACCAAGTACATAGTCTTTTCAAATGATAATGAATATGCTAAAAAGTATATGAAGAATTTTAATATAGAGTATACTTTGTCAGATAAAACAGACCAATTAGAGATACTTGTTGAGATGGCAAATTGTGAGGGAGCTATATGTGCTAATTCATCATTTAGCTGGATGGGCGCTTTCTTCCAAGATAAAACAATAGGTAAACGGTTCATGCCATCGGTATGGCTCAATGGGCGAGACTGTTCTGGTGTCTATCCTAAATGGGCTACTGTTATACAAACGCATATACCTACTTCCATTGACTGTAAGATTTATGATATATTTATAAAGAATAAGAAGATATATATAATATCAACCCACGTGTCGCCCAATGATGTAAACGTAATAGTAACAATAAATGATACACATTTATCTGAATTTTCTAAAAAGGAAATTGAACCACTAAGATATTTTTACGGACCTCTTCCAGAAACCAATAAACTTTCTATTAAAGTAAATAATAAACTATATAAAACAATTAATGTAGAAGATATAGAACATATTGAACCTTTAGAGAATAAACATAAACTTGGATTTGCTACTTTATTCAAGGACGATTCTTCTTTTATACGTGCTACTGTTAACCATTACAGAAAACAGGGTGTGGATTGTTTCTACTTGTATTATAATGGGCCTACTCTACCAGAGGGACTTTTTCAGGGCCCAGATATTGTATATAAGACATGGAATATTCAACCATATATGTATTCATCACCACCTAATTTTATACATAATGCGCAGACTGCATTTTTAACAATGTTCCAGTTGAAATACTTTGATGATAATGAATACGTTATTTTAGCAGATTTAGATGAAATCATAATACCCTACGCAGATGAAATGCCTCTTGTAGATAAACTATATGTCTTAAATGAAGATGTGATAAAAGTAAAGAACCACTGGGCAAAACTATATGGAAATACAATTACATATAGCTCTATAGCTTCTGATAAGTGGCATAGAAGAAAATGTATTTATAAGGGCTCTTATGTAAAAGCAATCGGAATACATGGGCCAAAGGATGAAATTATGTATGATTGTACTGATTTAAGAATGCTGCATATAAATAATATTCTACATCCAGAAAGAGAACATGAGATGTCTGGGCCATTTGAAACATATCTAGTATAAGGAACGTGTGACTTCTCCGTATCCATCACAGAGTTTATGAAACAAATTCTTATTATCTTTATAGATATGCGTTAAAATAACTTGATCATTATATAATACGTTTGTATAATCAAGGTATTTCTCAAGATATTCCTTATAAATTAATAGAAATTTATTTATAAGTGTCTTGTGTAATAAATAAGATGTTCCAGCTACATGGTGATAATAGTTCGTCTTAGACACCTTATATTCATTATAAGGGTCTGATGATGAATAGATAAACTTATCCTTTGGTAGCTTATCTATTTTTTCGGGATTAGGGAACACTGAGGATGGAGGTATTTCATTACGATACACACATTGACCCGCATCAATCCAGTGGAACCATTCACTATTGAATGGATTTAATTCAGAAGCCCGTTTAACTAGAAAGAGTTTTTCGTGCCATATTAAATTCAACTCTACACTCGGGCAATGATCTGGATGTGTTTTTAACATATACTTATATTTATATGTCTCAAAATCTTTTATTTCGAGTTCTATGTAATGTGTTGGCAAATCCTTTCTGAAATGCTTTATAAATTCAATACCCTCCTTATTTGAAAAGAATACATATGGACAGTTTACCGCTAAAGTATTCTTAAACCAGTCATTATATTTAGAATCATGCTTGTTTTTTACAGGCCAATAACCAGAGACACAGGTTGTCATCCTATTATTCAGTAACAATTTCCAAACCCTTCCCACCTTGGGCACCTTTGCCGCCTTGGGCATATTCAGCCATCATCGCCTCCATAGCAGCCTGTCTACGCTCTAAGGGGTTCCCTTGTAACTTCGCAGAGCGACGCTTCCACCACCATTCGAACCGTAACGCTTCTCGTTTCGATTCGAATCCCTTCAAATAACAGACCCTATACCAGCCACCTGGAACTCTGGAGGTAGCACGAGCTCCTCCTTTGAGAGCACCATTATGCTGTCTTAAACGTCTATCGGGGTCCACTGTGGCACCCACATAGGTTCTCGTAGGAGCCTGAACCGTAGCCAATAAGTAAACGAACCATTCCTTTTCTTGTTCTTCCTCGCTATCAGATGATGACATTCCTACTATAAGACATATCTAAATGTTTAGACTAAGTAGAAATGGAAGGCGGAGCCAAAATACTTCCTAGCATTGCAAACGTCGGTAATTACAGAGCCAATGAAGATTGGTGGTTTTACATTCCTGCGATAATTTTTGTTGATACATTCATGATATTCCTAGTGCGCTTCATGCCACAAATCTTCGGACGACCAATAAATCAATGGTATGACGAGTTTGGCCTAGCAGCTGTCATGTCTGACGTAGCCATAATTGCCATTGGGATTGCCATTGCCCGGTACATCTATAGTGCGTTTTTCATGGAAGAAGAAGGATGGAACTTAATGTATTTTATTGGGCTCGCCGTTATCATCCAGATAATCCATGACATGGCCTTTGCATTTGGTATAGTAGCCAAGATACCCAGAGGACATAATTCAATGATTGATGTCTTCAAGGCCTATGTGGAAGGTGGTCCTAAGATTATTCTGACAGACGCTGTAATGATAGCAAGCTCTATTGGGATAGCGGCAGCCTTGAAGGAACTGGACTATCATTACACTGCGTCATTCAGTTTGGTAACCTTATATTCCCTGTCATATATTTTATATACAAATATTAGATAATGCCTAGTCTAACTAGAAGAAAGACAGCCGCAAATTTAGCAAAAGAAATGATGCCAGGGCCACGTCTACCTGTAGTAAGACCCGCAGTTTCCAGATTTACTCTTAGAAAACAGGTTACAGTAGCGCCCAGAAATAAGAGATTACATACAGTTAGAGTGCGTAAAACAGCTGCAAATCTTGCTAAAAGAATACAAAATATACCAGGTCATATAAGAAGCGTTCAACAACTACAAGATAGACAGCAGATACTATTAAATGAGACATCTAAGCGTCTTAAATCAATAAATCATAATGCCATGTATAATGTTCTGCCTCCTCGATTTAGAACTCAGCGTAAAATACAATTAAATAAGATTAAGCGTTCATATGAACAGATGCTTAGAAAAACAAAAACATTAATGAATGGTTTAGATAGAGAAAAACAGCGATATAATAATCCTAAGAGACCCGCATTGACTGTGAGAAGTATTGAAGCCCCCAACGAGTTTACTGAGGCTGCGCCCAATCTACCCGGTATAGTTGAAGAGGAAAATAGAAACATATAGTAAAGATGCCATATGTTCCGCCACATTTAAGACCAGGATATGTTCCTAGACCAATTGTAAAACATAACTTAACAGGAAAAGTTCATTGGCCAACAAACGTAGATAAGGATACTGATATTATAGAGGCTTCTAAGCCACAGTTGGGAATAGTAGCAGCGAAATCTGCTTTAAAGATGACAAAACCAATTACCTTGAACAATGAACCTATAGCCAAGCCCAGTATGCGCCTTGGTCACAGTAAATTCAATCTTGCTGTAAGAAGATATTTATCAAGGAAATTCACTGGTAAAAAAAGAGTTAGTAGAAGACATTCTATGAGCCATGGAAAGAAACGGGTAACACGTAAGAAGAGAACATACTAAACTTTCATCGTAATGGAAACACAGAGCAATTGAATATTTGCTGTGTCCTTCCACTCAATCTTTGCCACAATAGTACCTCTGAGGCTAGCGTCAATTGGATATGAGGACACTAACTCTAGAGGTCCCGCCTTAATAGGACAGCCACCAGGGACCTCTCCACATAAGTCCTTTACATCTGGGGTTAGAGGAATGAAATTATATGTAAACGAGTAAGTGGCGGTTCCAGCTAGGATATCTGTTGGCACGCTAAGGTCAAGAGTAAGCGTCGAATTCTGACCCTTGACAGGAGGGTCAGGTTGAAAGGTCATTGAATTAATTTTAATCTGAGAAGCACCCTTGGAACAATCTGTGACAGATCCAAGTGTACTGGCATATAGCGCTGCGAGTAACGCACCAAAAAGAACCATTATACCTAGAATTAGTAAAGTGATTCAATCAATTTTTTGAACTCATTTAAGATATGTGTATTTTGTCCAACATGGATACATTTATCTGAAAGTTCGTATTTCAAGGTACCATCTTCTCTAGTATAGGGGCCATATGGATTGAAAAAGGTATAGCCTAACCTAGAACAACCTTCTTCCAGTAACTCATTCATACGATTTCTGTAAATCACGCGATCCGAATCTGTTCCAATAAAAGGAATAGGTCCACCATTGCCATCATTATGTATATTACATTGTTCATGGTCCTTTGAAGCAGTAGGCGGTGAAATTGCCACAATTACAATCGCCTTGTATTCAGTTATTGTACGTTGAATTGTCAAAAGGTAAGCATTAACTAACTCTTTACAAACATTTTCATGGTGTCTCCCATAGTGCACTTGTTTACCAACATGCCCTCTGACATCTACTTCTCCATAGGCCAAACAGAATATGCGATCCTTCGATATTTGATTTGGCAAAAAATTCACAATCTGATTATCGCGTCCAATTCGGAACATAGTTCTTGAGAATTGAAATAGGTTGCGATGGTCTAGTTGTAAATTTCTAAAAGACAAAAGAGCATGGCTATCTCCATAGATATTCAAATATGATTCTATTAGAGAACCTCTGGAGAATTCAAAGTCTTTTGGATTTGTCCGAATAGAAATATATTCGGTAAATTGTTCATTGAATTTTAGAACATGGTAACAATTATTCCAGAATGCGCATACAGTAAGAGAATTCAATACTAAAAAGCTTCCCTCTGCCCAAGATGTCTCCAACTTATAAAGACCCTTATAATTAACAATAAACTTTATGTAACCCTGGTTCCAGCTGTATTTCCTTCCTATTAGTTCGTAGATAGTACTTGAATTAGTCTCCTTATTCAAGGTTTTAATCAAGAAATCACACATTCTATTGTATTTATGGCCAAAGTTACCAATAGGAAAAGAGAAATGGCATATAGAGGAACTTGTATAATTATCTACTGTCTCGTTATTTTCAAAAAGACTTACATGGGGATTTAGGAGTTTATTATCATACAAGTTGTCCCTAATTGTATGAAAGTTAATGAAGGGTTGATCCATACAATAAGGATGTTTCTGACCTGATTGTGTAAAGGATACCAGGTGATCCCTAATTCTCTGGAAAAGGGATTTCATTGTTTCTGAATTCAAAAAGAGGAGAGTTCCAGAATTCAAGCCGGTCAAGGTTTTGTCTATTTGGTTAAAATTAAAGAATTGGGATCCAAAATTAGGAGAATCAATGGTCCCAGATTCTATTCCATAAAGGACATCCTTTGCTCCATCAAGTAGATTAAAAATAGGGTCAAGGGATGCCTTGATTAGGATGTCTGTGTCTATATACAAGAGTTTCTGGTAATGCTGGATTTCAGGATAATCAAAGATGAAGAGTCGAGCACAGGCGGCCTGGAAGATTGTACTGAAATCTAGGCAAAAGATTTTCAGATCAATTCCTAATTTTCTTCCAAATTCTTTGACCAAGGGCTCAAATTCTTTTTGGGTTAGTACCAGAAAATCAAAATTCTCAGGTGAATACATTTTCAGACTCTTCAAAAGTAGGTCCAATAATTTAAAGTAATCCTTATTATAAAAGACACAACAATAAACTAAATTCCTGGATTTATGATACTCTAAATCCCTGGGAATATTCTCCTTATTTCTCCAGAAATGGCGAAATAAAAGTTCCTGGCCTTCAAAAATTTTGTCACCCTCTGGATCTGGAATTTCTTCAAACAATTTGTATCCCTCTTTTTCTGGATTCTTTTGGTAAATGGAAAAGAGATCCTTGCACAAGTAATGGTAATCTGTATCGAGGGCCGAAAAATTCCCTCGAAAAAAGAATTGTAGGGCCTCTCCGATTAAGGGATTTCTGGGTTCAGCTCCCAAAATTCCTTGAAAGAGACAATCAGGTACAACTCCAGAGTTTACTGAGAAAAACTTATAACCCTTGACAATTTGGTCAATCGGCTTATAAATCATGGCATCTGAGTCCATGAATACTCCTCCTTTTACGAAAAGAAAGTAGTAACGGAAAAAATCAGCCTTGTGTTCTCCTCTTTTCAACTTCTGAAATACTTCCAAAGCTCCTGGAAATTCTTTTATGGGATGGGCTTTCAGAAAATGAACAATATCATTGTCCAAGAAATGCCGGTATGTCCAGTCACTAGGAAGCATTTTCTTGGTCATGTTAACAATGTACGGTTCCAAGTTATCCTTGGATGTTTGGAAAAATACCTTTGGAATACTCATCTCTATTTGTTAGAAGATACTATGGTTTATATGTTCATACGCATTTTAAACCGGGATTTCTATGGTTCTAGTAATAATACTTGCTTTGATTGATATGATAATAGAAGTAATGGATTATATTTCTTTAGTGGTAAGAAATCCTTTGATAATGGCCTGAACTGACCCATTAGAATATCAGTATTATCTGTGGTCTGATAAGAACAATTTGTTACCAAAATATACTTGAACTTCTTGGAATTATATATTGTATCTAGGAAATTATAGATTGAACTGAGTGGCCAATGTTGTAAGACATCCTTTATTATACATAGGTCGGCTGCCTTAATTTCTTCAGGTGAATTCAAGAAATCTAAATGAGTAAATGAGTATTTTTCATTAGTAAAAGTCTTCTTATTATAATTTATTAACTTCTCGTATGCATCATATCCATTGTAACTAATGGATAAATCGTCGTAAATCAAGTTGCCACATTTCCAGTCTCCACATCCTAAGTCAGAAACCGATTTGATTCCCTTTTGTTTAATGAAATCTTTTAAGGATGAAATATATTCTTGGTTTTTCTCTACAAAGGATCCATCTCCAGAGGACCCCTTATATTCAGAATTACCATTATTACCCCACGCTCCTGTTTCATATATATTCGTAAATACACTTAATGCATCTGGCTTCTTCCACACCTCATGGAACCCAGTCACCAAATTAGTAAAGCCATGGTCCTTCAGATTTTTCAAGATAACATTATAATCACAGGTTCCTGGGCTATCTTTCTCGAACATGACCAGCTTCAGTTGTTTATAGAGATGAGGATTTTCTTCAAAGAATTGCCCAAGGAAGCCTTCGCAATCTGCTACCAAGGTATCAAATTTCAAGTTATATTTCTGTTCAATTGCTTCCACCGTGTAATTCGGTAAAGATGATTGCTCAGTCTTAACTGTCTGATTTCCATATCCTGTAAATACTGGGTGTTCAGTTAGTGTAAGAGGAACCTTTGAAATAACTCCCTTAATCAAGTGCAAGTTACATCCGTTGTCCTTAATGTTCTTCTCTAGACATTTCCACACATTTGTATCAGGTTCTACAGATACTTGGTTCATTGGATTCTTGAGTTTCTTATTAATCACACATGAAACTGTTCCATAACGTGCCCCTAATTCTAGAACAGTACAATCCTCTGTAATGTATTCTTCTGCCTGGCTCTGTTCTACTGTCTCAAAGCGTGTGGTATCAACAAGTTTACCATTTTCATCATAGAATTTCATGGATCTCTTTCCCTTAATGTATTCCAGGTCCCCTAATCTGACTGATTGATATTCACTGAAATCTGGGTTGAACCGTAGGAAATGGTCAAACCCAGCCCATGAAGCCATTAACGAGAACTCTCCTAGCCATTTGTAAGTGCCTGGAATCCAGGTAGTTGCCAACTTTCCATTCCCTTCAAATCGAATACCACCATTGGTGCCCCATCTGAAACTAGTACCAACGAGGTTTGTCTCAAAGAAGGTTCGCTTTCCAGAAATCTCTCTAAACTTCTTCAATATATGAGATACATGTGGCTTCATGCGACCCATCTTATGTTGTGCATTTCCAATCGGCCAAACAAAATGACATAAGACAATGGGTGTAGGCTCAGATGGAGGAGGTGGAGGGTCTATACAGTAAATTAGACCGTGCTTTTCAAGCATCTTATTGTCGTACTTGTTGGCCTTAATGAAATGGTAATTTACAAAGGGCTGGTCTGCACACTGAGGCATGGGTTTACCAGTGTCCTTTATCTCTTTTACATGCGCGTTGATTTCGTTAAATATCTGCTTCATTGTTTCTGTTGCCTTGAATAGCAAGATGCCTCCATTCATTGCTACTGTATTCTTGTTAATCGTTGAGAAATCAAACCACCAGCCCCCATGGATCTCATGTTCAATGGTGCCTTCCTTCATTCCATGGATTTTATCTTCAATTGTTTCATTAAAGATATTCATCAAGTCACCTTGTACTATGATGTCTGTATCGAGATACATGATTTTGTCATATGCCATGGCATGTTCATATTCAAAGATGAAGAGGCGAGAACAAGAAGCCTCGTGGACCGAGTTGAACGAGAAGAATTTCATGAGAAGAGGAATACCTATTTTCTTAGAAAGTGCCTGAATTTCTGGTGCAAAATCCTCACTTGTAAATATCAAGAAGTCAATTGAGTCTAAGCTAGAATAAAGTTTAGCTGTCACTAGGAAAATTCTTAAGAGTTCAATGTAGTCCTTGTTGAAAAATACACCCAAGTAGATTAAATTCTTTCTCATATTCGGCATCAAGGAGGGTATTGTATTTGACAAGGTCAAATCTGGGATTTCATCCTTAAATATACAGGTCTCTTTTGAGAACGCATGCTGTTGATTTGTGTAAAGGCGGTTTGTTTGACCCTTCGTAAAAATATCTAGAGACGCCCCAACGTCCAAATATATGTTATTAGGATTGAGCTTCATACACATGGGAATCCAGATTTTAGAAAGAGGGCCTGCCGAGAAACAGATGAGTTGCCCCTTCTTATCCTTCATAAAATTTAGAAGTCTTAGGGTTTCAGCTCCAGCCACCGTATTCCAGTTGTTAACTAATTGCGAATTGATTATGTAGCGTTCCTTAATCGGTAGATTAGAAGCCTGGGTTCCAGAGGTTATAAGATAAAAACGCTTCTCATATGACTTCATGAAATCTGTAAATTTTTTCCAATTAGAATTTCCAAAGATATTTGCATAGGTTCTCTGGGCCAGGGGAACCTTAAACTTCCCAATAAAATCGTTATAGATTTTGTCTGTACAATTCCATGGTTTATTACATGTATTACAAGGGATGCCAATATATAGGTTCTTGTCATTAGTCTTAACTGCCTCTAAAAGCTGTTGTCTTAAGATACCGCCCTTTTCAAAGGTCCAGTTATCACAGTTAGTCAATGTCTCATCGTTCAAGACAGTGTACTCACCATCACTGGGTCTAATTAGGCCAAAGGGTGTCTGAGATTTTATTTTCTCTAAGATGGCATCTAAGTGGTCGCTCATGGAGCCCTTTAATGGTTCATTCAGTTCAGTGATAGAGACTTCTATTGTTTCTTTAGAAACACCATTAGTCCCCCCTTCCACTTTACCCGCCAATTGGTCTACTTGATTTAGGGCATATGCGTTCTTACCATCTTTCTCCCAGTGTTGTTTTCCAATGTGTAAGCTGTAAATAGAGTCGAAGAAGGCTGTCTTATAACCAGCTGCATTATATTTATCGGCATAGTCGCGTTCAAAGAAGTTATTAGGTGATGAGTAGTCTCCTAGTTCCAGTATTTTTGAGGCTCTACAGACAGATGGTTGTAGAGAATAATGGGGCCAATAGGCACAATTGGGCCCCTGAACTCCATCTTTCTTCTCGTGTAAGACTATGGCATCTTCTCTTGGACCCAGCTGTTTAACATTCACGCGCTCCATATCAGACATCATTAGACCATATTCACGATTAAAGACCACTTGATGAACACCTATTCCTTCATACTTCTCAAGAGTTTTAATAGCACGCGTAACGTAGTTTTCCTTCTTAAAATAGAGCCAGTCATCTTCCATGTGGATCCAGTATTCTGGCTTTACTTCAGCCACCTTGTTCCAGATATTATTCATACTTTCTCTGTGACCCTTCTCTTCCTTGGACTTCATATGATATGTGAAAAAGGGGAATTGACTTTGCATCTTGAGACGGTCTTCATTACTTGAGTTATCGTCGACACAGTAAAAGAAATCTACCTGGTCTAAATCTAACCAATTCTTGAGAATAGAATTCACTGTTTGTTCGAAGAGGTCAAAACGTTTGCATGTAGTTACTGTGAGCATTACACGACACCCAGCCCCTAGTCTCGTTGAAACTTTTAGTCCCTCTGTAGTTACAGGAGCCACCAACAAAGGTCTGAATTTCGCAATAATATTATCCACAATCTTATAATTATTGGTATTCAGTGCTACTCCACGTTTTTTCAGAGCCTCAATATAAGACAGCATGGATTCAAGAAATCCCAAGTCACTCGGCATATGGGGAATGGCAAACTGGATGTTGTGAAATAGATTGTGGATCCACCATTCTCCAGAAAGCAAGAACCCTTGCGTGAAAATCATCCGCAACATCTTAATACATGTATCGTATCTATTGACACGCTCAGATACAATTACCATGTAGTATGGCAGATAGAAGTCATATTCCTCCTTCTTGGTAAACAAGTAGTCAGATACATTTTCCTTGACATACTGGTTCTCATAATGTTCTGCTATCATTGTGTAATACGCATATGCTGCCTCTACAGGCCCGTTAATACAGTAATACTTAATAAGACGATAAATACCTTCCATACGACGCTTATCATATTTGAATGATTCTATCAAGTAAAAGAGACCCTCCTTATTCCTCTGTAACTTATCATATTGGTCATAGATTTCAATACATGATACATATTTTTCCTGAACCCAGTTTTCTAAGTCTAAGACCTTCTTATAATATTCAATTGCCTTTTCATGGTGATTACAGCTATTGTAGCTCTGGGCTGTATAGAAGCAATAACGATTGTAAATTGGGTCCTTCTTTTCAAAGGCTTCCTTAAAAGCCTTCTCAAGAATAATGCCATCATTCAGATACTTATTGGGATCCTTGTTTCTTGCACCACGACGTCCAGAAATGAAATAGTAGTTGCCTAGAACATCGACCAAGGGACCGGCCTTCTCGAGGCACGCAGGATACTCGTGTAGAACACCGACATAGTGCCACTTCAATGAATTATTGAAGAGTTGGCATCTTGAATACCGAGTGCCTCCCTCATTTCCAAAGATGAACTTATAGTGGTCAGCATCCAATGTATCAGGAAGCTTGAATTCTCCCCAAATTTCATCATCTGCGTCCCAGACAAACGCATAATCGGTTTTCTTATAAGCTACTTCAAAGGCCCGAGTTCTGTTAAAAGCAAAATCACGCCAAGGTGTCTCATCGAGTTCACCGGGAATTCCCTGTGACTTAAAATAATTTCTAATCAAATCCTGTGTTCCATCTGTAGAGCCATTGTCATTGATTACCCAATAATCGAACTTAATATACTTGGCTAGCATCTTAAAACAGTCAATAATGAGATGTGCCTCATTCTTGACTATCATTGTTAGACATATGGTTTTCCTTTCAGAAGCCATTCTATTCTGAAGACATCTGGTAACTTTAGATGTCTTGTTTTACGCTAAACTCTGAAGGGTTTTAGCGGAGCTTACCTTCGGTTTTACTTGTGAATTGGTGAAACTTGTGGAATTCCATCAATAAATTCATCTAAGAGCTCATCTGGTAACATTTTGATACCACGTTTAATCCATGCCGGAATTACGTCAGAGAATTCTGGCTCAACCATAAATTTACCCTTATGTGCTACTACAATAAATGTCCATTCACCATTAAAACTTGGGACAAATGTTGTGTAAACATAGTATCTGAACTCTATATTTCTTGAACAAAGGGTTTTAACAATTGAAATTAGATCCTTTAGTTTCTTGGTTGACCATGGCTGATAAAGGCCTGCGTTCATGACAAACCCACCCTTCCTTGTTTTAACAGATGCCAGCGTGTTCTTCAAGAGTTCTGGCCACCTTTCTGTCTTCAAGTCAGGGTCTGTTAAATCAATAATAACACCGTCGTATTCGATACCTGTTTTAATAAAGGCCCACGCATCATGAAACATCACACTAAGACGTTTATCATGAAAGGCCCCCATAGACCATTCGGGGCCATGGTATTTCATAAATTCTACGAGCTCCTTGTCATAGTCTACCATCATAACTTCCTTTACCTTGGACCATCTTAGAACTTCGCGTGCAGTAGCACCCTCTCCACCCCCTAAAATTAAAATATCATCCTTAGACTGTAAGGTATCCATCAAAGGATGTACTAGGGCGTTATGGTAGATGACTTCATCTCTTAAGGTACTCTGTAAAGTGCCATCTAAGAAAAGCATTTTCTTCCAGTATGTCGAGTTTATTATATCACCTTCTTGTTTATCAGTAACTATATGCGCCGAGTCTGACTTGTAATACAAGTAATTCCGTTCAACACCTTGATCACTGTCTTTTTCATTGAATTCTAAGACAGACCTTACTCGTGTCAGTCCGTTCATACTGTACAATGTATAGAATGGTTTAGACCAATGGTTGTTTTCCATAGAAAGGGTGTGTACTAGGCAAGGTCATGTTCCATTTCCAGGCCAAATACCCTTCGACCAGATTACGCGACCTTGTATCGAGTGGTGAATTATATACTATTACTTCTCCAATTTCTCCAACATACTGATTTGCAGAATCTGGAGCATTTGTTCCTAGATAGAAATTCAGTTGTCCACCAGGAGTATATGTAAAAGAGTTAGAGAACATTATTCTAATTCCATTTCTATAGATATAATAATTATTATTTGCCACAGACCATTGTAACATGATACATTGCGTAGAGTTCTCTTGAACAATCGCAGAAGCCTTTCTTATTACGCTTGTGGAATCAGTTAGCCATTTATTATTTAGTTTTCCTAGAGAACTAAACTCTTCTAAGGTAGGGTCATACAAGGAACACAGATTAATATGATTGGAAGATGGATCTGCTCTCATTATGATAAATACATCTGAGTCGTGAGATATATTTGTGAGGCCAGATGAATAGATAGACTTGTTGAAATGTACGCCCCCCTTTTCGGCATGTATAGCTTTATAATATATTCCAGGATGTGTATCCATACTTTGACAGGTCATAACATGCGCATTTTTCGATTTATCACGCCAAAATGGTAAAACATCACCATTATTTGGTGGTATACCATTATTCAGAGGGTCAGTTCCATCAAACCACATACTAAGATTTTGTATGTCGTTTGGAGTAAATGATTTTATCATTCTATAATATAGTCGGAAGTTAAATTAGTATTCTTGAACATAAGAACCCTGTGCTAGAGAATACACTTGTACCTATACCAGTCCATACTTTTCCGTCAGTTGAATATGCCAAGGAATTTGTTCCTGAACCACCAGCTATCCATGTGGAACCAGTCCATGCTACTGTATTGCCACTGGTTGAGAATATAGAGGTTCCAAGGCCAGTCCATGTAATACCGTCATTTGACCAACCAAGAGTATTTGAACCGGTTCCCACACCAACCCACAAGGTTCCATTCCATCCTACGCAGTTCATTCTAGTTGTAAAGACTGCTGCAGCAGAAGTTGATGTTGTAAAGCTTGTACCGTTATTCGTTGAATATTCTAAGATAGGTGAGCCACTATAGCATACAAGGAGTGTGCTATTGCTGAATTTCATAAATGTACTATCATTTGATAAACTAGATCTAAATACACTCCATGTTGTTCCATCAGTTGATGAGAGCATTCTCTTGTTACCACCACCTGAACCCATAGCAATCCACTTTGTTCCTGCCCACACCACATTAGAAACAGAATTGTCAATTACGTTAATAAGACCGCCAGTAACCCATCCAGTCGGTGTAGCACCAGTGGTTGATGCAGAGAGAGGGCTGACTGTAGCAGCAATCCATCTGTTATTATATGCCACATCTTTGAAATCAGTAATTCCGTTATATCCACTATCAGTCCATGTTATTCCATCTGTACTGTATGCGATTGTATAGTTAGAAGTTCTCAAGAAACCTCCAACGAAATGTGTGCCGTTCCATCTAATCGCCTTGGCTCCTGTAAATGTATAAGAAGTATTAGATATAGTATTCGATATTGATTTCCATGTTTGTCCATTGTCATATGAGGCGTATAGAGGAGTTGTTCCGCTTGTTGGGGTTCCAGTGGCAAGGATTTGGTAGGTGAAATCAGGCAAGGTTAAAACAGATAAAGCAGATATAGGGGCAAGTAAGTAGTAAGGGTGTGATACAGGCAAGCTGGCTTGCAATCCCCACTTCCATGCCAAATATCCTTCTCTTATTTGCCTGTCAGATGTTGACATAGGTCCTTGATATGATACAATTTCTCTCATCTTACCCTTGTAAACATTAGACACTCCATTAATTCCCCAGTTTCCAATGAATCTAAATGCGGAACTTGTCAGGAGTGAATTATTATTGACAATTGTGCCAACTCGTACACCATTTAGGTACATGGTGAGTGTAGTGGGTGGTGTGAAAGTAAATGACCAAACGCGACTTGTATTCTGTGCAAATGTAGTACTATACGTGGCCATCGTATTAGTAAACGAACCCCACCACATGTCTGTATTGCCATTATACATTATCTGGAAATTACTAGATGCGCCTCCATAAGTACTTGGACCTAAGACCACCTGGTAAGCGCCTGCTACACTTGCGACAGTTTCAACTATAAAGATAGTAAAATAATTTTTATACATCCATGTCATTTCAGGTATAGTGAAATATCCACCGTTAAAATTCAAGAAGGGAAGTCCGTCATTATTCTTTGTAATGGCAGTTCCAGTCATTGCAGTAGTATTTCTAGCATTACCTGATTTATCAAACCATGTTGTAATACTTGTTCCATTAGCCGGCTCAATACCTGTATTCAAGGGGTCACTAGAGTCATACCAGTTCTGTATGCTGCTAATCTTAGGAAGGATTGGCTGAGGAGAAGCTGAGTAGTAAGGGTGTGCTACAGGTAACTGTGTCTGGAGCCCCCACTTCCACGCTAAATACCCTTCAATGTTTTGTCTATCAGTTGTATTTAGGGTTATATTAAAAACAATAACTTCATGGTACATGAAATGTCCATCAGCACCGTTATCAGGACGTCCTCCTAACATAAAGACATTTCCAGTATCAGAGGGGGTCCAAGGTGGTGACCCATACGAAACGCTCATTGTTCTTACAAGGCCATTTGATGTCTGGGAGACTGTTGAATTTGTTTGATTCATATTTACAAACATAACTGATGGAGACGTGTTGTAAATAGGAGCTCCAGGGGTATATTGAACTGCATTATCGGGACCAGCAAGAATTACTTGGTACTCGGCTGAAAGAGGATTGCTCACATTTCCTCCAGTTACCGTAGAACTACGGAAAAATAAAGCATTGTGTGTAAGGTTAGCACCTAGTGATTTATACACTATAAACACGGACATTCCATCAATAAAGGTGCCTGGGGGTATAGAAGAACTGTAATTCATATCAGTTTTTGTAGGATTGTTTACCGTAATTCCAGGCAAAGAATTCTGGACACCAGTTGTAATTGTAGGAGCTCCTCTAGCAATGGCGTTATATCCGTTTCCAGATTTATCGATCCATGTGCTGACGGTGGAACCGTTACTGGGCACAGCGCCAGTGGCAGCAGGGTCTGATGCGTCTAACCAGAGTTGTAATCCTAATTGCATTGAGGAAGGACGGAGTTGATTGCCGCCAGTTGTTGAACCAGCCGCATTTACAGCAGTAATTGATATATCGTAGGTTGTGGAATTTCTTAGACCAGTGAAGGTAGCTGATCTACTGGCCAGACCATTGTCAACTGAGGGTGTTGTAACTAATCCATCGAGCCTATAGATATAACTTGTAGCACCGGTGCCTCCTGACCAACCGACAGTAAATCCAGTGCTTGTTACTGAACTTGCTGTCAAAGACGTTGGAGCACCTGGTAATGTCAGTGCGCTAAAAGAAGAAGATGTAACCGTGTATCCTAAATATGTTCCTGTAATTACTATAGTATAGGTAGTTCCTCCAGTTAAGCCAGTGAATACAGCAAACTTACTTACAACACCTGCCTCAGTGGATGGAACTGTTGTAACACCGTTCAATTTGTAAGTGTAGCTCGCAACTCCTATACCTCCTGACCAAGATATCTTGAATGATGTGCTTGTGGCTTCACTCAATGTCACAGCAGTTATCTCAGTAGGAGGTGTTATGATGCTTTGAGGAGAAAATAAGTAGTAAGGGTGTGCTACAGGTAAGATAGTCTGTTGTCCCCACTTCCATGCCAAGTATCCCTCAACAATCTCTCTATTTGCGGGGCTAATATTACCACTAAAGCCGACGAATTCTCTCATCTTACCATTATAATGCGCAGTAAATCCACCGCCAATACCACCAATCATATTAACACCTTTTGTTGCTGCAGCTGTAGTAACACTTGTTCCTCTGAGTATTCCGTTCAAATATGCGGTACATTGATTACTTGTATTGTTAAATAAAAAGGACCATATGCGAGTTACACCACTTACTAAACCAGGGCTTGATGTGGAAACTGTGGCACTCTGGCCATTTATTGAACCGAAGAATTGATTAAATTCATTTCCAGCATAGAATGTTGGTGCCCCGTTCATATATCCAGTTGAATTTCCAAAGTAGTTCATAGTGCTAGATAAACTATTCGATGTTTCAACCATAAATAAAGTGTAACCACTGTTAATCATCCATGTCATAGTAGGAATATTATAGAATGACGTTGTGAAATTCAAGAAATTATAACCATCATTATTCTTTGTAATGGCATTTCCACCTACACTTGTACTATTTCTAGCATAACCTGATTTATCTGACCATACTGTAATAGTTGTTCCATTCGCAGGTGTAGAGCCCGTAGCCAATGGGTCAGTCGCATCATACCAATTCTGTATGCTAGATAGAGAATCAGGAGCAAATTTATTGGTTCCTGAGTTTGACCCTGAGGCATTTATTGCACTAACTACTACATTGAATACTGTACCAGGCGCTAGGCCTGTGAAGGTGGCCGACTGACTTGTTATTCCATTATCAACTGAAGGTGTAGCAGGTGAACCATTGAGAGTATAGCTATAGCTCGTAGCCGAGGCACCACCCAACCATGATACAGTGAAGCCAGTTGATGTAACATTAGATGCTACAAAGTCATATGGTTTACTTGGTAAGGTTATAGCTGAAAAGCTAGCACTTGCTGTGTTAGCAACTGGTCCATTGAATGCCGTTACTATTACATCATAGGAAGTAGCAGCTGTTAGACCAGTGAAGGTAGCAGAAGAAGCGGTGCTTGAAGCAGAAACTGTACTAATTCCATTCAACGTATAAGTGAACCGAGTGGCTCCAGAAGCACCTGACCAGTTAATTGTAAAACCAGAACTAGAGGCATTTGTCAGTGTTAATGACGTAGGCGCAGTAGGCGCAGTATATAAATATGGGCCGGCTGGTCTACTAGAGTAATAAGGGTGTGCAACAGACAAAGATGACTGTATACCCCATTTCCACGCTAGAGCACCTTCTATCAATTGGCGATTAGTTGTGCCTTGTAAAGTATTATATGCTACAATTTCTGCGATAGCACCGTTGAAACTTCCAGTGGTTGTATTGTCTGCAGTTAATCCTAAGAGGAATGATAGAGACGCTGGAGGAGTATATGTATAACTGCTTGTATATGCAATTTGAGAACCATTTCTATAAATATTAAAATTGCTATTTCCAAAGGACCACTGTATTAATATATAAGATGTAGATGTTTCGGTGCTCGAGGCTACTGTTGCTGAAGTTCTTGAAGAACTCTCAGACGCGTTACTCCACTTACTAGATGAAAAAGTGAGTGCATTATAGGAGGAAGCACTGCTTGATTGAGATATACTACATATAGAACCTACCGCAGTAACTGAATTTAGTTTTAATACTAAATATATGTCGAAAGGAAATAAGACGGTTCCTGTCAACGTAGCACTACGATACACTGAGTTGGCGAAGAGTAAGTTAGCCATTCCATTCACTGAATTTGTTGAAAACGTAGCAGGATACGCAGGGCTTGTAACAGATAAGTCCCTTGAATTTCCTGATTTATCATATAAGGTTGAAAGAGTTGAATTATTTGTTGGTAAGGTCCCTGAGCCAAGAGGGTCATTTCCATCAATCCACAAGTATTGTCCAGGAACAATTGAGACACTTGGAGGAGAAGGACTGGATCCACTTGAATTGACGGCGGATACAACTATGGAATATATAGTTCCAGAAGTTAAACCTGTAAATATCGCATATTTACTTGCTAGACCCTGGTCATCAGATGGTGTAACAGATGATCCGTTCAAGGTATACGTGTAACTTGTGGCACCAAAGCCTCCAAACCAACTCACCGTAATCGCAGTTAATGAACCCGCAGTTTGTGATACATTGAATGGAACGGATGGTAAGGTTAAAACAGTAAGACTTGAGCTCGCAGTAGTACCACTCACATTCACTGCCGTTACAATTACAACATAGGATGTTCCTGGTGAAAGGCCAGTAAAGGTAGCAGATGTAGAAGTACTTGAAGCAGGTACTCTAGTTACACCATCAATTGTATATGTATAGCTGGTGGCACCATTTGCACCAGACCAATTCACTGTAAATCCAGCAGTTGATATAGCGGTGGCATTCAATGATGTAGGTTGTCCTGGAGTTGTGAGAACATTAAATGAAGCAGAGGCAGTTGAGCCAAACGCATTGATAGCAGTAACTATAACGGCATACGTGGTTCCACCTGTTAACCCTGTAAAGGTAGCCGTCTTACTTTCCACAGAATCACTTGAAGGTGTTGTAGAAGACCCATTCAATCTATAGCTGTAGCTTGTGGCAGTGGCTCCACCTAACCAAGATATAGTGAACCCAGTGCTACTAATAGACGAAGAAGATAGCGTATTAGGCTGGCTTGGTAAGGTTGACCCAGCGAAGCTGGCACTTGGTGAAGAACCGCCTGTATTTACTGAACTGACGATGATTGCATAGGCTGTTCCTGGTGAAAGGCCAGTAAAGGTAGCAGATGTAAGAGTACTTGACGCAGGAACTGTAGTTATACCGTTCAATGTATACGTGAAGCTCGTAGTCCCAGTAGTTCCTAACCAGTTCACTGTAAATCCAGTTGTAGTTACACTGGTTAAACTTAAGGATGTTGGTTGTGCCGCTAAGGTAATTAATGATAAGCCTGTAACAGGTGGGCTTGAATAGTATGGGTGAGAAGATGGTAAGGGGCTGACTATTGATTCCGAATTAAATATAGTTGTTACCTGGAGTTGTGATAGCACATAATTATAGACTGCGAAATTATTTATGTAACCGTAAAATGCATTAGTATCAGTTCCATTCTTTCCTACAAGTAAGAAATTAGTATTCTGTAAAGCACCTACACCTGTAATAGTATTTTTCAAGACACCATTCAAATATGACTTACATTCTCTAGTTACTGCGTTCACCGTTAAGATAGATTGATACCATACTCCAGACGTAGCAGGAGCTGACCAGTTTCCTGCGTTCACCGTGCCACCTGAAAAGGTTAAATAGAAATGCTGGGTTCCATTTACAACTTGAGCATTAATTCCAGCTGAACCTGAAGCTCCGCTTTGCGTAGTTGAAAGAGACCATGCGGTCGCTGCACTAGTTACGGTAGTATAGGACCAGTATGTGATTGAGAATGAACCGCTTCCATAGGTAAATGGTAAACTCAAGTAACTGTTGCCTGGAAAATTACCACTACTCTTCTTACTAGGATTTGTAACTAAACTTATTATTGTTACGCCAGAGTTAGTAATTGTCTGTGGAACAGCTCCTGTATCTGTTGTATTATCAGTAAGCAATAAGACGGTTTGAGCGGTATATGGGCGAACACTTTGCAGACCCCATTTCCAAGCTAAATATCCCTCTAAGATTTGACGATTGGTAGTTGTTATATTCGTATTAAACAATAAGATTTCACAGTAGTTCAAATGGTGATTTCCCGAATTTCCTGCGCGAAACCCAAAATAGATATTTGGTGATATTGCATCAGATGCATTAATGCCCGTTGTTTGACCTCCAGTGAATGAAATAGGTAGACCATTATAGTATAGATTAAATGTACCCGTTCCACCAGTTGTAGCATAGTTTGTTAATCCAAAATTCATCAACATTGGAAATCCTGTAAATGTTCCAAGGCGTGATTGGGCCATACCTACATCTGTTCTAGATCCAACTGCAGATGAAACATATACTTGATTTCCGTAATTATCATATATACCCCAGCCATTTGTATCTGTGCGACCAAATATTGTCTGATTCTCGGTTATAGTTTTTAGGATTATAAATCCACAGTAATTAGAGGAGAAGGTTCCAGTAGGAATACTAACTGTTCCTAGGAGTGTTCCATTAACATTTATTGTATTTAATGAATTAATGGAAGAATTTGCATAGGTTATAGAAGAACCTGTAAATATCATATTTCTGGAATTACCAGATTTGTCAAACCATGTTGTTAAAGTCCCATTGTTTGTTCCTGGTACACCAGTATTCAATGGATCATTTCCATCTAACCATAATTGTAAACCAGATACTAATGGAGATGACATAGGCACAGTTGATGAGCTAGAGCCTATGTTATTCGTAGCTGTAATATATACATTGTATGTTGTATTAGATGTAAGTCCTGAAAATACCGCATACTTACTGGTTAGACCCTGATCATCAGATGGTGTAACAGAAGATCCATTTAGATTATAGCTATAACTTGTAGCACCTATACCACCTGACCAATTTAGCCTAAATGTAGTTCCACTAAGATTTGATACTGTTAATGAACTAGGATTGCTTGGAG